CTTGTCCATGCGGTGGTAGTCGCTAAACTCTACAACGCCTTCGAACACCTGACTGACTGCAGGAGCCACCTCTGTGCGCCAGTGGTCACCATAGTTGTAGCTAAAGTGAACCTCTGCATCCGGATTCATAAAGCCCAACTCTTCGATTAATTGACTTACTTTCATATCAGCTCCTTAGTGTGTAAGCGTTAATTATAGCAAGGTTTTACCAGTTTGTCAACCCCTAGTTTGTTGTTTTTTCACAACAGTCAGGAACTCTCGTTTCAGCCACCACTTGTACTTGCTAAAGTACTCACCGCTGAGGTAGTTAGGACTACGACCAGTCCACCCCTCTACCTCAGCGCAATGCTCGTACCACATCTGTTGACACCAGAGTCGAAACTGGCTGTCAACCATTACGCAAACTCTCCAACCTTAGTCAGCATGTTCGCAGGAACCCGCCACAAGCCCCGCACAGTCTGAACAGTCACATACTTCTGCGCGATCTTCATCACGGTGCCCGTGGTGTTCATTCCGGTCTTGGTACTGTCCCAGTTAACTGAATCGCCAACTCGCAGAGAGCGGATGTTGTTCTTCTGGATGCGTGAACGAGCATACTTAACAGCATCGGTGATGCTGGTCAGCTCATCATTGCTGAACACGCCGTTGATGATTGCGGTATTGATTTGACTAATGTTCATATCTGCTCCTTAGTGTGTAAGTGTTAATTATAACACCGGTTTTACCATCTGTCAACCCCAGACTTTGTATAACCCTAGACAGCATAGGGCTATTGCTACACCGTTGATGATCATCTGCTGTCGGTTAGCCACTCGATATGACCAAGTGAAGAAGCAGATGGCACCCCCGAGTCCTGTTATAATGTTCCACGGCCGGCTCTCTGGAAAGAAGTTCATCAAAGCATACATCACCAAGATGAACACTGTACCCGTCCACTGTAGTACTTCGTCAGTCTTTTTATAGCTCATGCATTAATGCCTTCAGCGTCCACAGCATAGCTCAACTCTGTGAACTTGCGGCTCAGTCGATAGACCTGCGTCTTAGCATCCATCATCGCAGAATAGATGAGGTCTTCGGCAACCCCGTCAGTAAGGACATCAAGGGCGTTCTCGTATAAGCATCCCCCGAGGTACTCTGACGCGAGCTCGTGTCCTTCAACAAGTACCCGGACCCGGAGCATGAACCAGTCGAGGTTCCCGCAATCGATGTCCTCGCAGATCTCTTTGATGTCGTGACAGCTATCATCGAAGCTGTCGCCGGGGTGCATGTCTTCGTAGGTCTTATCAACGATGATCTCATAGCCGTCCCGTTCAAATTCAGCCAGTGTGTCGTAGTCTCTCATTATAGTGTGTCCTCTGCAGAGCCGTAGTCTTCGTCAGTACCGAACCCGGCACTGGCCAAAGCATAGCCGTCATCACTGTCATCGCAGTCGGGCTCATCTTCGTCCTCATCCAGGATGTCGTTGCTTCGCATCATGTCTTCAACATCATCCTCGGACATGTAACCAAGAGCCATCTCTGCCACATCCTTTGCAGAGATCAAACCCTCGTCCATCATGTTCAACAGCTTCATAGTGTATTCGCGTGTCATATAGTGCTCCTTGTTTGCTAGTGTATGTGTGTATTATAGCACGAACAAGAGGGGCTGTCAACCCCTCTTTACCAATCAGTCTGCTCGTCCGCCAGCGTAGGCTTTCACACCCAGCTTCTGCGTCAACACCTCTGCGGCGGCATAGGCACCCGCTTCTTTGACTGACATGCTCTGGGTACCGTGTCCACTTGGGTTCCACATCTGGAGACCGCCGCCGTAGGCTTTGGTGAAGCCCGACTTGAGCAGTGCGCGACCCAATTTGGTCGATCCCTTTTCGTAGACCGTAACCCATGCAAAGCCGCAGTACCAATCTTCGCCATGCTTGGCAATGTGCTCAAATGCGGCTTTCGCGGCGGCTTGTTGGGCTTCTGCTACTACAGCGTTGACTATTGCTTGTTCCATTTTTCGCTCCTGTTTAGTGTGTGTAAGTCTTAATTATACACAGGTTTTACCAACCTGTCAACCCCTAATTTAAGGGCTTAAAAGTCCTGCCCTTTAGATCGATCTTACGCAGACCTCCAAAGCGGAAGAGCTCTGTGGTGCCCCGCTTGACATAGGCTACTACCGTGGCACTGCGACCTGTGGGCTTCTCTGTGAACACATAGACATGATTGCAGTTATCCGAGCAAGAGACCTGCTCCCAATGTGTAGTCTCTTCGTAGACATGGACCTGCTTCGTTGCTTCAGGAAGCCCTAACGGAGTCATCCCCGCCAGAGCCGGCACTTGTGGTGTTCTCATATTACATGCTCCAATTCGTTCCAGCCGGTTGCGGCACACAGAAACATCCTGCCATCCACATCAACAATGTCGCCCACGCTTACACTACGACCCCGACCGTAGAGTTCTTCGCGTTCATCCTGGCGGCCGGGGTTGTTGGTAAGGTCAAACACTTCCTCTGCCACTGCTTCGCCCTCTAGTCCTGGGATGCCCATGCTGCCTGCAACGGTATACTGGGCAAGGTTGCGGAGTGCGATGCTCTGTGCGAACTCGCGTTGAAAGTAGAACTCGCCCATGAGTTCGGAAGGTGCTAACCGGATTGTTGCTACTGCCATCGTCTGCTCCTTAGTGTGTAAGTGTGTATTATAACAGGGTTCTTAGGCCCTGTCAACCTTACATTGAGTGGTATCGTTCTGTGCTAGGATCACAGCAAGAGCCGCGATCGCCTCTGCGGATCTCAACATCCATACCGCTGAGCAGGTTCTTCACAGTAATGATCTGACGATCGTTGAAGGTCTTGATGTTCTTGATGAACTCTTTCTGCTTGCGTTTGGGTAGCAAGTTCAGCATGTCAGTGGCCATCTGCACGGCATAGCCCGCTACGAACTGAGCGTCCTGATCTTTGATCATAGTAGTGAACTGATCTGCGAGTTCTTGTTGGTTGTCTGTACGAAACATATCTGCTCCTTTTGTTAGTGTGTGCAATGATTATAACAAGGTTTTACCTATTTGTCAACCGATAAATGACACCCTGCGGAGTGATCTTTTTAACCCATCCCTGCAGGGTCCAAGCTTCTTCCAAGCTCTTGAGCGTGGGCTTGTCCTTGCACCAAGCACCGTCGATCTTGATGCTGATACCAGTCTTGCCAAAAGCATCGTAGACCTGCTTGCAGGAGTAGACCATATCCATGACCAGCATCATGCGTTCTACTTGCAAACGAGTGCTGGCAGGGTAGCGGCTCTTGTTAGCCATGTTCCGCATACGAGCATCCTGCGCGGCCCACCATTTGCTCGGTGCTTCGCTGGTCATGAGTTCTTTAGTCTGCATGTTGATCTCCTCTAGTGTCAGTGTTCAAAACGGGTTTAACCATTCGGCGTATCTCAACTTCTCGCTTGTGGGCGGGAGCCTTGCCGCGAACGATCTCATGTATAACGATCTCTATCTCATCTTTTGAATTGAGCTTGCGGAGCTCTGCACACAGAAGCCAGTTCTTAGTCTCTGTCTTAGCACGATAAAAATGCTTTGCGGCACGGGCCCGGACGCTCTTCAATACAGTGGCTTCAGTCTTAGCAGTCACGCCTATATAGTTGAGTCCGTTGACACGAAGCTCGTATATGATGTGATTGCGATCGACTCGCTTTTTACGGGGTGTGTTCTTTGTGTCCATGTCAGTATTATAGCAAGGTTTTACCACTCTGTCAACCATTTTTCTAAAATAAAGTGTTGTATTTTAGCCACACACCCGGCACTCCGCAAAGACCCTACTGACTAGTCAACTATCAAATGACCGCTTGACAAATGGTAAAAGAGATGTTATTATACACATACACTAACAAAACGGAGCGATGAACGTGCAAACAAACTGCAAATTATTCTATAAAATAGTCAAAACTAAAAACAATACTATTCGCGTTCAATTTACTTTCGACGCTTATAATCGCATCACTGTTAAAAACACCGCGTTAATAACAGGGGATATAGCCAACTGTTCAGATACTAGAGAATATATCGAGTATAATATCAATCGAGCAATAGCCCGCGCAAAAGATACATTAAGAACAGATACTGTAGAAGCATATTAATAAAAGACGATGCCCAGTGTATATACTCGCTGTATATACATTCTGGGCACGATCAGTCCGGAGCGTCAGCAAGTATCATGACTCCGGCCCGTGGATCTTGTTCCTGTTGGGCGTTTCCATTAGCCTTAACCGCTTACCACACGGTCGATCCTTCACAGCTGGATACGCAGGTCTATAACCTTACTCACCAATTGGACCTCGGCATTGAAGCCTGGTAAGAAGCCTGCCGAGCCCGCATGGATAGTCCAACCATTACGGTTTATATACTATATAGTCTCGAGTCTAGGTATCTTCTTTGGATTTTGGCTAATCCTTGAATACCCCGGTGTAGCGATCTCATCGTTGATACACACTAGCACACTAGCACACTAGCACACACTAGCACACACTAGCAGTATAGCAGAATCATGGTAAAAAAGTCAACCAAAAAGGGGCCAAAATGGCTTCAGAATGGGGCCAAAATGGCCGAGAGTGGCGCCATTTTGAGGCTTTTCTAGGGTGGATTCACGGTGGATTCTAGGGTGCGGCGCACGATGGAGAGGGTGGGGATGAGAGGTTATAGTCAAATACTTTCCCCCAACTTCTCCAATCTTCCCACATACCTCCCACCCAAACCAAGGTGGTCCCACTGTTTTCAGTTCACCAGCGCAGGCCGTCGAACTGCGAGCCGACACAGTGCTCGACCCTACATAGCGGGGTATTTGTATATACACACGTACACTGTATCCCGCTGGCTCTGGGCTGTTCCCTACATAGCGGGGTATTTGTATATAGGCTAAATCCAGTGATCGGCTATAGCGGGGTATTGTGTATAACTATACTGTATGCATGTACTATGTTATGACTGCTGGTTAGAAGACCTAGATATTAGAGAAACTATCTGGTTAAATGCTCTTTGGTGTTCTGCATTACCTGCTGGTGGAATACGCTTTTATATACGCGAAGATCGAGTTAGTTTGGTTCTATTACCGGGCGGTAGAGATCTATACTATAGTAACGCAGACTAGACTATTACTTGTAAATTTTTTGATGCCAGTGTGTGTGTGTGCCGCACTTGAGTTTTAAGGCCTGTATATAAATAATTGGATGTTAACGGGAAAACTTAATATAGACAATTCGGCATTAATGAAAAGATGCCTTGATACTTCTACTGATAAAAAAATTGCCAGATATCATAAAAATCTAAATTGGAATTTTGTGGACGTTATAGATTCCCATGTAGATGCTTGGCAAAATCCCCTTGCTAACCCGCACCTCTGGCCGGAATTTAGTCAAGTAATGGATCATTTAAAAACTTTGATAGATCCAAAACGGATAATGATTAGTTGGTATAATATAACATTAAAGGGCGGCGTCATGAAAGCACATCATCATGATAGATCGGGACATAGCGTTTTTGTATACTATGTTAATTGCAATACCAGCCATCCTCCGTTAGAGATTCGTATTAATAATGAATGGATTAAACACCATTGTGAAACTGGAACATGGCTGTTATTTTCAAAAGATACATATCATCGAGCTGGAATAAACACTGGCACCGCTGATCGGATATCTATCTCGGTTAACGTAGACAAACCAATGTTATAAAAATTTTACCGCTATCCTGCTTCGCAGTCATGTTTTTGGTAAATATTAACCTAGTGTGTGTGTGGTTAATCATATATAGGAGTGTGGAATAATATCATGGCAGCACCCAAAAGCAGTAAAGAAAAGACTACTCAGCGGCTGCGTAAGTTAGATGGACGGGTGATTAGGGCTGTATTGTTCAATGGTAAATCAGTGGGGCAGGGCAAGTTTATGGCCGCGGCCGAGCTATCCGGGGAGTTGATTTTGGACAGCACGGGTGGGGCGCAACTCTACTCTCAAACGGGTTATCTAGAGTGACCCTGTGGGTTCTGTTCTTGATATGGGGACAGTTAAATCCCACACTGACTTATCTGGCCACTTACAAAGATGAAGCGGTTTGTAAGCAGGCCGTGAAAGAATTACAGGACAGTAAATTAAAGAGTGTATGCATACCCACGCAACCAGAGAATAAACGATGAGAGCAAACGAGCCTAACGGCGGCCCCGCTCTGCTTGCTCGATCATATCTTCTATGTGGCGGCGGACTAGGTATTGGTCACTGGCCGAATAACTGAGCAGATTGGTTAACACCACGACTGCCCAAGCTAGGGGCATGCGTCTGTTTGGATCATCGTGATAGGGGCAGCACTTGACCAGCATCTTCTCGATCAGTAGTTTGAGTTCTTGTTCTCTGGGATTTGATCTGCTCATAGTGTGTATATTTACACTGCTACAACCAATACCAATGTTGACCCTGTACGGGTGTTAGGCCCATGTGTGACCTTTGGATAAAGTAACGATCTTCACCCAGGTTGAGTTGATCCACTAGATTGGCGTAGACACTGTCCACCATGACTAGACTTTGGGCACCCTCGATTACACCCAACCAATCACCCACTAGGTACGGGGGTGTGTTCTTGATCTCGATGACCCTCATGTCCTGGGGTACTATACTGGGATCCCATTGGGCCTTGTGATCGCTACCCTCTAGGTGTACGACCACATAGGCCTCGTTGTCTTGGATACCCAGGGCTGTTTTGAGCGCCTGCTCTTGTAGGGGGCGACGGGTGATATACTCAGCCAGCCGCCATTTGCTCAGGAATGGGACCCCGGCCTTGATGTACTTGTATTGATCAAAGCTGGTAAATTGAAAGTACTTTTCTTCGTTGAACTTGTGGCCCGTTAGATGTTGGTATAGGGGCATGATCTCAAGGCACTTGAAGTTTTTGAGTCTCTCCATGGCCACATCGTAGAAATAACGACCCGGAGCATCATAGGGCAAGGGTATCCATTTGACCCAGGGTGCTAGGGCCTGCATACTGGGCATGAATTCATCCAGGATGGGCCAATAGATGTCCCAACCCTCATCCCTATAGTGACCCGCTATGGGTAGGGCTATGACTAGATCGCCCAGACCCCTGCTTTGTATAATACCAAGACGCTTGTTGTTAGCCAATTTCTTCAAATTCCTATATAATGTATTAGTCCTTGCTTTTCAACAAGAACCTGTTGCTGATCGCTTTAAATGATTGGTCAAGTGAATGTGCCTTGAACACAACTCCTTCTCTTTCTGTTTGAGCATTGAGATTGCTTTTACCCTCGGCAAATTTTAACATGTCAGCAATAGTCACAATGCCCAGTGTGTCAAACAGTTCGGCACTGTATGCTATTACGGGAACATGCAGAATTTCATATAGTTCACAAAACTCATTCCGTTCTACTGGAGTGAAATGGCGTCTGGCATCAATATCATAAATGTCAAAAGTGTAAAAACTTTGACCGTTAATCTTGTAAGGATTACCTTGTATACCATTGCCAATTAATTCACCTTGGATAGCGATATTACGGCCGCTTTCAATGATAGCAGTAATGATCTGATCACGGTGTGCCACTTGCCAAAGTGTATTGCCTTCTGTGTCCTTGAGATTTAGGTTACGGCTACATACTCCATGATCGTCGCCATTGACATATACTGTCATTGACGAGCCATCCAGCTTCTCAGTTACTTCCCAATTGACTCCGTCGGCCTGCCATTGTGCAAACTCTGTGCTAAGGTTTTGAACACGCTCTTGATCTGTCTTTGGAATAAATGTTGGAAACAGGCCCCGCACTTCTCCTGCTAGGTGCGCTGGCACTGGTGGTTCGTATTTTACGATACCCAAATGATCAGATACATCGAGTCCTTCTTTACAAAGGATGCCAGCGCCTGTTCGCGTATCGTCACTAATTGGCAGCAACAGTCCCTGGCTAAGTTGCCCACGCAGTCGAACGGTTCGGAGCCGTTCACCACGAACATCGTTGTATTCGCGTGGCTCTTGTCCTTTGGATAGGAACGGTGCCAGTTCTGTGGGAATCCAAGAATCAATCTCACAGTAGATGGCAAGATCGCCTGCCTTGAAGTCACCTTTTTTAATCACTACGGTCCACCCACCTACTACTGCACACTCGATGGCATCAGCATCAGGGATAGGACGGATCAAATCAATCTTGCGAATGGTTGCTAGTTCACGCATATTATATTCCTAAGTTAGCCAATTTGTTGTAATTCTCTGTAATAGATAACATTTTGGGCACCATACTGTGCCGCGGCCATTTGCTGTACAGCATAGGCATTTTCCGCTGTGATTTGGACGGCCACAGTATTGCCACGGTCACCGTTGAGTGCGATTCGGACTTCAAATATATACATGTTTAATACTCCTAGTTCTCTGTGTGTTTATTAAGTATAACATAGGTAATACCATAAGTCAACCTATTAGAAGTATTTGATATGGGTTCTTTGGGGAAAATAGCACTCATTCCGCTCTAAGGGCATGTCCCTACGAGTTTCTAGGTCTATTTTGGCAACACCTAGACCCACTGCCAGAGCGTAGCATTGGCTTTGGTTACCCGCGAAGGCCTGGGCACCCGCAATGATCTGGGCCAGCTCCAGCATGGTGTTGGTTTCAACATAATCCACAGCCCAACCCGTGAACTCACAGAAACTCGCATGTTCAGAGGGCAGGCCCACAAATACTGCATCTTCATGCTGTTCTCTAATAGCAGTCCACCCTACTAGGCTATCTGGATGTGACCAACGAGCCGATCGATTGATCACACAGGTAGGGTTGGTAAACTCGTGGGGCCTATGCACAGTGAGCCACGGCTCGGTATTAACTCGTTGTCTGGCATCTTCGTAGATGTTAAAGGTAGCATTATAGATATCAATGTAGTTGGTAGGATGGCCCACGAACAGACGCCTAAAGCGGTCCAGGTCGTGTGTTATCTCTGTATATTTGACATCCAGGGTATCGAACTTGTCAATATAGTCCTGTTCCATCATGAAGTCATACATGAAGTCGTAGTCTTTCTCGGTCATCCTTCCTTGATGGAATGGATCGGGACTACTACCATAATAATGCTTGCCTATCCAATCAATTTGATTAAGATGTAGATAAAACTCTCCACCTCCAAAATGTTTTACTGTGGGCAAACTGTAGATCAAATCGCCAAAGGCGCCGCTATGTTTAAATCGTTTCATTATGTATGTATTTAATCTCAGACAAGTTAGTGTTAAAAAAATTGTGGCTAAATACGAATTAAGGAAACTTCAGTAGGAAAACTATAAGCTATGAGCCCACCACTAAATCTAACATTATCTATTCCGAGTAAAACTTTGTCGTTTGGTCAATCAGCAACACCGTTTATACCAGTGACGGTATCTGGTGGAATAGCTCCTTATATATTTTCCTTAAGTCCAAGTTTGCCAACAGGATTAGCTATAAACACTAGTTCTGGGTCAATCTCAGGTACTCCAACAATATTACATTCAACTAGCTCATTTGCTGTGACAGTAACAGATAATGTGGGTCAAACAAGTAACAGGTCTTTTTCTCTTAATGTAACAGCACCACCGTTAACAGCAACGGTAGCAATTAACTTCTTACAACTAGTTAATATTGCAACAATGAATACGGCAATCCCTGTAGTCGGCTCCGGCGGATTTGGAACATTAACTTATTCAATTACCCCGGCCCTGCCATTAGGATTATCGTTTAACACATCAAACGGTGCAATTACCGGAACTCCTGCAACAACATATTCGTTGCAGTACCATAATGTAATTGTATCTGATAGTGCATTACAGATTGTTAGTCGAAATTTTGGACTAGAAATAGTGCCAGCACTGGTGTTAACGGTGTCTTCCCCATCTGTTCGATTAACCTATGGTAGGCTGTTAACTTCACCAATTACTCCAATTACTGTATCTGGCGGCATTGGCGCTAAAACTTATTCAATTACCCCGACCTTACCTACCGGCCTGTCATTTAACTTATCATCTGGCCAAATAACTGGAACCCCGACATCGGCTATTCCTCAAACAACCTTCACCGTTACGGTAACTGATTCTTCTGCATATTCCATTACGGCAGCGGTAGTTGGTAGCGTAACTTTTACACTAGAAGTTGAGATACAGCCATTATTAATATCAACTAGCAGAAGAAACCTAGTAGAAATATTTGGCAAGACAATTGATCCCTTTAATCCAATTACTATAACTTCAGGCAATGCTCCGTACAGTTGGGCCGTTACTCCTGCATTACCGACTGGTATTAGTTTTGGTAGTACTGGCACAATTTATGGAACACCAAGTGAATCACTTGGCCCAAGAGTTACTTCGACTTATCATACTATTACTGTGACAGATGTTGCAAGTCAAGTTAAATCTGAAGTTATTAGATTAAAACTGTCCCGAGACAATGTTATATTGAGTGACGACAGTAATTATATACGCGATTACTTTTTTGAATTTGCTGGAACAACTTCTACAGGGTACGGTGCCAATCTGAAAGGACAGAATGTACTAGATGGAGATATCATCCAAGCGGCAAATTGGGATAATCTGTTATTAGACACTGACCGAATACTAGTACATCAAAACGGAAATAACGACAATATAATACCTTCTGCTACTACTGGAACTGTAATATTAGCCTCAGTACCTGATAGAATGTATACCGCCGCGCAATTTTTAGAAATTAATAAAGAGACGGTACACCCGAGTCAGTTAGCATTTATATCGCATACCACTCCTGTGTCTATTACTGAAGATTGGACCTGTACCAACTATGTTACAACTGCATCAATGATATTAGGATCTTCTAATAATGGATATATTACAGCAGTTAATTGGTCGTGGGCATATCAACAACAACTTAATTATTTCTTTAATCTAGGCGGCAAAATCGTTCCTGACATAACCATCGTTGGAGGAAGGCAGAGAGATATAGATGGATGGCAACCAGTAGTTGACGAAATCAATGGGTTAACTTTTGGAACAGCAGAATTTTTAGAAGCCCTACAGTCTGATGACTTATCTTGGGAATACATTGCTATCGGAGAAGGAAACACTGATACTCCTACTATACCAAAGGGCCGGACAACCGATGATTATAAAACTAACGGTATAATACTTACATATCAAATCGTAGGAAGTACTATCATTGGATCTGTACACTATCTAGTGGGACTTGGTAAAAAGAAAAAGAAAAAAGACAAGAAAGACAAGAAAGACAAGAAGAAATGGGGTAAGAAAACGAAAAAGGGATTTACACGGGGCGAGTGGATTAGAGTTAGTCTCTATGTAGAAACAGACTTTAAGACTACCTATGTTGTGGGGAACAACGACGGCATTTCTTCACAAAAACCGCAAACACAGTTAGTATCTAACTATGTTAGTGCTAGTCCGGCACCTTTGGCTGAATTTTCTTTTGCAACTGGTCTTAGCGACTCACAGATTGTTACCTTAAACAACAATAGCACATTAACTTGTGTGGTGTCTGATATTATCTTAGAGGGATATACTACAGGAACAATAACTCCAACTTCTCTGACTATCCCCCCACACTCTAATAGCGCCTTCGCTATTCAATACGCGGGGACAACTCCTGGATATTACAAAGGTACAGTTAGAGTGCTACAAAATGTTAACCCTCTAACACTCTTTACAGAGGTTAATGTAGGGTCAGTCACTCCGCCTAAGTTAATCACGACGATAACTAATACTTCGGTGATAACCCAGGATTTCTTAGTTGACCATCGAGGTGGTGACTATAATAAATTTGAAGTCGCCTTTCCAACCAGCAACCCGGCGGGATTCACTTACCTTGATATAGTTGAAAATAGTCAAGATACATTTAGAATTGTATTTGATCCTGCGATAGATGAAATAAATGGTACTTTCCAAACAACTGCTACCGTGACAATATACCCATTAGATAGTAGTCTTGATCTAATTAACCTGGATGTACCAATTTCAATTACAACCAATGTTGTATTCTATCAAGGATTGGGAAATTGGGTAAGCGCACTAGGCTATGATAATTCTTGCTTGGGCTTAACATATGATATCATTGGTGGCATTCGATATCTTACTGTTGGCATCGGCTATGGCGAAGAGTTATACATCACGGACCTACAGACAGCAAATCCAACAGGGTGGGAAACAATTTATAGAATACCAATTAACAAATCAGTTACATCAGAAATACTTTACACTAACGATTACCTAGTATCTGGCATTGATAACATTGGAAACTATTTTGGAATTGGCAACGCTACCGGTAGCATATTAACTGTTAAAAATTATAGAGGCAACTTAGAAATTGATCTTAATATTCTTAGTAACGATTCTAGCGATCCTGATCAACAGAAAGTTTTGGAGGGACTGGAGGGTGCGTTCTATTACTATGATGAAACCTTGTATAGAAATAGCCAATTAGTACTGGCCGATGCATCTAATCAAACAGAGTACTTTACTGGATTTGATGTACATGGTAATACCATCACTGACCTAGTTGCGGCAAATATTAGTTGACCACCACCGCAGTAAGATAATTACTGTGTATGCCAACCCTTTATCATGTCCCTTATGAAGAAATTGCCGCCGTTGAATGGGAAGGCAATAATATTTCTTATGATGTAAATTTGTTTAATCTTGGAGCAGGCCACACCCAATTTGTTGCCCTTAATCCTTGGACAGACTACAAAGATGTTCATCAGTTTATTAATTATATTCCTAAAACAGAAAAATGTATTGTCTATTTCTACGAAGGCGATTGGATCGCTAAAATATTTAACGATCGTTGGAATCCGGTAAAAGGCTACGAAGAATTTGATATTGTAGTACCATCACTTAACTGGAAATCTAATTCAGAAATAAATCCAAACATTAGATTTTTAGAAGATCCTCGAAGGGATTATAAAATAGATCCAAGTGACCTTGGACACGAATTGATTTGGTATGTTGATCCTAGGTTTACTCCCAACGGAAAAGACATTTGGCTTTATCGAGCAACGGTAGCCGGTGCCAAAACGAAATACCAAAAACATATGGGATATCTATCTCCAAATATTGAACTCGCACAAAATCCAGATATTCCTAATATGAATTTTGATCTAGAAGATCTCTACCCCAGCATTTTTGATCTCGGTCAGTTTGACTGTCGTTATCGACTCAATTCTTCATTTTATAGTTTTAAAGATATTTGGGCTATTAGAATTGTAGTATCAGGCGTCCGTCCTAAACAAATACAATGGGTTGGGGAAATACAACCCATTTTAGAAAATTTACTCGATGTTATTTTTATCAGCTACCACGAACCAAATGCAGAACAAAATTGGCAACGGGTATTGGAAAAAGCACCACATGCTCGACGGGTTGATGGAGTAGAAGGCATATTCGAAGCGCACAAAGAAGCCGCAAGAGTTGCTAGAACTGATATGTTTTATGTAGTCGACGGAGATGCTTTCTTATTTAAAAAGTTTGAATTTGATTTCCAACCTGGTATTTTTGATCGAGACTGTGTATACATTTGGAGTGCTAAAAATCCAGTAGCAGATTTGACTTACGGTTACGGAGGTGTTAAACTAGTACCAAGAGATAAACTATTAAAAATTAAAAAATGGCGAACATTGGATTTAACAACTTCAATCAGTGAAAAAATAAAGATAGTTGAAACGATCAGTAATTGGACAGCCTTTAACACGGATGAATTTAGTGTCTGGAAAAGTGTTTTTAGAGAGTGTGTAAAATTACTGTTTAGTATGCATCGATATCCTCAAAATTTAGAACATAGCCTGCGTTTTAATGTCTGGAAGAATATAGATACTAGGCGAGAGTTTGCGTCATTCGCGACCGCTGCCGCAGGTCATGCATTGACATTTGTTAACGACAATGCATACGATTTAACCGGCCTAATGAAGATCAACGATAGAAAATGGTTAGAAAAAATGTTTTATAAAAATTACCCAGAGAGAAAGGATGTTAATGAGCGACAATGAAAGTCTCCATGGTAGACTAATGAAAATTATTCCAATAGTCAATGAAGTTAGTCCCACATTCTGTCTGGCTAAATGGTACCACACTACTTTGTATTTGCAAACGGGAGAAACCCATAGTTGTTATCATCCTGCTCCGCACCCTATTGGCATCAAAGAAATACAAAAGAATCCTAGTGCATTACATAACACCATAGCAAAAAAGACTGAACGCCATGAGATGCTACATGGTATTCAAACTAAAGGATGCCAATACTGTTGGAACATAGAGAACTTAGGAAAGGATCACCTAAGTGATAGGCACCTGCGATCTGCATCAATTTACACACCTGAGCGGCTTGCCGCAATTACAGATGCATCGTGGGATGCTAATATTAATCCAGAGTATGTAGAGATTAGCTTTGGTAATGAGTGTAATTTTAAATGTGGCTATTGCCATCCCAAGGCTAGTAGTAGATTCTATAACGAAATCAAACAACATGGCCCAGTCGAAACAGTTAAAAATCATAGGTGTGATATCGATTGGATGAAACTATATGAACGAGAAGAAGACAACCCCTATGTAGATGCATGGTGGGAGTGGTGGCCAAAGATGCGTAAGGATCTAACTATCTTGCGTATTACCGGGGGCGAACCACTGATGCATTCGAGCACTTGGAAACTATTAGATAGCATTGAAGAAGATCCAATGCCGTGGCTTGAATTAAACATTAATAGCAACATGGGTGTAAAGACCGCAATGGTCGAGAAGATGATAAAGAAAGTAAATCATCTTCTCGACGGCAACAAAATCAAGGCCTTTAAATTGTTCACTAGTATCGATACTTGGGGATCGAGAGCCGAGTATATTCGTACTGGATTAGATTTAGAAATATGGGAAAAGAATTTAGATGCATACCTAACTAAGACCGGACAGCCAATTAGTTTTATGATTACATTTAACATCCTATGCGTTACTACGTTTAAAGATCTCCTAACAAAGATTTTAGAATGGCGTGTTAAGTATAACAAGCCCGACAAACCGCAGATATTGAGATTTGATACTCCATATCTTAAAGAGCCATTACAGTATGATATGAACATTCTTCCCAAAGATAAGTTTATGAAGTATATGGACGAAAGTCTTGCTTTTATGGAAGAGAATATGGACGATAACGATCTTGGAAAGTTTACTAAGATTGAATACGAAAAGTTTAGACGAGTAGTTGACTATATGCGTGATACTCAGTATAGCGAAGATAAGATAGAAGAAGGGCGCCGAGACTTTTACAATTGGTTCACTGCTCTGGATAGCAGAAGAGATACAAACTTTCTGGAAACTTTTCCAGAAATGAAAAGTTTCTTTAACAGATGTAAAAAATTAAATGGATAAAGATAGACTATTAAAAGAAAGCAAAGTGTTTTGCATGGCCCCGTGGATCCATGCACACACTAGTCCGATTGGTGATTTTTCTGCGTGTTGTATCTCTAAAGAAAAATTTGGGAGCAGTTTAGAGAACAGTCTTGAACAGCTGGTCAATTCAGATGGTATGCGGAATCTTAGAACTAATATGATTTTTGAAAAGGAAAGTCCATCTTGTACAACTTGCTATCAACATGAGAAACAAGGACAGAACTCTTTTAGGAATAAATTAAATAAAGATTTTGGAAAAGATTTAGAGGAATCGTTAATACATACAAATATGGTTGGATATCTAAGTAATTTCAAAATGAGATACTTTGATCTTCGATTTACAAATATATGTAATTTTAAATGTAGGACATGTAACTCAGCATTTAGCAGTCAGTGGGAATTTGAAAATCTAAAAAGAAAGTTACCCGACGCTAGAGTATTTGATAAAAATAACAAACCTGAATTTTTAAAAGAGATCCTTGATCATGTTCCTTATATGGAAACTGCCTACTTTGCTGGTGGCGAACCATTGATCACCGAAGAACATTACATCCTACTTGAAGAAATGATCAGGTTAGGTAAGACTGATATCCAACTTTCTTATAATTCAAATGCCAGCAATTTAAAATTTAAACAAAAGGATGTGATTGATTTATGGTCAAGGTTTAGTAAACCTATCCTGATGGCTGCAAGTATTGACCATTACGGTGAACGAGCAGAATACATTAGGAACGGAACTGATTGGGCCCAGGTTGAAAGTAATCTGTTAAAGTTTAGATCTCTAGATAACATATCGCTTACATTGAACACCGTGGTTAGTATCTTTAACTACACAACACTACACGATTTTTATAATTATATCATTGACAAAAATATCATTTTGCCCACTGATTATGTACACACTACCTACAGTATGGTTAGTCCCGAACACCTAACTGCCCGTGCGCTACCAAAAGAATTAAAAGCAATGGGCAAACAAGGAATACAGAGTCTTATAGTTTCAATGAGAGCAAAAGGATTTTTAAGTCATCAAACAAATGCAATTGGTAAAAATATTGTTTGGGCTGAAACTGAACATACATGGGACACATACAAGACGATGTTTCAAGAAGAGGTGGGCGCATTAGATAAAGTACGCGGCGAATCTTTTGCAAGCGTGTTCCCTGAACTAACAAGCCTATTGGATTAATTATGCTTACCAAAATTCCCGAATCACAAGTATTCTGTATATTACCGTGGATACACTTTCATGCATTACCAAATAAGAAAGTGTTACCTTGCTGTATGGCAAACTCAGATCTTCCGGTGTCGACTACTGATAGCAAAGATGTTATTACTATGATGAACACTAAGGAATACAAAGAACTTAGACGGAACATGCTTTCTGGAAAGCCCAGTGATGTATGCAATCGATGTTATGATGTCGAAGCTGTGGGACAATGGAGCCTCCGGCAAAGCTCCAATCAAGTTAGGGGCGACGCCAATCTTAGCTTGGTTAATGCAACAACTGCAAACGGTAGCATCAACGACTTTAAATTACGGTACATGGACATCCGCTGGAGTAACATCTGCAATCAAAAGTGTAGAAGTTGCGGACCCGAATTTAGCAGCCTTCATGCTAAAGAGTTCATTGAACATAAAGGTGGGATTGAAAAGTTAAAGATACACTTTAACATGGACGACATGCTAGTTACCTGCAACGACAACGATGACTTTTTTCCTAAAGTTAACCCATATCTTAAAGATGTTGAAGAAGTTTATTTTGCAGGCGGCGAAAGTTTAATTACTTCCGAACACTATAAAGTATTGGACGAATGGATTAAATTAGGTAGAGACGATGTTGAGATAACCTATACAACAAATTTTAGTGTATTCAAATACAAAAGTAAAAATGTATTAGACTATTGGAAGAAGTTTAAAAAAGTTAAAATATTTGCTAGTCTCGATGGCATGGGTCCTACACTAGAATACTTGCGGTCTGGTGCCAAGTGGGATGAAGTCGAAAACAACATCAGAATGTTGAAAGAACAAGTTCCCCATGTAGAATTTAATCTAACACCTACTATTAGCATTTGGAATGTAATACACTTTCCAGACTTCTTTAACTATATGGTTGATAACAAATATATTGATCCAACTAGAAGAGAAAGTTTACGATTAAACATGTTAACGAACCCTTGGTGGGCAAACATTAGCATACTACCGCAGTACTACAAAGATCGATTATTCCTTAAATGGAACAAGATTAAAATGAATCCTAATTACTGTGTAGATGTACAAAACTGCGCGGCAATGGTTCAAGAAGCATTAAAGGGAGATACTCGAATTGACGGCCTTAAAGAATTCTTTGACATTCAATTTGAAACTGATAAGATTCGAAAAGAAGAATTATTTGAAATGATTCCAGACCTAGAGGACATATACGAATGGACACAAGAAAACTTATAAAGATAGAACCCAACAAGAAATATCTTGATGTGGTATGGCAGGTTAGTAATTTCTGTAATTACAAATGTAGTTACTGCAATCCTGGAAACTATTCGGGCGAGAGCAGGAACGATGAAAATCTGTTACTATACATTGACAACCTTAAAAACATAACCGACAAGTACAGAGAACTAGGGTATGAAAACTTTAAGTTTTTCTTTAGTGGTGGGGAACCCACGCTCTGGAGAAACTTAATCCCAATTATTGAATGGATTAGAGAGTCACTGCCAAATACATTAATTGCCGTTAATACTAACTTTAGTAGATCTACAAATTGGTGGAAGAAACACTATCACTATTTTGATGATGTTGTGGCCAGCTTTCACATTGAGTTTGCTGATCAACAGAGATACTTAGATAACGCTATATTTCTTTCTGATAAGTTCAATTACTTCAGTTGTAAGATGCTAATGCACGATGAGCGTTTTTGGGAAGTTGTAGAGTTTGGAGAAAAGTTAAAACAATCAATGCCAAACTATTTTATTGAATGGACACCATTGTTCGATGAGATGTCTAGGAACGCTGGCCCATGGGAATATAAGGATCCCGAGAAACTTCGATTCTTAGAAAAGTATAAAGTTGACAGTGTAAAAACGATCCCCCATAAAACTTTTGACAACTTGTTCTACAGTGAATCATATTGGTCAGACGGTACTAAGAACGGAACATTCAGTAACGAAGTGATATTAGAAAGACAAAACTTCTTTAAGGGTTGGGAATGTAGCATCGGCGATAGCATCTGGATTGACCAAGTTGGGCAAGTGAGCATGGGTACCTGTGGACAGGTTGGCATCCTGGGTAATATACTTTGGGATACCCTAGAGATTGGTCCAAGAAAAATCATTTGTAAAAAAGATCATTGCCATTGTGGAACAGACATATTGATTCCAAAACGACCAGTAGACCCCAAGGAGTAATTGAATGGATTTTATGATGAAGGGGCTGGCCAGAAGCACAGTTGACTTACCTAAACAGCCTCCTGCAGATATAGCCGACGCAAGACATCAAGCAATGATGGATGCGATTGCTCCGTATGCTAGAAAAACACAACAATCAAATGTTACGCCAGTCTATATTAATTACAAGACTCGTAATACTAAGTTAGTATTGATCATGTGTCCCGAATGGGCTACAGAAATGCCTCCATTTAATCTAGCTAGACTAAGTGGTATCGCTAAGAGTGCGGGCTACGAAACACACATCATCGATCTTAACATCCGTGCCTTTAATAATTTTATAAATGATTGGCTTCCTAATAAGAAGTTGCCTTACAGGCTTTGGGATCCTAGCGCCACATGGCATTGGCTAGGAGATACTTACTGGAAAGATATACATCCTTTGCTTGAACCATTGATGAACGAAGTAATGGACGAAATTGCGGCATTGAATCCTGACATTGTGGGTTTTACTCAATACTATACTAGCGAACAACCCACAAACTGGATGGCCAAAGAATTAAAAAAGCGGATGCCACATCTAAAATTAGCAGTGGGTGGCAGCAATGTTCAGAAAGCATGGTTTAATAGAGATCCAATTTATGATTATGTTGTGAACGGAGAAGGTGAGCAGTCTTTATTAAAAATACTAGATGATGTTGAAAACAAGATAACCCACTCCGAACAACAGTATATAACACAACCAGAAGAAGAGCGCATTAACATTAACGGGCTCCCTATGCCCGATTACGAGAGTATTGATTTTAGTCAGTACACTATTCCAAACGGTGTTAACAGTGAGATAAGCAGAGGATGTACCGCTAAGTGTACATTCTGTGAAGAAACTCATTTCTTTAAATATCGCCAACGACAAGCAGTAGATTTAATTACAGAGGTTGAATGGCTCTATTACAATAAAGGAACTGATGTTATCTGGTTCATTGATAGTTTAGTCAACGGAAATTTAAAAGAGTTACGAGCTTTTTGCAAGGCAGTATCGGCAAAGAATCTTCCTATTCATTGGACTGGTTACGCTCGCTGTGACGGGCGTATGGACCTAGAATACTTTAAAGATCTAAAGGCAGGTGGTTGTATAATTCTAAACTATGGAATTGAATCCGGAAGCCAACGGGTGTTAGATTCAATGGCCAAGGGTGTTACTATTGCAGAGATGGAACAAAACTTTAGAGATGGCAAGGAGGTAGGAATCTTCGCCGCTACTAATTGGATTGTAGGTTTCCCTACAGAAAAGAAAAAAGACTTTGCAGATACTATGACCTTTCTGTGGCGCATGAGAAATATGAATATCAATAATGTGGGCGCAGGGCTTGGGTTTGGTCTTGGACCAGAAACTATTGTAGGACAGAACCCAGAGAAGTTTGATCTAAGTCATTTTAAATATCTCGATCATTGGATCACTAAAGACTTTACACTAGGGGGCACCCATATAATGTCTCGAGTTAAATCTTTTTATATGTTTATTGATTGCATAGTTAACATGAGCGAACAAAAGTTTGGATATCCGATACGAGATAATCTAGTCAAGGATCATTACTCTATCAAGTTTGACAATGAAAATACAGCAAGGAATATAGAGTACGAAGACTTTGATTACAACATTATAAAATTAAATAAAAATCCATTTGCTGACGAATTAGTAAACGAGTTATGGCCAATGTTCCGTACCTTGTGGAGATGCCGCGGCGGATACGAAGCAGAAATAAAGTTTAATCCGGAAATAGATCTTAAAGAATTTGGAAGCCAATACGGGCCAGCAATCTATAATGCTAATTTTAAATTTAAGATTAATGATGCAGGGGATTGGACAGCCGACTTTGATTTTGAATTTATACAAGTCAAGCAACCCCCGGTCAAGGAAGAAGATCCTGAACGATGTGGCCCATTCTATACACAAGAGTTTACACGACTAACTAGCAACTCTGCTAAACGAGCCAGGAAGTTAGCCAAGCCTGATTGGGATTTAAAGACGGGATGGAATGATATGAAATTCTGGGAAGTATTGCAAGAAGAATTTAAGCTAAACAAAGAAACTGATTTCTCGTTTACACATAGCTATACTGGAGAAGGTAATTGGGGAGACTATAGGAACTATGAAATAGCAGTCCCCGCTATAACTTCTGTAAAAATTCCAGAGAAAGCTGTCATGCATACTATCTCAATATCTAATATAAAAAGATCAGTTGCACAATGAAAGACAGGGTATTATTAATTACGGGATGTAGTAATGCCGCCGGATCTGAAATAGATGGCTCACAGGATAGTGCATACAATAGACAGCATAGTTTTGGAAATGTATTGGCTGAAAAGTTGGGTCGTCGGGCTGTTAACATTGCCCTAAGTGGGTCAAGTAATCAAGGCATGGCCCGTACTGTTCTAGAGTGGTACTCAAAGTGTTATCATGATAATATGGACCTTATGGTGCTAGTGGCATGGTCGGAGAGTTCTCGCATGGAAATCCCCAACGCCCGCCCTACCCATTACGAGGAATGGAACCCAGCAAGTGATTTTCTATCCGAGGCATCTAGAGATTTTTTTAGAGTTAACTTTGGGTACAAGGGCACTTTTAAAGAAGAACAGGAAATGATTGAGAGGTGTCATAATTTTATGGTAGATCCTTTTAATCAAATCTATTTAGAAACTATCAGTGCGTCTACAGTCCTTCAAATGCAATACTTCTTTAAATTAAACAAGATTGATTACCTAATGTGCAATACCATGCACATGTTTACTAACAATAAGCATATACAAGTTTATCTAGACTTAATAGATAACACTCGCTATCTTAACGCAACAGACAACGATCAATCATTCTATTGGAAGTATCGAAATTTAGGATTTACTAACTCCAAAGCACAATATTGGCACCACGATGAGCAGCCGCATTTAATGTTTGCCGATGAGCTGTATTCATTTCACTTAAATAATAGTAGCATATAATAAAACGAGATTATGTACAATAATTCTAAAAAACCAGTTCTACCTTTCTTCTATGATTATATTTTACCAAATACAGTCATGCCCAACGCCCTTCCTATTGAAATGGGAGTTGTAAATTACATCCACACGCAATTCTCAGATAGATTAACTACTGAAAGTTTCTTTGATGAGCATACAGAGAAAGAGGACAGCCCATTTAAGCAGATGTTTGGAAAAGGACTTGGGGATATGCCCAACAGTCTAGGTATGAATGGATCCTATTTGCGTAATAGATGTTATCACCCTAGCGTACAGATTTACGAGAACAGCGTTTACTTTGGCAGAAGGAATCTTCATCGTGACGGCTTTAGACGGTATGTGTACCCAATTAAACTAACTTTACATTTTCCTAGATGTACTGGCAGAGATAATGTCGGCAGTAAGTTAAACGGCGAATACTTCTGGAAACACATAAGTGAGTCTGTTCTTAAAGACCTTCGTAAGGGAGATGCAATCGTATTCTTAGATTGGGCCAACGAAAACTTTATTGAGCAAGGTGATTACCAAAATCTGCATGAAGGAATACGCTATAGTGGAATTCCAAAAGAAAGCATCGTGCTATCAGTTAATAGTTTTAATGCCCAAGAAGTATATGAGAATTGGTTCAGTCCCGAACACCGATTATTAGAAGTTAGAAACTTACCTTACATACTATGTCAGATCTCTTGGTACTACGACAATAATCCAGATATAAGATTGAACGAAGAAATATTTAAATCCTCAAAGAATACCATACGACCTAACTATTTTCTAATGCCCATACGCCGTGCAAGAGACCACAGGCTTGCCCTGCTGTATAAGTTTGCGTCGGAAGGGCTACTAGATAAAGCAGACTGGTCGTGCCATGATCCTGTATCCTTTGAAGAAAGTTATGCAAGGGCTAATTCTTTTCCATTAGGCTATAATATGGAAGTTGTTAAACAACTGCATGAACAGATCCCGCACAGTCTTAAAGATGAACCGGGAAGTAATTATTTTTCCGTTAGTGGTTGGGGAGATCAACATAGCAAACATAACTTAAATTCTTATTTTTATGTTGCTACCGAAACTTATGTACACGGTGTATATAAATCTATGACTGAGAAGGTATTTAAAGCTGTGGCAAATTTTAATCCTTTCTTATTCTTATCGTTTCCGGGCGCACTTCAAGAACTAAGGAGTTTGGGGTTTAAAACATTCGATGGATTCATTAATGAAAGCTATGACACAGAACCCGATAATACAAAACGGATGATGATGATTGCTGATGAGGTTAAGCGGTTATGTGCTATGAGCCAAGAAGAAATACATAATTGGTATTGGAGTATGGAGGATATCCTAATCCACAATCATTATAAATTACTTGACATCTATCGCAACGAACCGCACAGTGCCAAATTTATTGGCTACCTATTTGGAAAAACACGATTATGAGTTATAAGAATAAAGCATGGAATAATTTTGATGTTGCACACTTAAGGTCTTTTAACACAGAAGTACCTGTTTACTCTCCTAGTGTCTATAGAGAATACAGAGGAGAGATATTTACTACATATCATTCTGTTGATCATCCTATACACGACCTACTACCAAAAGAAGTTAATATACATGGTAGGTTTTCTAGATCATACAAGGGAGTGCTTCGTGGACTACACTACGATGATAAAACATGGAAACTGGTACAAGCACTAGTAGGAGAAATCTATTTGGTTGTGCTAGATGTTAGAGCAGGTAGTCCAACTTATGGAAAATGGGAATCCTACATTATTAGTGAGCGTACCAGAGATCAAGTATTAGTTCCTCCGGGATTTGCGAACGGGCACTTTGCCCTTACAGATTGCATATTTCATTATAACTTGTTCTACGAAGGTGACTATGTAGATGAAAACAGGCAAGGGGTCGTCAAGTGGAATGATCCCAAGTTTAACATTGAATGGCCAACTGACAAACCAATACTACAAAAGAGAGACAGATGATACAAAATATTGACCAATATACAATACAACGAGACATTGCCCATTCAAGCGATGATTTAATAGCGTTTGAAGAACTAATAGTTAGTCATTGGGAAGCGGCAAAGATAAGGGGACCAGTTCACTTATCTAACGGTAACGAAGAACAGCTTATTGAAATTTTTAAAAGAATAAAAACAACCGATTGGGTATTCTCAACATGGCGTAGTCATTATCATGCGTTCCTCAAAGGTATCGATCCAACCTGGATTGAGGATGAAATCCTTGCCGGAAAGTCTATCACCCTTTGCAATATTGACGAAAAGTTTTACAGTAGTGCGATCGTTACCGCTACCCTTCCTATCGCTCTTGGAGTTGCGTTATCTCTAAAGAACAGCGGTAGCACTGACAAGGTTTGGGTCTTTGTGGGTGATATGAGTTTTGAGACCGGAGCCTTTTATGAAGCACACAAATATGCTAGGAACTTTGATTTACCATTGTATTTTGTAGTAGAGGATAACGGAGTGTCGACATACACTCCTACGGAAGCAACATGGGCAAAGAAAAGAGAAATACCTGCAGATGTAATACACTACGAATATAAATCTAAGTACCCCCATTATGGCTCTGGAAAATGGATCGCATTTTAAAACTGGTTTATTCAAATTGGTACGAGATAGATAATGAACTCCGTCCATTTCCCAACGGACTTACCAAAGAGTTTCGCGAGTGGGCTAGCTCACATCTCAAAGAAATAGATACTCGTTATTTTTTTAACGATCCCACATCTACTTACTATTTTAGACACAGTAACTTTTTTTATCATAGTGCTAGAGAAAACATACCAATGGTCAGTGATGATGAAATAGATGAAGAAGGAACATACCTATTTCCTATAGAGATTGAATGTAACACAGTTCACTATATCACCGATACCCAACCAAATTATAATTTCATTGAAACTCTATCTCCTAAGATGCTAGAGCACTTACGATCGGGAAAAGTTGGCATCTTGTTGGTAAACATGATCGATCCTTCTGCAGAACCAGGAACTATTAAAGAAATTGAAAAGTTTTTTAACAAGCAGGGGATTGAGAAAGTAATTATGATGCAGGGAAATATAAAGGAGCACAATTCATCAATGCAGATGCTAGAATCTGTCATATCTTTATACCAAACTGCAAATGAAATGGACAAGTACCCCTACCCTACAGCACTGGGATATGAAAGTGATTTTGTAAGGATTGAAGATCTCAACGATCTTACACAGAGGACCAAGAAGTTTATCTGTTGGAACAGATATATGAACAGGCCCCATCGACTAGGTCTTTGCTACTTAGCACTAAAACATAATTTACTCGATGATGGATTTTTTAGTTTCTTATATAGTCCAGAAGACAACACTAAAGATCTCTTAGCTAGGATAGTAGACGACGACAACAGCTATGCAGAGAAAATTGATAGTCTATTACCGTATCAACTTGATACACATCATTTAGAATATGAAGAATTGGGACGATTCTTTACCGTTACAAATAACAAGAAAGAGCTGTATCTAGATTCGTATCTACACATTGTATCGGAAACCGAGTTTGATCAACCCGGGACACCATTTATGAGTGAGAAGACTTGGAGACCTATTTTAAATCTGCAACCGTTTATTCATGTGGGTAATACCCTAGCATTAAATAAGATTAAAGAGTTAGGATTTAAAACTTTTCATCCGTTTATTGATGAAAGTTATGATTTAGAAGTTGATCCTAGAAAGAGATTTCAACTTATCGAACGAGAAATTGTAAAATTTAATAATCTATCCTTAAAAGAAATACACAATTGGTACTATTCTATTAAAGATCGATTAATCCATAATCAGAAACATCTACACTCTTTTAAGAACTTTAATCCATTGAAAGAATTATGTCAGATTTAAAATTTAAACTTGTATATCAAGATTGGGTGCAATTAACAAATGCCCGCCTCCCTATAGCAAATGGCCTGCATCCGTCCGTGGTCGCATGGATGCAAAAAGAAGCGTCCGAAAAAGAATTATCGTTTAACGGCAATCAATATTGCCGTATTTGGGAATTAGAAAAAGAGTATTTCTCCAAAGGATCGGGTGTTGTATTTCAGCATTGCAGTCTTTTATATTTTTTTAAAAAGCACTATGGAGAAGATAGTATAGTAGGAATAGACGAGGTCAACGAAACTGACGATATTACCTACTTCCTGCCCTACGAATTAGACAGAGGAAATTTAGGTTACATATACGATAACTTTGATTTTAACATAGATGGGACAATCAGCACCTATTCTTATGCAGACACACTGGGCCCTCGTTTATTAGAATTGTTAAAGACCGGTAAGGTAAAACCTATTCTGTTCAATGGCACAGAACCGTCATATGATAAAAATACGCTATTGAATGTTGAAAATGCCTTTGTTAAAATAGGAGTACCCGGAACCGATGTAAATTTACTTCAGGGAAACTTTAGAACAGATTATCAAGGTCGTGCAAGACTCGGAACTGCACACGCCTCGATGCAACAGCAAGCAGAAATTGCAAGTCGATATCCAATTGAAAGAAGTTCACTAGGGTATCTCTGCGACTATGTAAGAGAAACAGATCTAGACACAGCTAAACTTAGATCTAAAAAGTTTATCTGCTGGAATCGTGCTATGAACAGGCCACATAGAGTAGCAATCTTTTACCTAGCCTTAAAGCACAATTTACTTAAAGACGGAATCTTTAGTTTCATACATTCTTTACCAAATGATGATCCAGTAGGTGCATTAGGTGAACTTGTTGATGGGACTAGCGAAGAATTAACAGAGGCAGTGGATACCATTGTAAATCTTATGCCCTATGAAGTAGACACCCAGGACTTAACTCCTGATGGAAAAATGGGATTTCAGTCTAACGAAAATAACAAAAAAGAATTGTACGAAGATAGTTACATACATATAGTATCAGAAACGCAGTTTGATGCATCGGGCAGTCCGTTTATGACTGAGAAGACTTTTAGACCTATATTAAACTTACAACCGTTTATATACATAGGAAATTATAAAGCACTCGAAGAACTTCGTAGACTAGGATATAAAACATTTCATCCGTTCATTGATGAAAGTTATGACTTAGAACAAGATCCAAAGAAGAGGCTTGCTCTAATAGAAAAAGAAATTGTAAGATTTGCTAACATGTCATTAGAACAGGTACATGATTTTTACTATTCTGTTCAAGAGATAACAAAGCACAATCAACGGCAATTCTTAGCTTTTAAGAACTACAATCCGTTGACAGATTTTTTTGAGGCTAATTATGGAAATTAAAGATAAACGAATATTAATAACAGGTGCTAGTGGATTAGTGGGCAACCCCACAGTGATCAAATGTCTAGACGAGGGTGCCCTAGAAGTAATCGCAGTAGACATTAAGATTAGTGATGATCTAGTAGCTCTGAGAAAACAATATCCGTTGGGTAAACTTACACTTATTGAAAAAGATTTAACATATCTTAATAACTGTCAAACTTTGTTTACCGGAAACAAAGTTGATGTAGTATTACACATTGCTGGTATTAAAGGGAGCCCATCTAGAGCTGCCAAGCAACCCGCTGATTATCTATTTCCAATGATGATGTTTAATACTAATATGATCAAAGCATCGTTTGATGCTAAAGTTGATTGGTTCGTTTACATGTCGTCGGTTGGTGTTTATCAACCTGCCGATGTGATGCACGAAGATACAGTATGGGATACTATGCCCAGTAAGAATGATTGGCATCCGGGCTGGGCCAAGCGTATGGGCGAGTTAGCAATAGACTCTTTGCGGATACAGCACGATTGGACTAAGTGGACTATTATGCGGCCTGCTAACATTTACGGAATAAAAGATAACTTCTCTCAAGAAGCAACAGTTATCGGTGCCAATGTATGGAAAGTGTTTAATACTGACGGTGATGAAATTGTATGTTGGGGTAATGGTTCTGCCCGCAGAGACTTTGTATTTGGAGATGATGTTGCCCAAGCGGTTGTTGATGTTGTAAAGAAAGAAGTTAATGATGTAATTAACTTTGGCTGTGGCAAAGCAGTTACCATTAAAGAAACAATAGAAGCAATCGTTGCTGCCTATGCAGAAGTTACGGGAAAAACTAAAACGATTGTTTGGGACGAAACAAAACCTAACGGTGATATGCTAAGATGTCTGGGCGCAGAAAAGCAAAAGAAATATAACATACTACCTAGTACTAGTCTTAAAGACGGGATACTCAAAGTAGTTTCTGCATATGGATCTAAAAAATGAATGATAGTTTAAAAGAACGGGGATTTTATGTAGGCGACCTTACTGAGATTGTTAGAGAATCAGATATGCCGGAGTTTGACACAATGTCTACTATGATAAAAAATCTTCCGATACAGGATGATACAGCATTTTACCATAACTGTATAATAGGAACGCACAATGACCCAGACTGGCCAATGACGATTCCGATTTCGATGATTGAGACCCGCAGAGAAAAAATCAAGGAACATTCAAGGCAAGTTAGCCAGCAGTGGTTTCAGATTGCTAATAGATCTGCATTTGATCCCTTATCTCATTTTAGAGGTATTGTTAAAGGGTTTATTCGAAATTTCTATCCTGAAATTAACTCCGAACATTCTAATCTAGAATTTCGAGATTATTTTACTCTTTACCAAAATGGAGATTTTATAGATAAACACCGAGATGGAAAGAATCTTGGTAGAATTGCTGCCGTCTTAATCTACATGAGTGAGTCCGATGGATATGACAATAATGGCGGGGAACTAGTACTTCAGGGTGAAGACCAAAATATGTCCGCCCAAGATCATGTAACAGTACCACCAATAAAAGGTAATTATGTAATATTGGATTTCAAAGAGCATAACCCGTGGCACACTGTGAATCGTGTTACAGGTGACTTCAAAAGATATTGTTACTTGGCATTTTTATATAACAAAGACGAAATTAAGGAAAATAATGTTAAAAGATAAGAGAATTTTAATTACTGGAGGTTCTGGCCTAGTTGGTCAAAATCTTACAAACAAATTAGTGGCAGACGGGTATACTAATATCCGTGTACACCTACATACTCGACAGCCTCGTATTAAACACGACATTGTAGATTATGTTAGTGGAAACTTAATGACTTATGAAGATTGCCTAGCTGTTACTAAAGATGTAGATGTTGTAGTACACGCGGCCGCAAGTACCAGTAACGCAGTTGACACAGTTCAGGACCCTCTTGCTCATGTTACACCAAATGTGGCTATGAACAACTTCTTGATCGATAGTGCGTATCGTAACAAAGTTAGCAAGTATATCTTTATTAGTAGCAATACAGTATATCCTCCTAAGGGCGATGAGCCAGTAGTTGAAACAGACTTCTTGTTTGATGAGCCTTACCCTGTGTACTTTCCAGTAGGATGGATGAAACGATATGCAGAAGTACAATGCGAGTTGTATGCAAAGTATTTGCCCAATCCAATGACTACAGTTGTTATTCGTCCTGCTAACCTATTTGGTCCTCATGACAAATACGACTTTGCTAAGTGTCATGTAACACCTGCAACTATCCGTAAAGTAGCAGACAATATGAATCCTATTCCAGTATGGGGTGACGGTACTGAGTTGCGAGATTTGTTGTTCGTTGACGACTTCATTCAGGCGCTACAATTAGTAATTGAAAAACAAGAAACATATGATGTATTCAATGTAGGATGCAACAATGTTTACTCTGTTAATGATGTATTATCTATAATGAAACAGTTAGTAAACAATACTAATCCTATTGAGTATGTTAAGGGTAAGCCTAGCATGATTCCTACTCGCCGCATTGACTCTAACAAGATTAAAGATGCACTAGGTTGGGAAGCAACTACTCCGTTAGAAGAAGGCTTACTAAAAGCATATAATTGGTACCTAGCTAACAAGGACGAGTTTAAGTGATTAGAAAACTATGTGTAGCAGGGTGTAGCGTCAGTGACTATACTGATGTTGACTTGCCGTATGGTAAAATACTTGCTACCGATCTTGGCGTTGACTACCTCCACGAAGGTGCTGGCGCCGGGAGTAATTTTAGAATATGGAGAAGGATAACTAACCATATTTTAGATAAAACTATCACAGAAGAAGATGTAGTTGTTATACAGTATACAGAAATAGTTAGAAATGAATTTTGGAGTGCTTTACCGGATCCTGGACCGAAGTACACAGCCCCTCCCGCAGATCTGTCGCATGATGGAGGTCGAGTAATTAGATGGAAGCCTGCGGCACATACATGGCAACCACATGATGAAGAGAAGCAATTCCTTAAAGAGTTTGAGCAGTATTTTGTGAGTCCTAGATTTTCAGAAGAAGAGTTTAGGGTTAACAATTATAACTTTCAGCAGATGTTAAAGAATCATAAGATAAGAACTATTTTCTTGAACACAACTAGAAGTAACTTAATATCAAATTATGTAATTGATTATTTTCAACCTAGCCAAATATCTGAGGATACGCACAGCGATCCCAAATATAACCTTAGAGAAAATGACACCTGCCACTTCAGTGAGTTCGGGCATCGTTACATGGCAAATGAATTAAAATCACACATAGAAAAATTAGGATGGATATGAAAGTACTAATCACAGGCGGCGCAGGTTATCTAGGTTCTACACTAACAGAGTATCTACTCGATAAGGGATACCATGTAACTGTTTTTGATAATTTGATGTATAAACAGTTATCAATGCTTCACCTATTTAAGAGACAAGGCTTTAAGTTTATACTTGGTGATGTTAGAGATACTGAACGCCTACTTGAACAGGCAAAAGTACATGATGTTATTATCCCATTAGCTGCCATAGTAGGAATGCCTGCATGTAAAGCTAATCCGCAATTAGCAACAGATGTAAATTTTCAACACATTGCAAACATTGTGTCAGTATTAGGTCGAGATCAAAAAATCCTTGTACCAAATACTAACAGTCAGTACGGATCATCGGATCAGATTATTACCGAATCAAGTCCTTTCAAGCCTCTGTCGCACTATGCTAAAACTAAATGCGATGCTGAAGATGTAGTGTTGAGTAGAGGCAACGGAATAGCAATGCGACTTGCTACAGTTTTTGGTGTAAGTCCAAGGATGCGACAAGATTTATTAGTCAACGACTTTGTTTATAAATCAGTTACTGATGGTTACCTAGTGTTGTTCGAAGCGCATTTCAAACGCAACTATATTCATGTGCAGGATATTGCCCAAACATTTGAGTTCATGATTAGGAATTATGACCAATGTAAAGGACAGGCGTATAATGTAGGATTGAGTTCTGCAAACCTAAGTAAATTGGAACTAGCTGAAAAGATTAAAGAACATCTTCCCAAGTTAGTGATCAAGCAGGACGAATTTAAAGAAGATTTTGATAAAAGAAATTACATCGTATCAAATGAAAAGATTGAAAATCTGAGTTGGCGCCCGTTATACGACTTAGACTACGGTATCGCACAATTGATCGATGCTTACCAATTTATTATCACCCATAACAACAGGAGCTTTACAAACTTATGAGCGAACGAAAATATCTACATACTCTTGGGGATCTAATTGATCGCCTGAGCATTGTTCAACTTAAAGAAGTGTTTATTTCAGAACATAAAGATGAATATTCTACAGAGATAGCAGATATCGTACACGATATCCAAATCATTTTAGACGAAGCGGCCGGGAATATTACAGCAGACACTATTCGCGCTATCGTTGTAGTATCACAGATGAATTTGCATATCTGGCACAACGAGTCTAATTACCGTCGTGGTGTTAAAGATGGCAACAACTTAGAACTAACACACGGGCTTAATGGTATCCGAAATACTGCTAAGAATAAAATCCAAGAAGTAGTCGGCGGTCGCAAGGATTATAAAGTCGACTGCCTGGCCGCAGAATGGAAAGATTGGGAAATTAGTTGGAGTAAACAGGAGACTGACGATGGAGTTAAATGATACCGTAGCCCGTACTAAGGGTATCATTTTTGCAGGGTGCAGTTTCACTTGGGGGCAAGGACTTTGGTATTACATGAATTCGTCAACTGTTCAAGAAGATATCAAGAACGGATACACTCCCCATCTACAGCAATCGCAACATTTGGCGTTTAAAGATGCCGTGCGCTTTCCTCGATTAGTGGCTAATCATTTTAAAACATTTGAACTAGTTCAACCTAAGAACGGAGGAGCAAATCATCAAATAATCAAATTTTGGACTACAGCTTTACAAACACCAACTATCAAAGATAGAATTCGTATTCGTGGGCACAATTTTGATTACACTAATCGTAGTTTAGATGGAGTTGATCTTAGGACAGTAGAGAAAGATCATCCAGAAATGGTTGATCGACCTATGCCTTTAGATATTTCTGATATTTCACATTTTGTGTTTCAAATAACTGAATGGACACGCGAGCTCGATACAGTTGTCTACAACGGTAAATGGGTTGAAGTAACAATATCGCAAACATGGGATAAGGATCAGCCTTATCAAGAAATACTTTTAGAAAAACTTAGAAAAGAAGAAACTAGTCTAGCTAAGTATAATGCTAAATTAATGTCAACTTCTGTTAAAAATATTAAAACTTTTTTACAAGGGCTTGAGGAACAGGGAGTTAAAACTTCAATAATGTCTTGGCCTCCGGAATATCTACCCTACATTAAAGTTGACCCGTGGTTAAAGGAACGATTTATTGAATTTAACTATAACAATAACAAGTATGATTGCGTCTCGGCATTAATAAAGAATCATCCCGAATTAGCAATTGAAAATGATTTTGAAAATTTTAAGGTTCCGCCACCAGATGGGCACCCTAGTTTAAAATGCCATCAAATAATTGCAGAAAATGTAATAAAATTTTTAGAGAAATAAATGAAAAATATATTAATATTAGGGGACACTTGGGGAATTACTCCCTGCCATATGTGGAGCATGGACAAAACTATTTCAGAATGGTTTGAGTTTCAGTTTATGAAAAAAGGTCATGCAGTATCTAATAGGTCCTGGGGCGGCAATTCTAACAACTATCAACTAACTCAAGCAGAAGTATACCTCGATGCTACAAAAGGAACTGAACGAGAAATTGATTTAATTATTTGGTTTCATTCTGAATTAATGAGGGATTTAACTCCTCCTATTGTAAGTCAAATTCCGACTGTGGGTTATGATGCTGCCATGGAGTTAACAGCAGATTTAATTTATGGACAAGTAACTAACATGAAGGCGAAGTACCCAAAGACTCAATGGGCCATAATGGGGGGACACGCACCTTTGTTATCTTCCAGGAAGCATTTATTAGACTGGGCAGAATTTAGAATAGATAATCTAAGAGCAAAAATTGCAGGACAGGATATTCCGGAAAGCCAAGCATTTGAATTCTTAGAAAGAGGAAAAGGGTGCCTTTGGGACTTCAAAGGAATAACTGATGAGATTATTGAAAGAGAGCAAGCAGTTGCAGAAATCATCAAAGAAGCAACCAAAGACACGGCAAAATTTTATAATCAGAAACATCCTGCACTAGCGCCATTAAAAGCTCTTGCACATGAAATTATGGAACATTTTGGAATTTAATACATATGAAAAGTAAAGACACAGCTAGAGTAACTAAAGGTATCATTTTTGCAGGTTGCAGTTTCACTTGGGGTCAGGGACTTTACTATTATAGTAATCTGTCAACTTTGCGTGAGCCATTGCCCGATCATTACGACGAGAAGCTATTAACACCTTCTCACAAAAGATACATGGAGAGTGTTAGGTATCCTAGGCTTGTAGCCAATCATTTTAAAACTTTTGAACATGTACACCCCAACAACGGCGGATCAAACCAAGGCGCGGTGCATTGGTGGAAAAATTGTCTCACAAATAGAGATCCTAAAGCCTGGTATGGTGGACATAACATTCCTCCTATTGAATACGAAGAAGTGTCGCATTTAGTATTTCAATTAACACAATGGCAACGAGATAACTTCTTTATGGAAGTTAACGGAGAGAAACACGAAATACCCTTTCACATGGCAAGGGGAGATGATCGATTTAAGGAAAAGTTCTTAAAATGGTTAGATCAAACAGGACTTACTCTGGATCAATGGATTGATCAATATATACGCGATGGCTTAGCCAATGTAAAGAGTCTACTAGTCCAGTGTGAGGAACACGGAATAAAGACGATGTTGTTTTCCTGGCCCAATGACTACTCGGCTTTTATAAACGAAGATCCGTGGTTAAAAGAACGGTTCTTGACTTTTGACTACAAGGGTGTAAACTATGATAGTATACAGAATTTGATGAGTCCGGGCGCAATGCAGTCAAAAGGCTACAACCCAGAATTAACGGTAAAGTGGGATGAAGAACAGTTTGAAGTAACACCCAAAGATCATCACCCGTCAGTAACTTGTCATCAAGTAATGGCAGAGAACATTATTAAACGAATTGAGAAACTAGCATGAGTGGACCACAACTATCTCCTTACAAGGACGAGCTTACTAGGGCAATGACATTCCTAGGACAGCAGGACAATGTGATGTTTATAGGACAGCAGATTGTCTATGCAGGTAATCCTATGAGCACAACTTTAGGTGATGTGTCCAAAGACAAGATGGTAGAGCTTCCGGTAATGGAAGAATCACAAATGGGCATGAGCTTAGGTATTGCTATGACGGGCAAGACAGTGGTTACATTCTATCCCCGTTGGGACTTTATCATATTGGCCGTTAACCAATTAGTTAACCATATTGACAAGTATGAATTGATGACCAGTAAGAAAGCAAACATTCTCATTAGGCTGGGCAAAGGATCAGACAAACCATTAGATCCCGGACATCAACACAAGGGCAACTACCTTTCTGAATTTAAATCTCTTTGTCCAAATATTCAATTCCACGACTTACAAAAGACAAAAGATATCTTCAGTGCTTACCAATCTGCATACGAACAGGGCGGTGCTCATGTGTTAGTTGAATATCCAGAATTGTACTATGTATGAAATAAATTCCGACGCCTTTAGTAGCGGTCAAGTTGGTAGTAAAATTTGGCTCTGTGAAGAATTAGAAAGAACCAAATGGACTTCTAATCTAACCTACATATATGGCGGCTGGTATGGAGTCACTGCGTTCCTATTATTGTCACGCGGTAAGTTTAAAGTTGACCATATACAAAGTTTTGACCTTGATCCTGCCTGCGAACCTATTGCAGATATGATTAATGAAAATTGGGTTTGGCAAGATTGGAAGTTCAAAGCCTTTACCCTTGACTGCAACAGTTATGTAAGAGGCAGTCCGGACCTAGTTATTAACACCAGCACAGAACATTTTGACAGCACCGAATGGTTTGATCAGATTCCCTATGGAACTAGAATCATACTCCAAGGCAACAACATGCCGCACGAGGATCACCATGTCCATTCTACAGATCTTAAGGCATTCGTAAACAGTTATCCAATCACTACACTAAATTATGCAGGCCAAAAGGACTTTGAATATCCGACCTGGAAATTTAGTAGATTTATGATTATTGGCGTCAAGTAACCGATATTTTTACCAAAAAGGTTGATTTTTAGTCTCTTTTTAGCATATACTATACGCTTGTTGATAACTATTCTTACCACAAGAGAAAAAAGGAGGTTTTTATGACTGAAATTACACTTGATACAGGGTATAGCATGGACGCAGTAGTAACTGCTACATGCAAAAAGATTGCAACTATCATTCTGATGGTACTTGCAGTTGTGTCCACTATGTCGCTATTATCATTTGTTATGGATTCTAAACTAGCAAAGCTCAGTTCAGTAGAACATACACAAATTACCGCAAAGGTGCGAGAAAGGCAATTACAATGTCTTGCTCAAAATATCTATCACGAAGCTGGGTCTGAACCATTTGAAGGAAAGGTTGCAGTCGCACAGGTTACTTTAAACAGAACAGTAAGCGGAAAGTTTCCGGAAGATATTTGCCAAACTATCTATCAGAAAAATGTCTTTTATAAGAAGGTCGTTTGCCAATTTAGTTGGGTATGCGATAAAGTCGTCGCCGCCCGTAGTCCTAACAAAGAAAGCTACGAAGAAAGCATGACCGTAGCCAAGAAGGTTTTATTGGAAGGATTTAGGCTTCCAAGTTTAGAAGAAGCAATGTTTTATCATGCTGATTACATAAACCCCGGCTGGCGCAAAGAAAAGGTTGCAAAAATCGGCCGTCACATCTTTTACAAATAAAAGGAAACTATCATGAGCTTTTTATCAAATTTTTCACCCGTTAAGTTTTTAACATCAGTGCTGGTTAGTACCTACGAGTTCTTAAAAGATCATTTGGGCCATGTTAGCTCGCATACACTAGGATGGGTGACTATTCTTCTATTGCACCTTGCTAGCATTCCTACCTTGATTGCACTACTGATGGCGCAAAGCGATAAACTACCCCCTATTGATATTATGATCTTTGTTTGGGCAGGATTAACTACTTTATTCTTTAAAGCCCTTATTGAGAAGAATTCATTATACATAGCAACGATTTGTATGGGATTTTTGGCTCAAACAGTATTAATGGGTTTGATATTTTTTAGGTAAATATACGGAACTATACATGGAATATCAATGAGAATAACAGAACTTTTATCTGAAAAGAATCTATCTACGCCCACGCAGAGCCAGTGCTCTGTGGGGCATTCTCGTTTAAGCAATGTGCGTTATGCACAATGCGTGAGCAACGGAATGTTGAAGCACGATACAGGTCACACAGATGGTACGGGTAAACAGGGTGTTAAGGGTAGTGGTCACCCGTTGAAAGGTCGTAAAGCCAAAAGCGTAACACACGGTGGTATTGTTAAAGATTACAGCGGAAAATAAAGGATTCAAATGCTTATTGAAGAACAAGTAAAGAAAATCATAGCCGAACAGTTAGGTGTTAAGATAGAGCAAGTAACAGATGATAGTAACTTAACAAATGACCTTGGTGCAGATTCTCTGGACAAAGTTGAATTAATAATGAATTTGGAAGAAGTATTAGAGATAGAAATTCCAGATGACGATTCAGAACAATTACAAACAGTTAAAGAAGTTATCGAGTTTGTAAAAAAAATTAAAATAGGCACCTCTTAGCACACATATTATGGCATATTCAGACAAGGTACTTGATCATTATGAAAATCCTAGAAATGCAGGATCTTTCCAAAAAGATGATCCCGATGTTGGCACAGGAATGGTGGGCGCACCTGCTTGTGGCGATGTAATGAAATTACAGATTAGAGTAGAAGATGGAATTATCAAAGACGCAAAATTTAAAACATATGGGTGTCTAACAAGCAATATGCCAGTGAATACACCAACTAATAGAAAAAAGATATCATCGTTAGTCGTTGGTGATGAAGTGTTAGCGTGGGATGGAAATACTATTCATCCGCAAAAAGTGCGAGATATTATTAAACATTCGGTCGAAGTGGATGATTTGTTAGTAATTACATTTCAAAGAGAAACTAGTAGACAAAATATTAATCCTGGAACTTTTTCATTAATTTGTACTAAGGAACATATATTTTGGAATGCCAATAACAAGCCAATCGAAGCGCAACAGCTACAAGTAGGACAAGAGTTATATGAGATAACTGAACACGAACTAAGGATTCTTACTAACAACAGACATTGTACTACACTTAAACAAAAAAATAGTGTCAGAATGACAGCATGGAATAAGGAGTTTGACCACTCGGTATTACCACAAAATCAACCTGGGTATGTGTGTAAAGATTTAGCAACTAAAAAGAAGCGTTCAAGTGCAGCCTCAGTTAAAAATTGGTCAAATCTAGCATACATTGAAAAATGGCAACAGGGAATGGCACAACGAGATTGGACTAAACCTACTAGTATTGAACAAAAATACATCAGTTTATTTGAAGAAAACAATGTAGCTGTAAGATGGAGTGCTGGCAAGATATGGATTCAGACGGAATCTGGTCCAGCAAGTCCGGACTTTATTGTGCCTGGCAAGAAAAAATGTATAGAAGTATATACAAAGCAGATGCCGAAATTTATGCAGGATCGGTCTGAGGAATCAAATTATGTGGCCAACCGGCGTAAGCAATTGGCCACAGCCGGATACGACTCGTTATTTTTAGCAGTAGAAGATATTGCACAATCATTACCAGAAGTGCAGAATTTTATTCACAATGGAATGGAAATCGTAGGCATTTCAGCGATAACTCATCAAAATCAATTGCGTGGATGTGAAAGAGATGGCAAATTAGTCGTAGTTTATGATTTAAAATTGGAGGATGGTGCTCATGTGTTTTTCTCTAATAGAGTCGGTTCACACAATTGTGGTTCAGCTATTGCCAGTTCCAGTCTTGTTACTGAATGGGTCAAAGGTAAAACTCTTGACCAAGCAGGAAGCATTAAGAATTCAGAGATTGCTGAAGAGCTCGCCCTACCGCCAGTTAAAATACATTGTTCAATACTAGCAGAAGATGCTATCAAAGCGGCAATAAAAGACTACAGAGAAAGACATGATCTCACTAACTGAACAAGCGGCCACTAAGGTCCAACAACAGTTAGCACATAGAGGCAAAGGCCTGGGCATACGCCTTGGTGTTAAAACTACTGGATGCAGTGGATTGGCCTATACATTAGAATATGTTGATCATACACCAGTTACTAGGGATCAATTCAAATATGAAAGCTACGGAGTAACAGTTTGGGTAGATGGAAGGTCTCATGTTTACCTAGAAGGACTAACAGTGGATTGGGTTAAAAAAGGTCTTAACGAAGGTTTTGATTTTGTTAACCCAAACGAACGAGACCGATGCGGTTGTGGAGAAAGTTTTAGAATATGATTGAACTTACAGAAAGTGCAATTGCAAAAATTGCAGACCTATTAGCAGAAGAAAATAATCCAAAATTAAAACTTCGAACATTCGTCCAAGGTGGCGGATGTAGCGGATTTAGTTATGGATTTACTTTTGATGAAGAACAGGGCGAAGATGACTTTGCAGTCGAACGGCCCGGAATGACCTTGCTCGTTGATGCTATGAGTATGCAATATCTGCAGGGTGCAACAGTGGATTTTACTGACGATCTTATGGGCAGTCAGTTTACTATTAAAAATCCAAATGCCCAAAGTACCTGTGGATGCGGGTCTAGTTTTTCGGTATAAATTGGTAAAAACTCCAGTTGACAATTTTCCAAATATCTTGTATAATATATACATCAAGTCAAACTTAAAGGAAATTTAATGTCACACTGTGAGAACATCATTTGGTCTCTGGAAACCCATCCTAGCCGTCTTAACAAAGAAGCGATCATCGAGGCAGAAATCGATAACGAAGAACTGTTTGAAGGTTTCCAATTAGCACTCAGTCCCTATATTACTTTCGGAGTTAAGAAAGTTCCCAGCCACGGTGGTCCGGATGGACAAGGTTTGCCTTGGGTAGCTTTCAAAGAACTCTGTCATCTTTTAAGCACACGACAACTTACTGGCGACGACGCCCGTAGTGCTATTGAACTGGCATTGGGTGCCAGTAAAAAGGATCAGTGGAATAATTGGTATCGCCGTATCCTTATCAAAGATCTTCGCTGTGGTGTTAGTGAAAAGACCATTAACAAAGTTAAGAAAAATGCAGTCCCTGTGTTTGAATGTATGTTGGCACATGACGGTGCTAATCACGAAAAGAAGATCGTAGGCAAGAAACTGCTAGAACCAAAACTAGACGGTGTCCGTGTGGTCACTATCATTAACGCAGAAGCAAAGACCGCTGTGATGTACAGCCGCAATGGTAAGGTCTTGGAGAACTTCGGACACATTACTAAATCCATAGAGGACGATATAGGACTGTTTGAACGCAGTTGGGTTATTGACGGTGAGATGGTTAGTAGCAGTTTCCAAGCCCTGATGAAACAGGTGCATCGTAAGGAAAATGCCCAAACAGAAGACGCTCGTCTAATGCTGTTTGATATCCTGCCACTTAGCGAATTCCAAAAGGGAAAAAGCGTGTTGGGCCAACGCCGCCGTAGCAATCTGTTGCGCGGCCTAAAAGCACAATTTGATAAAATCGGTAGTATTGACATTATTCCCCAAATTGAAGTTGATCTGGGGAGCTATGTTGGCGAACTAGAATTTAAGCAATATAACAAAGATGCTATTGAAGCCGGTTACGAAGGCATTATGATCAAGGATATAGATGCCCCTTACGAATGTAAGCGGAGTACCAGCTGGCTCAAAATGAAGCCCTTTATCGAAGTAAGTTTAACCGTTGTTGCGGTAGAAGAAGGCACCGGAAAAAATGAAGGTCGATTGGGTGCGATCATATGTGAGGGCGAAGATGATGGGAAGCAGATTCGTGTTAATGTTGGGTCGGGTTTTACAGATGATGACCGAAACGAATTTTGGGCCGACAAAGATGCAGTTGTTGGTCAGATCGTGGAAGTCCGAGCAGATGCGGCGACTCTCAGTCAAGATAGTCAAGAGTTATACTCACTTAGATTCCCAAGGTTCCTTCGATTCCGCGGGTTTGCTAAAGGTGAAAAAATCTAATATGAATAGTAATGCAGTTAAAGAGCTGATGTATGGAGGTATATATCAGCTAATGAAGAATCGAGACTACTATTATTACAGCAGTGCCGGTCCGGACTATTCGCATTGGACAGATATTGGAAAAACCGTTTTGTCAGAATACATGAATTTAATAGCACATAAAATGATGCAAGTGGGAGAAGTAGAGCTCAACCAACGGGCGAAAGATCTAGTAGTTAAGGGTTTAAAAGGAGAGAAAATTTAATCGTGGCAAAAGAAGATATGATCAACCTAGAAGGCAGGGTTGAAGAAGTGTTACCCAACGCAATGTTTCGGGTAAAGCTAGAACAAGGATCTACGATCCTTGGTCACATAAGTGGCAGAATGCGCCAAAATAAAATTCAAATATTAATGGGCGATCGAGTTAAACTCGAAATGAGTCCATACGATCTAACCAAAGGTCGTATAGTGTACCGAGAAAAATAAAATACTTCTAGCCAAAAAAATAGCCCCTCTCGGGGCTATTCCGTCTATTATATATAGTTGGCCCAGCTCGGGTGTTGTAATTCCCAAGCCATCTTTTTACGCTTATCGGCCAAATAGAAGTAACTTGGCTTAAATGGTTTGATCTTAGGTACGACCTTTTTGTTGTTACCTTTTCGGGCATTACAAGGTGCACAGGCAGTAACACAGTTTTCCCAAACAGTTTTTCCTCCGTGACTAGTTGGCAATACATGGTCCAATGTAGCAGTTTTACGGCTAACATCATCTCCACAATATTGGCAAGAGTATCCATCACGCAGGAATACATTTTGTTTTGAGAATCGGACCGTGGTTTTCTTCTTTTGGTATTCCCTAAGAATCATAACCGCAGGAACGCGAGTTTCCCAGTATTCACTGTGAACGATCCAATCTTCGTACCATTCTAGAACTGTGGCTTTATCCGTTACTAGATAACGAATCGATTCTTCCCACGAGATTGTGCTAAGTGGAAGCATACTTACTGGTGCGGCATCCGCATTTAAAATTAAACAAGACATTTTTTTATTTCTTTATAAAGGCGTGACCCAATGTATTTATTATACTTGATATTACCAGTATTGTCAATTAGAATTTCGTAATATCTATATCAGTATCTACGGGCATATTCCAGAAATTTCTATTCTTAACTCCGACTGTTTGTGCAAATTGTTTTGGATTGCAGTTGGCACAGACATGCTTATAGTCATTACTGGCCCGCTTCTTATCCATGTTGCCCACTGCTCGTTCGAACAGAACAGAACAGCGATCACATCGTAGCACAGCCACTTTCTTATATCTAGTATAAGCGTGTGACTTTCCGCTCTTGCTGAGCCTTGTATATTCCGTTTTGATTTTTTTTATTTCCACAATCACCAGTTATTTACATTCGGATTATAAAAGGTAAAACTAAATATCATATTACAGGGTTAGCGAGAAAACTTATGACCATTTACTATATCAATACAGGTTCAGGACCAAACGCAGGCAACGGCGACAGTTTACGAGTTGCTTTTACTAAGATCAATTATAACTTTGGTGAAATAATTGATCAGCTCTCTACAATTGAAGTAGGACCAACAGGACCACAAGGAGTTCAGGGAGACCCGGGTGTTGCAGGTCCAACTGGTCCACAAGGAGATCCGGGTGTTGCAGGACCAACTGGACCACAAGGAGACCCGGGATCAGTAGGAACTACCGGTGCAACTGGTCCTTTGAACACAGGTACTGGTATTGTTTCTGTAGTAAGAGCACAACGAACTGCTGGAGGCAGTAATACAGAAAATCGTTGGACATTTACAACAATTAGCGGATCATTAACTGGTTCATTTGATGCCGGTTCTGGAATAGGATTAAGTAACAACGGATATCTTGTTTTTACACTAACAGGATTCACAGAAATTCCTGCCGCTATGTATGTTTTAAATAATAGATTAATGGCAGATGGCGGACTACAAAACAGTCCTGATGCAAATTGGGCAAGTATTGACCTAGTATCTAAGACAGGGAATACTGGATTATCCGGAATATTAGACCCGGGCGCACCTAATTTTATTACTTCTTTCGATCCGTTAATTCATAAGATTTATTATCAAGTAGCATTAACTAGTGCAGAAGATTTATATTTCCAATTTCAATCAAATGGTGGTATAGTTGGTCCAACAGGACCAACAGGTGCTACACCAGATTTTAGTGCTGTAGCAGAGCATATTATACCAGCCGCAGATTTAACTTACGATCTAGGATCAACATCGAGTCAATGGCGTAGTTTGTATGTGGGAACTAGTACAATTTATTTAGGCGGTACAGCATTAAGCGTTAGCGGTGGCAATTTAACTGTTGACGGAAGTCCTGTTGCAGGCAGCGGATCTGCTACAACTTCGACCTTAATTAGCGGAACTTACACTGTTGCGTTATCTACATCTGGTAGTTTAACCTTACCCATTGGTGGTACTGTGTCAGGCAATGATGATATTAATATCGTAGTCAATAATCAAGACAGCAGTAACTACACTTGGAATTTTGGAAACACTGGAGGGTTGACATTGCCAAGTGGAACTGTGTCAATTGGAAATCCAGATGGTGTTGGCCCAGAGTTTATTGTGGCAGCAGCAGATACTCAAACAGGCATGCTTGTTTCGGGATCAGGACTTGCCAGTATTTCTTGGGTAGATACATATCCAACACCCACTAGTGCTTCACAGCTAGCAATAGACAGTTACGGTGTACGACTGGCTGCTAGTGCTGATGTGAACAATCTTAATAGTTGGCTATTTGGCACAGATGCCAGTTTAACTTTCCCAGATGATACAGTCCAGACCACTGCCTACACAGGTCCGCAGACTTCACTGGATGGTGATGTCACTGGTTCAGTGTTCAGTGATGGCAGCACATTATTGGTAGATGGTGTGGCAGGTAAAATCGTTGGCGATGTAGAGACTGCGAGATTGCGTACATCGGAAACTGCAATAGCATTAGGCTACACAGCAGGTAGTGACACTCAAGGCTCTCGTGCAGTAGCAATTGGTCAACGTGCAGGCCAAACAACCCAAGGCACAAGCGCAGTAGCAATTGGAGAAGATGCAGGCCGAACAAGTCAAGGCCGAACAGCAGTAGCAATTGGAGAAGAAGCCGGTTATTTAACTCAAGGCGTTGATGCAGTAGCAATTGGTTCGGGTGCAGGTTATGATACTCAAGGTGAAGAAGCAGTAGCAATTGGTTGGTATGCAGGTAATGAAGATCAAGGCGAAAACGCAACGGCAGTTGGCGTCTCTGCTGGTCAATCAGATCAAGGTGCAGACGCGACGGCAGTTGGTAATAGGGCAGGTGCAACAAGTCAAGGCACAAGTGCAGTAGCAGTTGGCAAACGGGCTGGCAATGATACTCAAGGCGAAAGTGCAGTAGCAGTTGGTAATACGGCAGGTGAAACAAGTCAAGGCGCAGGTGCAGTGGCAATTGGTGTTGCGGCTGGTTATACAACTCAAGGCGAAAGCGGAGTAGCAGTTGGATATCTTGCAGGTCAAACAACACAAGGCTCAGAAGCAGTAGCAATTGGTGTTGCGGCTGGTAACACAACTCAAGGCCAATTTGGGATAGCAATTGGTTCTGCGGCTGGTAACACAACTCAAGGCGAAAGCGGAGTAGCAATTGGTTCTGCGGCTGGTACTACTTCTCAAGGCGCAAACGCAGTAGCAGTTGGTGCCGCGGCTGGGCAAGCTCAACAAGGCTCAGAAGCAGTAGCAGTTGGTGTTTATGCAGGTAAAACAACTCAAGGCATTGCGGCAGTAGCAATCGGCGAGAGTGCAGGTGAAACAACTCAAAGCGGCTATGCAGTAGCAATTGGATATACTACAGGTCAAACAACTCAAGGCGCAGAAGCAGTAGCACTTGGTTCGGGTGCAGGTAGAACAAATCAAGGAATAAAGGCAGTAGCCATTGGTGTTAGTGCAGGTTTAACAAATCAAGGTGCCAATGCAATAGCAATTGGTGATCAAGCAGGTGAAACAACTCAAAGTTCAAAAGCAATAGCAATTGGTGATCAAGCTGGTGAAACTTCACAAAGCGTGGTAGCAGTGGCTGTAGGTGCACAGGCAGGTGAAACCTCACAAGGCAACAGTGCAGTAGCCGTAGGTTATCTAGCAGGTCAAACAACTCAAGGCTTCAGTGCAGTTGCTATAGGTCGTCAGGCAGGTAACGGTAATCAAGGCGCTAGAGCAATAGCCATAGGTGATCTAGCAGGTTTTGGAAATCAAGCCGCAAATTCAATTGTAATTAATGCATCTGGCGCAGCTTTAGAAAATACAGTAGAAGATACCTTTGTAGTCAAGCCAGTTAGAGCAGCGGCAGGAACCAGCATACTGCAATACGATGCCAGCACAGGCGAAATCACTCACACCAACGACATCTACAGTGATCAACAGATCTCGATCACTGTGTCAGGCGAGGACAGCACAGAGAAAACTTGGTACTTTGGCAATGATGGTGATTTAACAGCACCTGGTGATATAACATTAGATGGGGTAGTTAAACATTCTACTATAGAAAAAACAGGTGGAGCAGGTAGTGAAACATCAACCGCACTGGACCTAACCAAGAGTGTTCAAGTGTTGGTCAGTGCTGATGGCAATGATGACAGTTGGAGTTTGGCAGACGGTGTGGAAGGACAGATCATGTATTTTGTTCCCAAAGGTGCAGGCCTTAATAACCACTATATCAATATTGCTAATGTTAGGTATTTCAGTGAAGGCGGATACACTGTAGGACCCAAGTCATGGATTCCTTTTCAAATTGATGATAATCTTCGGGCTGAAGATTGGAGAAGTCTAGCAGTAGCCGTATTCACAGACGGTGCGTGGAATACAGATACTTCGTGGTTTGACTAATGGTAAATATCACTATGAGAGCAACTGAAATTATCCGTGGCGTGCTAGATCTAATCGATCGAGTTGAATGCGCCCAACAAGAACAGCCCGCCGATCCTATAGGTGGTGCATTTGCACAACTATTTGCGCAGATGACTGAGCCTGCTCAAGATGCCCCATCATCAATAACTCCGGTTGCTTAAGATATTCATGAAAAAAATTCTATTTGCCCTATTGCTAGCGGCTTCAAGTCTAGCACAAGCGTGGGATCAACGCCCCCCACTACCAGTCCAGGCTTGTCAAGTACACAGCCCATATGGCTTCGCACAAACACAACGCACAGCACAGCCTATCTGTCGTGAAGCATATTTGGTGGCATACGATGCTCCTGTAAAGATTCCTGCTTATGTGGCATATACGCTATTACCGCAAAATGCATTAGGATGCTTTCCTAGAACAAATGCGTTTGTTGCTGATCAAAGTCTGGGCGGCACAGGTGCTCGTCCAGATGACTATGCAGGCACAGGCTACGACAAAGGACATGCCGCTCCAGACGGTGACCTAAGCTGGACACAGCAAGTGGAGTATGAATCATTCTTAATGACTAACATGTATCCACAAGCTGGATCATTAAATCGTGGCATTTGGAAATTACTTGAAACGATGGTTCGTGGATGGGCAGTACAGACTAATCAGAGTTATACAATCTTCGTCGGTGCATTTTATGGTGCTGGAGATAAAACAATTGGCAACGGAGTTATCGTTCCACACGGTTACTACAAGATTGTAGTTAATAATAACACTAAGCAGATTGCAGGTTGGGCATTTCCACACATTGCACCATACCCTAATTTAGGCAACGATCTCCGTGTATTCCGTAAACCTATTGCTGATATTATGAAAGAAGCCGGGGTACAATATGCTTTCCCAGCAGGTGCAGTTGAGATTCAGCCCGGCGCAGAATGGCCTGTTAACTTTGGAAAATTAACTCAAATGAAACGCCAAAAATGCGGTAAAGCCGACTAAATATAGAACTATGAGAGCACGAGAATTTACTATTAATATCCCCATTAACATTAAAATTAAGAGTAAATTTCGCGTTTACTAATACACAGATCCTTGCGATTACTCAATTATATTCTCTAAAAGTTATTACGAGTAAGATACCTGCCTCGAAACAAGAAAAACTTTCTCCAACAAAAGTGTCAAGACTTACGGTGAAGACTACTTCAACACTATTGACCAGCTATAGTTATTGGGTATAATTTATTATGATAGAAAATTTAATCAACTACCTTAAAAATGAATTTCTGCTTGATATCATGGTGGGTCTAGCCTGCTTTGGCTGCGGGCAGGCAGGAATTGCCTTAAATACAGAAGAAATAGTAGAATCTTTTAAAAAACACCCTTAGGACCGTTAATCTTTACGGGTGTGGCGGCTGCTGCCAGGTAACTTAACGCCATTCGTTACCAAAGTGAGCACTAAATACAGTCATGAGAGCACAAGAATTTACAGAAAGCACCGGTAGCATATCAGATCATAAGAAGAATTTTATTGAAATTTTTAAGAAATTCTTACCTCTTGCCATGAAGATTTTAAAGTTAAAATCACTCCCGCAGATGATATTTGAACCACAGGTTGGAGATGACCATCAACCCACATTTGGTAAATTTGATAACGAGGCCAACACCCTGAATGTTGCCCTAATGAACCGGCATCCTAATGATATTTTAAGAACTATCGCGCATGAGTTATGTCATTTCAAACAAGGAACAGAACACCGACTAAGACCCGATAGTGGAGACACCGGTAGTCCTATTGAAAACGAAGCCCACGCAGTTGCAGGTGTTATCATGCGGCATTTTAATAAACAATATCCAGAATACTTAAACTCAAAACCAATAACGGAAGACTATGAGAGCAAAAGAATTTCTTAAAGAAGGTGTAGAATTTGGTGTGGCTAAATTAAATGACCAAGGCCAATGGTCATCAAATGAGTTTGGCAAATACGAAATGGTCCCATGCATGGTATGTGACGGCACTGGAAAAGACAGCTATGACGGAACCGATTGTAGATATTGTCGCGGTGACGGGAAGAGTAAAGAATGGGTATCTAATGCACCTACATTACAAGTATCCAACGCCAATGCAGGTGCAATAGCTGATATGTTGGGTTTAGATAATAGCGACTACTCTGGGATTATAACACACGAACAATTGCCTGCAATAATGAAAAAATTGATACTGTTAAAGAATCAAGACACTAAACATTACACACAAGATCCAACGGTAAATCGAGGAAATATGCGCCAAACAACTGATACTGAGACAGGATTGACCAGTATAGGCAGGGGACCAACAATACATGACATGGGCAGAAGTCAAGGCCAAGTGGATCGATATGTTGATACATTAATGGCTATGGTTAAGTTTGCTCAACAACAGGGCGCTGGAATAAGTTGGGGATAATGTGATATTATGAGAGCCAGTGATTTAACATCAAACAAGTTGGTCATTTTTGATATAGACGACACACTTGTACACACCCAGACCAAAGTACATGTAGTTAGGAATGGGCAGGTGATCAAAAGTCTTAACAGTCACGACTTTACACACTATAAATTAAAGCCCGATGAAGAATTTGATTTTGGCGACTTTCGAGATGCCCGCGAATTTTTTGCCAACGCTAAACCAATCATACCAATGATGGATCAGCTTAAACAAGATATTGCCACTGGTAATAAAGTAGTGATGGTAACTGCCCGTGCAGACTTCAATGACAAGGAATTGTTTTTAGACACATTCCGTAAGTACGGAGTGGATATGAACAAGGTGCATGTTTACCGTGCAGGAAATTTAAAGGGCGGATCTACAGAAGATCGTAAAAAGAGAATTATAAGCTCTTTGCTTAATTCTGGAAACTATTCAAAAGCGATCATGTATGACGATGCAGTACCCAATCTAGATTCATTTGTTAGTCTTAAAACAGAATTCCCAAATACTAAATTTTATGCTTGGCATGTCAGCCTAGCTGGGGACGCTAGCGAATACATGAGAACACAGGAATAGTAGATGTACAACTTCATCAAGACTATCTCCGAAGGTCGAACACCAAAGACACTTGAAAGAATTACCTTAGGCTATGCGTTGGGTGCATTAGAAGATAGCGTTGGTAAAGAGACCATGGAATACCATTATGGTAAACTGTACAAAGCCTATGTTGATCGATTTAACAACGGCGAAGGTGATGCCGGTTTTAATGAAGCCGGCGCATTTTTACATAGCATATATTTTGCCCAATTCCAACATCCAACAAAGTCTAATGAGCCCACTGGCGATATCTTAGAATTTATCAACCGACATTTTAAATCAGTTGATAATTTTAAAGAAAAGTTTTTAAAAACAGCAATGGCTATACAAGGTAGTGGTTGGGTTTATCTTGCCAAGAATGGTGAGATTAAAACAATAGTCAATCACGAAATTAAGAAAGATATTGTCTTATTAATCGATTGGTGGGAACACTCATTTATGATAGATTTTGGAAGTGATAAGAAAAAATATCTTGACGGACAGTGGCGGATTATCAACTGGGAAGTAATAAGTCTAAAATTATAATAAAAGAAAAAGCCCAGGGGGCTAACCGTGGACTTTTTCGTACTTCCTAAGTGCTAACTGTCTAGCTAGCCATAATCTAAATTTAACATAGTCTGATATTTCTGGATCTTCATCGACTAATTTACCATACTCGCTAGCTTTTCGATTACGGCCAAATGTGACTTCATCATCTACAATGATATCATTATTATCATTATTATCATCTAAACTACGATTACTTTGCGGCTGGTACGGCTTTGGCGTCTGCTTTAGGTGCGTCTTTCTTAGCAGGTTGACTTTTTGCAGGCTTCTTTTCGTCTTTCTTAACTTCAGCTTTAGCCGGGGCACTTGCTGTAGCGGCTGGAGCAGGAGTTGCAGGAGCCTTAGCTGGTTCTGCGGCAAAAGCGGAGACTGCGAACAAAGTTGCGATTGTGGTTGCGATCAATTTCATGGTATTTCCTTTTTGGTTAATTTGTAGGAAGAATTATTTCCCCTACATATATATAACGCTTGAGCCAGTAAACCCGTTGACAAGATTTTAAAATATATTTGTCCAAAAAAAAGAATTGGACAAAACTGCCCAATCCTTTGTACCACATATATTTTATATTATTATTGTAGGCTACGCCACTATATATATTTTAATATTACTTCTTTGCAACGCCTGAGTTTACAAAGGCATACATCTTTTCAGCTGTTTCTAGAACTTTGTCAAGTCCTGGAAACGATGGCATTTCTACTGTGCCAACGATCTGATTAGTCTTCTCGTCACGCTTGGCAGTCATTTCCCAACCATGGAACTTTATGCTATGTTCCGATTGAACTAGATCCTTGGCCATGCCCAAGATGTCTGTTCTCAGTTCATATCCATTCCTAGATTGATTAACTTTGAACTCGGGCAATTTTGGTGTATTGAATGTGTTTGACATTGTAATTCTCCTTGTGTGTGTATGTCTGTATAGGTACTTCTTTTTCCCTATGTACTATTATATATGCCTATATGAAAAAAAGCAATTATTTCTTGAACTTATTTGTTCGTTCTTTAATAATTTTAATAACTTCATCACTAAGCACAACCTCATAGTGGTTGTAATCTACTTCCACTAATTCCATATCAGCATGATGCCTCTGACTGCTGATAGTTACAACGCCATCATTGGGCTCGGTAATGAATGGACTGTGTCCTTTTACAGTAACCACATTACACCACGGATGCTGTATTTTAATTTTATCTGCTTGTCTCATTACCCAACTGCTAGGACCAATGTCGCGCATTAATCTACTAAACGGTAGGAAGTATTGTACATAGTCTGCAACTTCAGCACCACCATAAGGGGTGCTTAGTGTAACAGCACCCTTAACAGCGGCGGGCATTGAGTTGGCCAAATGCAAACTATAGATGCCGCCTAGACTGTGAGCAACAAACACTAGGTCCGTATGGTCCTGTAGTGTTGACTGCATGTCTTTTAGGTTATTTTCAAACCCATTACGGCTATCATAGTCAATGTCTATACCATTACCTAGTTTGCTTTTGATATAATTGAAGCTTTCGCTAGTGGCATTAGCGCCGTGGATATAAACCAGCTTCATGTTTACCTCTTATCGTTTCATCATGAGTAATTTGGCTTCTTTATAGTTGCCGTGACGGGCTAGGTAAGCTGCCTGGCTTGCTTGTCCAACTGCGGTAATTAGTTCATAGATAGCATTAATTATTTTTTTCATAGATATTTTTCCTTTTGAGAGTAGTAGTATTGTTGTATATAATTATCTAGTTGTGCGGCATCGGTAATGCCTTTGGTGCTTAGGTATGCATCTAAGCGGCTCTGATAAGAGCTGTCTGGGAACATTTCGCTCAATCGAGCAATCATGTTCAACATACGGGTTGATATAGTTTCCATTTCAATTTCCTCTGTAAGTGTGTGTAGAAAGATATTAGCGTTTCTACTGAGTATTTAGTATTATATGTTGCGACCGCACAATTTACAAGTTGTTATTTGCCCATTCGTTATGTTAAACTAACACTAACAACAAATAAATAAAAGAAAGGAAACTATCTTGAAACGAGCCACCCGTAGTCTTTTAGAAGAACTCAATTCGATAACTATCAAGAAGAATAGCGATGCTATTATTGAAAGTAGAGCCGCCCATGTCATCGATAGTGCTATCAATCTTCTAGCTCTAATCAAAGAGAATTATAACCCAGAAGATGCGTATGAGCTAGAGCGCAGGCTTATTAATAGCATAAAAGGTAGTGATCCAGCTAAGTTCGTCCGTAGCATACGCAAGTTGCGCGACAGCAAGGATACAGCTAGACACCTCAAAATACTAGAGGGTGATGTAAAAGACGACGATCTTTAACCCATTTGGGCACATTTTTCCCAGTTGTCATAAATACTATTACATAAAACACTCCGGAGCGGAGTGGACATATTCAGATAAAGGAGAAATATTATGTCAGCAGGAATTACACGAGTTCATGGCTCAGTTGCAGCCCCAAGTCAGCGTCCAAGTACGCTAACTTTTTTCCAAATTGATTTTGGTGTTGATTGTACGGCCGAAGTCGGTCTTGTCAATGGCGCTATTGATCAAGCAGTCCGCGCATGTTCAGAATTTGCTACAGTAGCAATGGTCGGAACATTAAGTGCTACAGGTGGTACAGGACAGGGATTAGTTATCGGTATTGAAGACACAGGTGTTGATAGTCTTAGCCCAAGTGGTTTAGGTATGGGCCTTCCAGATGAGGCAGCTACCACAGCAGCCGCTCTAGAAGCCGCAATCACTGCTCTAGGTGACGATGTTGGTGAAAATAGCATTGATTTAACAGGTGCTACTGTTGCCGCTTTCACATTATAATCTTTAATTAGATTTGAGATTAGGGACTTTTTAAGTCCCTTTTCTTTTGGCCTAAATTTAGGCCATTTCCGCATATTTTTTCCAAACAGCATAAATATTATTACCAAAAACACTCCTGAGCGGAGTGGACATTTTAGATAAAGGAGAAATATTATGTCAGCAGGAATTACACGAGTTAACGGTTCAGTCGCAGCCCCAAGTCAGCGTCCAAGTACACTAAGTTTTTTTAACATTGCCTTCCCAGCCGCAGTAAATGGTCAAGTTGGTGTTGTAAACGGTGCAATTGACAAGACTATTCAGGCTTGCTCATTATTTGCCACAGTAGCAATGATCGGTACAGTTCAAAACACTGGTACAGGTGCAAATCGCGATCTACGCATTGCTATTGAAGATACTGGCGCAGACTCTCTAAGCCCAAGTGGGTTAGGCATGGGTCTTCCAGACGAAGAATCTAGCACAGCAGATGCTTTAGAAACAGCAATTAAGGCAGTTGGTACAGTTAACGGTATCGCATTAGGTAGCGTATCTGTTACAGCGTTCACACTATAATCTTTAATTAGATTTAAGACTAGGGACTTTTTTAAGTCCCTTTTCTTTTGGCCATAAATACATTATATAGGTACTTTATGGAAATAATAGAAATTCAAACTTTAGTTGACATCACCAATACACGGGTAATACGACCTAACCAAGGAAGTCAACTTGAGTATGACCAAAATAGAAACTTTATCACACTAAGACAGTGTGTAGAAATTAGAAGTATTATTTCCTATGATAATCCGCCTGCCTCAGAAATGATTGATGTAAAAGAGTTAGGGTTCGGTAGCGAGTTCAAAGGCAAGCATCGTGTATGGACCTTTAAGTTTATTCCTGATAGAGTTGGCGTATATGCCGACGAGCATGGTGACGCTAAAGGTAGTTTAGTTGAAGATCTCGACTCTGTACCAATCATAAAAAATCTCACAGAAACGGTAAATATAGACAAGGCGATCTTTGATTGTAAAGACCGTACCTCTAAAAACATTATCATCAAGGCTCATAAAGGCACACTGTAAGGCATCGTAGGATAGCATGAGAGTAATACCTTTAGGAGATAAACTATGACCGTACAAGGTCCAATTGATATAGAAAGAGAAAATCTAGAAGCCCATGTTGATTTATGTGCATCTCGATACGAAAGCCTGGACAAGAGATTGACCAGCGTTGAAGAAAAACTAACCACATTACAAGTATTGATTCAAACTAGTCAAAACAGCATTACTAGGATACTCATTGGTACTGCCGGTACAGTTATTACTGGAATTTTAGGACTAGTCGTTGTAGTACTACAGAAATAACATGAGAATAAGCGAATTATTTGAAGAGACAGTTGCACCTGTACCCCCGGGGCAAGCACAGAAACCTCCAGTTACTACTCCGGCACAAACAGGAACTACTACTCCACCTACTGCATCGAATGGCACTCCGCCATCTACAGTAGCAGGGCAAACTCCTGTAACTCCTGTAACTCCTCCTCCAAATCAACAGGTAGGACAAGATCCGCAACAAGCACAGCAAGCACAGCAAGTACAACAATTTGCAGATCAATCTAAGCAGGCAATGACCGACTTAGATAAAATTGCCGCACAGATTGTGGGGCTAAAACAAAAACAACAACAAATGCAACAACAGTTGCAAAAAACAGTATAATGAAAATACATCAGCTCATCGATGGCCCATCTATCCACATTACTAATGAAGAGCAACAATTCATTGAGCATCATACTGGGGCTGTAAAGATACCGAGTTTAGATGAGCACGATCAATGGATTGCCCAAGGTTTAGTCCGTAAGGGAGTTTATAAAATAAGTAAAGATAACATCACATTGATCAATAACCTAAATGAAAAATATTCCAGCTGAACTTTATAAAAAAATAGAAGTCTTGTCTAACGAAGTTAAACGGACTCTTAGAAAAAAAGGAATCGTTATTCCCTTAAGGAATAATGACGGTTCTGTTAATGTTGGATTTTATAAGATCGTTAAAACTGATTACGGATACAGTATATTAGATAGAGCAGGTGAACCGATAATAGAAAGAATAAATTTACCGCAAACTGCCGTAATTTTAGCCAATGATCTAGCATTGGGTCGTTTTAGAAACGACATTATCTTAAATCATGATCGATACTACGGGTATGCTGAATTTGAAGAACAATTACAAACTAGAATTGCTTCTAAAAAAGGCCCCAAATCGTTAGAGACTTACGAAATAGTAACTACTAAAGCAAATATAGCTCGAGCAAAGAAGGCGCTCCACAGAAGATCTTTGGTCTCAAGCTATCAGAAACTTATTAAACTCGTATAAATAAGTTTAATATAACTTTTTGGAACTCACCATATGAAGCCCACAGATTTCGCAAGTAAAATTTCAAGTTCAAAGTTGAAAGAAAATATTACCAAACAGTTTGGTACTACAATTAACTTTGAAAAATATAACCGTGAGCAATTGGAAGATATGCGTAACAAATTACGCACCCGTGTTTTCCACCACGAAGGTAAATCGGGTTACAATGATTTGTTAAAGAATGAGTCATACCAAAAAGATAAAGCAATGTTAGAATTGCTCAACATAAGGATTAAAGAGATGCTAGGCGAACAAATGCAAAAATTGCGCGACAAAATGGATGCGCTAAACGAAGCTAAAAAGGGCACACGCCCCCCAAAAACAAAGATTAGTGCCAAGGGTGCAAAACCAGACTTCCTTAACATGGACAAAGACGGCGACAAAAAAGAGCCAATGAAAAAAGCTGTCGCTGACAAGAAAGCAGGTCCTAAGAAGGGTGTTAACCCATTTGCTAAAGTTAAAGAAGACGACACCGATCGTAAACCATCAAAAGAAACTTCACGCACAGTTAAGATGAAGAAACAAGGCGGCGGCGATGTTGATGTTAATGTACGCAAAGTACAAGGGTGGCAGAGTCAGAAAGCAGATAAAAATGCTGATAAAGAAAAAGATCTAGATGAAGGCAAGTCTTGCTCCGAAGGTCATACAAAAATGACCAAAGGTTGTAAAGAGTGTGCAGGCATGTGGGAAAGCAAGAAAGCTAAACCAGACTTCCTTAACATGGACAAAGATGGCAATAAGAAAGAACCAATGAAGAAAGCCGTTAAGGATAAGAAGAAAGTTAAAGAAAGCCAATTCAAACACAATGTAAGATTCGTAAATGAAAGTTTACAGTTCTTATTGCAGGAAGATGAAGAGGGCAAGGCCAAGGCAATTACAGCCGCAGGCGATATGGTCAATGACTTCACAAGTTGGATGCAACGAGTTGGTCAGTATCAAACAAAGACCATGATTGAACTAGCCGATGCTATCAAAGCAGATTTCGGTGCTCAAGAATCTGAAACATTCAAACAGTCAGTCGGACCAGCTTTAAGTGCTACACTAGAAGTACTGACACAACAGCGCGAAGCTATCAGCAATGCGGTTGCAGTACTAGCAGGCGAGGCAGCACCAGAGATGCCAATGGGAGCAGAGCCAGGTATGGATGCCGCTGGCCCAGACATGATGAATTCACTGGCAGGGGACGAGTTTGCAGGTGCAGATGCTGCCGCAGGCGGCGCTGAAGTAACAGGTCGTGCAATGCGTGAAAGCAAAGAACAACGCCGTGCTCGTAAGTTATCCGAAGCTCACAACATTATGTCTAAGTTAGCAAGGTAATGAGATTATTTGAAGTAGACCAAGGGTCTGTCAGGGATGTATTAGCAGTAATGCAGGGCCTGGCAGACAAAGAAGGGCAGACAAGTGAACTGCCCTTTCCCGTTGTAATGAATATTTTAAAACCGTTTGGATTGGGTATTAGCACTCCAGATGGGTTGATCGCACTCAAAAATGCTGTTGATCCAAGTGGTGATGTTATCCAAGATATTTCCGATGATGGTACCGTTACCTTAAACACCAAAGTACAAGGTGCTAATCAAGAACAGGGAACTGCTCCTAAAAAAGCAACAGGACCCAGCGTTGACAAAATGGCTTCGGCTAACTCTAAGAAGTTAAGTCCAGATATTTGACACGGTAGGTTGCAGGTGTTATAATTAACACTATGCAAACTTATACTCCTCCACCGTTCGTTGAACGATTCCAATATAAAAACTGTAAGCAAATAAATGATCCGGTAACTCGTAAAAGAGTTTACCAAACTCCCGACGGTGAAACACTACCAAGTGTGACCACTATCCTAAGTTCTACCAAAGACATGACTTCCTTAAACGCATGGCGTGATAAGATAGGACATGACAAGGCTCAACAAATCACCAATGAGGCTGCTGGTGTAGGAACTGCTATGCATGGCAATTTAGAAAGATTTATTGCCGGGGTTCAGCGTCAACCTGGAAACAATCCTGTACATATACAAGCCAACAAAATGGCCGATGTTATTATTGAAAAAGGCCTTGTTGACATGTCCGAAATTTGGGCAATGGAACAAAGTTTGTACTTTCCAGGTCTATACAGCGGCACAACTGACTTAGTGGGTGTTTATAAAGGCAATCCTAGCGTATGCGATTATAAACAAACCAACAAACCTAAAAAAGAAGAATGGGTTGGTGATTACAAAATACAACTTATAGCATATATCTTAGCACACAATGAAGTCTACGGTACCAACATAAAAGAAGGTCATGTGTTCATGTGTAGCAGAGATTTACAGTACCAGCAATTTGATCTTTGGCCCGACGAGTTTGAACACTGGCAAAGTCAGTGGTTAGACAAAGTAAACGAATACTACACCACTGGTATGCGCGGACTCAAACAAAAACTCACGAACTAATAAGATAAATATCCCTATAACAGGGATATTTTTATGGCTGTAATAGAAATCGCGAGAATACAGGTCCGTAGAGGACAAGAGCACGAAACCGGCGTTCCTCAACTAGAGCCCGGCGAATTTGGTTGGGCAGAAGATACACAAAATCTATATATTGGTAAGCGGGTATCTGAAGGAGCGAATAGCGATGATAATGCTAGGGTCCTAACCGATAAGGACCTTCAAAATTTCTTTAACCTGATAGAAGGAAGCCACAGTCTAACAGGCTCTGCCGCTAGTACAAGTACATATAGATATCGCGATGATCTACCATTTAGTCAGTTTAGAAGTACTACAACTACGATTGCTAAAAAACTAGACGCTACAGTAAACCTACATGATTTTACTCAAGAGGCTCTTATTGACGGGACTGACATCACGGATGCGTTAACTAGGGCTATACAGGATATCTATTCCAACGAATTTTATGGAACTGGAACCGTTCGAGTTTTAGAAATCCCTGCGGGAGACTTTAGAGTTTCTTCTGTAGTTGATTTACCTCCATATGCCCACTTGCGTGGAGAAGGTCCGGGTATTACATCAATTACATTGACTAACAATGCTACAAATTTATTTAGGACCGTGGATGGGTTAGGAAATAATTTCTCAGTTACAATGCAGACCGGTGAGTTTTCTTCAAAATATGTAACATTGGAAGATATGACTCTTGCTTATAAAAAAGATAATGTTAATACAGCAAGCCTAATCACAATAGATAACTGTGAGAAACCTACAATCAATAATATAGAATTTACAACTAAAGACGCTAATATATCGACCTCTACTTATGTAAGCACCGGTACTGCTATTACTGTTAGAGGAAATCTCGGATCGGACTTAACCGGAGCAGTTGCTTACAGCACTCTGGTACAAAATTGTGTTTTTAAAAATATAGAGCGAGGAGTTAATTTAATTGGTCGTATTAGCGGCACAAAAATTTCCAACAGCACCTTTGGCTATCTAAAAACTGGAATTCGCGTATCATCTGCAAATGCAGATCCAACAGGCAGAATTGCACAACATACTTTAGTCACTAAAAATAGATTTCAAGACATCCGAGAGTATGCAATTGAAACTACCCAAAATGATTCTGCAACTAATTTGATAAGCAGAGAGAATATCTATAGAACTGTGGGTAATTTAGGAACCATTGCTGATAAAAATATCACGCAACAAAAGAATCCAATTTTTAAATTTGATTCAATGGGTAATACATCAATAAACGATCGATTTAATAGAAAAGAAGTTTCGGTTAATTCCGATCCGGGCTTTTACTATAATCCTATAGCAAGCCAACATGCAAAGATAGAAAACACTATCCCAGAAAATGTTACATTAGCCGCATCAACTAATAACCAAGAAGTTTGTAAAATTCCTCTTACAGGACATGACCAGATTGCATTGATTGAATATCAAATAGGTAATGACAACATGAGCAGGAAAGGTACATTGACCGTAAATATTTCAAGCGATAACTTTGCATCAGTAAGTGACTATTACAACTATTCCGAAGTAATAACCGATACTTCGAATTTACTAGCGTTCTCAACTAACATGGATAATGACGCACTTAATTACATATCAGTGGTTGCTTATAACTTTGATGAAGTTGAGACTACAATGGAATATACTATAACCATAATGGTTTAATTAATGTTTGAAAAATCAATTGACGATCGACTGTCGGCATGGGCTGACCATCGCAGGTATCTTACCCAATGCAGTGATCCGTTACAAGAGGTGCACAACTTTTGGCGAGACGCACCATTTGTTCCATTCAATAATAAAATAGATCAATACAATAAAAAAAGTTGGCCCACACCTTGGGAAATTATTGTTTCAAATAGGTTCGATGACTTCACTAAAGCTGTAATGATCGGTTGGACATTAAAGTTAACTGATCGGTTTAAAAATTCAAAAATAGAAATCAAAACACTTGTAAACTCAACAAAAAAGTGTTATTATAATATCGTGTGTGTCGATGACACTTGGGTAATTAACTACAACGATAACGGTCCAGTTCCGGCAGATGATGTCCCGGATTCATTTTACCTCGAAAATCAAGTAGAACTGAGCTCCCGCTGGTAAATATCTTCACCACAATACCAGAAGGCAATAAAAATGATAACAGTTGTTAAACGCAATGGGGAGCGTGTTCCTCTCGATATTTCGAAGATACAAAGACAGGTAGCACACGCATGTAGAGGCATTGACGGAGTTAGTCAGTCAATGATAGAATTAAAAGCACAGATAGAATTGCACGATGGAATTACAACAGAAACTATAGACGAGCTATTGCTCAAGGCTATGGTCAACCTAATTGACGAAACCGAAAATCCAGAAATCAATAATGTCAACTATCAGTATGTAGCTGGTAGGCAACGAGTGAGTATGTTGCGTAAAGAAGTCTATGGAGAATATGTTCCTCCAAAACTTTATGAGATAGTTAAGAAAAATGTTAAGGAAGGTGTCTATACTACAGACCTCCTAGAATGGTATACTGAAGACGAATGGAATATCATCGATCTTTTCGTCGATCATGATAAAGATGAAAATTATAACTTTGCCGCTATTGCACAACTATGCGAAAAATATCTTGTACAGAATCGCACCACTGGTCAAATTTACGAAACCCCACAAATACGATATGCCATAGCCGCCAGCACAGCTTTTCATGCTGAACCTAAAGAAAATAGATTAAAATATGTGAAGGATTATTATGAGTGTGCAAGCGACGGACACTTTACCCTAGCAACTCCTGTTCTCGCCGGTCTTGGCACACCTACCAAGCAGTTTAGTAGTTGCGTGTTGATTAGCAGTGATGATACATTAGATAGTATTTTTGCCGCAGGTGAAATGATGGCCAAGTATGCCAGCAAGCGGGCAGGCATTGGACTTGAGATTGGAAGGTTGCGTCCATTAGGAGCACCGATCCGCGGTGGAGAGATTAAGCATACTGGCATGCTCCCATTCCTAAAGAAATGGTTCTCCGACCTGCGCTCATGTAGCCAAGGCGGTATTCGTAATGCGTCATGTACTGTAACTTTCCCTATTTGGCATTATCAATTTGAAGACCTTATTGTATTGAAAAATAATCAAGGTACTGACGAGACTCGTGTGCGTCAAATGGATTATAGTGTAGTTGTTAGTGCAATGTTTTGGCGCCGTTATAAGAATAGTGAAAGCATTACATTATTTGATCCAAATGAAGTTCCTGACCTATACGAAGCCTATTACAGAGATAGTAAAGAATTTGAAACATTGTACCTAAAGTACGAGCAAGATAAAACTAAGAAAAAGAAAGTCTTATCGGCAGAGGCAATCTTTAAGAATGGCATTCTTAAAGAAAGGTCGGACACCGGTCGCATCTATCTAGTAAACATAGATAATGTTATCAACCAAGGCCCGTTTGATACTAAAGTTGACCCTATATATCAAAGCAATCTATGTCAAGAGATTCTCTTGCCCACACGACCGTTCCAACGCATTGAAGATCCAAATGGGCGAATCGCCCTTTGTACGCTAGGTTCGATTAACTGGGGTGCATTCCGTAATCCTCAAGAGATGCGTAAGGCCTGCCGTACATTGGTAAGAAGTCTAAGCAATCTACTACAATACCAAGACTTCCTTAGTATTCAAAGTAAAATGGCTAATACGGAATTTGAGCCGTTAGGCGTGGGCATTACTAACTTAGCTTACTGGCATGCTCGCAAGTCAATGAAGTATGGAGATCCAGAAGCACTTGCAGAAGTTAAGCGTTGGATGGAACATCAAGCATATTATCTTACCGAGATCAGTGTTGAATTAGCCAAGGAGCGCGGCCCCTGTACTCGCAGTGAACACACTTGGTATGGTAAGGGCGTATTTCCTTGGGAGCGTAGAAACTCAGGTGTAAATGAGTTAACTGATTTCACTCCCAGCATTAATTGGGAGCCCTTGCGTGAGAACATGAAGAAGTATGGTATCCGTAATGCTACATTAATGGCTGTGGCTCCGGTTGAGTCAAGTAGTGTAGTATTAAACAGTACAAATGGTATTGAGATGCCCATGGAGATGATTAGTGTTAAGGAATCAAAAGCAGGTAGTTTTGTGCAAGTAGTTCCTGAATATCGTAGATTAAAAAATCGCTATCAACTCATGTGGGACCAAAAAGATTGTGTCACCTATCTAAAGACTGCGGCAGTATTAGCAGCCTATGTTGATCAAAGTTTGAGCACTAACACATTTTACAATCCAGCACATTTTGAAGGTGGTAAAGTTCCGGGAACACTAGTTGCTAAGAATTTAATGTTAGCCTATAAATGGGGAATCAAATCCATCTACTACAGCCTTATTAATAAAGTTGGCGCTAAGACCTCGGTTACTGGAACAAACGAAATTTTACTGGCCATACCAGCTACAAGCATAATTACAACTGACACCTCGATTATTTACGAGGATGATGATTCCTGCGAAGCCTGCAAGTTGTAAACTATGAACATGGTAAAGTATTTTAGGAAGGGCCGGATCCCAACCGCAGACATTGAATGGACACAATATAAATGAGCAAAGAACAATACGATTTTAGCAAACCCACAAATTACCTCAAGCGTAAAATGTTTTTGGATCCAGCAGGACCAGTAACAGTACAGAGATTCGAGGAAGTAAAATATCCTAAACTACAGAAGTACGAAGAATTGGCTCGTGGGTTCTTTTGGGTACCGGAAGAAATTAGTCTTACTAAAGATAAAATGGATCACAAGGAAGCAAGTGATGCGGTTAAACACATATTCACTAGCAACCTGTTGCGCCAAACCGCCCTTGATAGTATACAAGGCCGCGCTCCATTCCAGGTATTCGGTCCTGTTAGTAGTATTCCGGAACTAGAAGCACTAGCACTTACTTGGAGTTTCTTTGAAACTTCAATCCATAGTAAATCATATAGCCATATTATTCGTAATGTCTATGGCGTACCTAAAGATGAGTTTAACAAAATTCATGACACAGCTGAGATTTCTAACATGGCCGCCAGCGTTGGAAAATATTATGAAGATCTACATCAACTTAACTGTCGTAAAGAATTGGGCGAAGAAATTCCTTTACACGATCACAAGAAAGCGATTTGGTTGGCATTACACGCGAGCTATGCATTGGAAGCACTCCGCTTCATGGTATCATTTGCCACCTCATTAGCCATGGTAGAAAATAAGATCTATATCGGTAATGGTAACATTATCAGCTTGATCCTACAAGATGAAATTTTACACAGCGAATGGACTGCTTGGTTAATCAACAATGTTGTCAAGGATGATCCAGATTTTGTGCCCATTGCAGAAGAATGTCGTGACGAGGTATATGCTATGTATATGGAAGTTATTGCAGAAGAGAAAGCCTGGGCAGATTATCTGTTTAAACTTGGTCCCGTCATTGGATTGAATGCGGCGATTTTAAAAGACTTTGTTGATCATACAGCTTTTATTAAATTAAAAGATGTTGGGATCAAGTACGAAGAAGAGCATCCAAGAGCAAGTCCAATTCCCTGGTTTAACAAACATGTGAATATCAATAAGAAGCAAACTGCACTACAAGAAAATGAAAGCACCAATTATGTTATTGGTGTAATGAGCGATGCAGTTGAATATGATGAACTTCCAGACCTATAAAATGATTAGAATTATAAAAGAAAGTCTATTGTTGTTACGATTAAAACTTAATCGTTTTAAAAGTTATAACAAGTACACTGGCCCATTAATCGATGCAATGGGGCAGATTAATTTAAAAATAGACAGCGAACATCTTAGTAAAGTTTTAGGATCTTCGGGTGTTAGCCATCTTGCATTATTTGGTAGAGCTAACGGCATTGATAATAATAGTGACGAACATGTTTTTAATATTAGTCAAACATTAAAAGATACTATCATATTTGGAGCAGTTAAAGGGTTTGATCATCAAAATGATATTACTCCAAGTTTTATCAAAGCAATTTCAAAAGATATAAAGCGTGGTGCAAGATTTGTCGGAGAGATACAATGCACTCATGGTGACAAGTATAATCCGCAAAGTGATTATAGTGTCACCAATGAAGTGAACTTAGCAGGTGAACGATACATTAATCCCTTATCTCCTAATTTTTTAAAATTAATGGATAAACTTAAAGGGAAAAATATTCCAGTAATGCTTCATTGGGAAATGTATAATTGGGAGAGAGATTGGCCCAACTTTAACGAACTTTTTACCCGCTATCCAGATATTGATTTTATAATTCCACATGCAGGGTATAATAGTGCTGTTCATGCACACGAAATATTAAGATTGCATCAATCACATGTTTATTTTACATTAAGCAAGCGAGAAATGTTTTATTTCAAGTATAAATGGCGTTCTTTTAAGGGATACGATCTCGGAAGATACACCTTTGCTAGTTATGAAAAATTAAATAAACTTAGTAGTAGTATGTTAGATCCAAGTGGTAAAATTCAACGGTTGTGGCACGATGTATTATTAAAATATTCTAATAATTTTATGTTTGCTACTGATTGTCACAAAGAACATGCATGGAGTGTATATCCTAAAATCATCGATCATTGGAGAGATATTCTAGGTCAATTACCAATCGAAGTAGCTGAAAAGATTGCATTTAAAAATGCAAAGAAATTATATAAAATATCGGAGGCTTAAATGGCACAAATTATAGAAGAACAAGTAGTCATTACAATCAGTACACTAGTACGAGATGAAGATGCCGGTAAGACTACAACCAAAGTTGTTAGCGAACAAATAATTAAAAGCATCGAACATTCTGTACAAGTTTTAATGAGCGATGTTTATCTAGTAGAAGCAAAGGAAGGCTAAAATGAAAGCAATAATATGGTCCAAGTATCATTGTCCCTATTGTGATCAGGCAAAGGCCCTGTTAACACAGAAGGGGATTGAATTTGAAGAAAAGAAAATAGGCGATGGCTATACAAAAGAAGAATTGTTAGAGGCTATCCCTACAGCAAGAACAGTCCCACAGATTTTCTTAGATGGAACATTAATTGGTGGGTTTACTGAACTACGGGCACACTTAAATGGATGATAGCAAAAATACTCTTGATTTAGAATTTCCACTGTTTCCACCAGACGACACAGTTACTTTAGACATCTCGTCAATGTATACTACTACTGGTAACTGCCTTACGACGCCACAATACGGAAATATTACTATTTCTAGTAATACTTGGGGAACCACGAGTCCCTACATTTATCCCACTACCGGTATACAATCAAGTTTAACAGTTAGTGGCGATGCAGAATTTGACGGCGATGTTAAGATTAAAGGTGTTAGCATTGCCAAGGCATTAGAAGATATACAAAAGCGTCTTGCTATACTTGTACCCGATCCTGAAAAGTTAGAACACTTTGAAGCATTAAAGAAAGCCTACGAGCATTATAAAGTGTTAGAAGCACTTTGCCAACTACCTACGAAAGAAGAAAAATGAATCATACAAAAAGAATATTAGTAATGGGATTACCCGGTTCTGGGAAAACATATTTTTCCGAACGACTTAAGAAATATCTCGAGGAAAACTCCTCGGTAGAAACAATGCCGCTATGGCGTGCCTCGACAATGGAAATGGTTCCGTTGTACTATAAATCAAAAGTTGACTGGTTTAACGCAGATGAAATAAGAAAGCGTTTTAACGATTGGGACTTCAGCAAAGAAGGCCGTATCCGTCAAAGTATTCGAATGTTCGATTTTGCCATCGCATGTAATGGGGATTTTGTTATCTGTGATTTTGTTGCTCCGTTAGTTGAGATGCGTAACAACTTTAAGGCCGATTGGACAATCTGGATTGATACTATCAAAGAGGGTCGATTCGATGACACTAACAAAGCATTTGTTCCTCCCGAAGTTTATGATTTCCGTATTACTGAACAAGATGCAGGAAAGTGGGTAGAACTAGTCGGCGATCATATCTTACACAATCGCCGCCGTCCTACATTTGATTGGCAAAAAGAAACAGTGCAGATGTTAGGTCGGTGGCAACCGTGGCATGAAGGACATCGTGCTCTGTTTGAACGACTTATTGCTCGCACTGGGCAAGTCGTTATTCAAATTCGAGATGTTCAGGGTTGGCAAGGATCTAATCCGTTTGCCATAGAGCAAGTTAAAGCATTTATCAAGCGCGACTTAGATCCGATTTATCAAGGGCAATATGAAATTCAAGTAGTACCTAATATTGTTCATATTGGTTGGGGACGAGGGGTTGGATATACTTCAGGCGAAGAAACCTTTGATGAAAGCATCACGCAGATCTCCGCTACGAAAATCCGCAAAGAACTAGCTTTAAAATAAAGGAATAAAATGTTAATTAATAAAGGTTTCTCCAATGGAGATGTAGTAAGTATCAAGCTAATCAATGGTGATGAAATTATTGCTAAGTTTGAAAGAGAAGATACTGATACAATTACGGTCAATCGCCCCCTGGCGCTAACTATGAACGGCCAGGGCCTAGGAATGATTCCGTGGGTGTTCCTTGGAAAGGATGGGGATATTACCCTTAGAAAATCTAATACATTTTTTATTGTAGAAAGCAAGGGCGAGGCATCGAAGCAATATTTAGAAGGTACTACCGGTATCGCATTGCGTTAAATACAGTATATAGGAGATAGAGTATGCCGTATGTACCAGGTGGCGGAGCCCAAAAAGATAGTGGATTAAATGCAGTTGGTGATGTTTACCATGCAACGAATGTCTATGCAAATAATGTACTAGTGGCATTGTGGCAGACACCCGGAGAAAGTGCGTCATTTGCAGGTGTTAGTGTGAGTGTGTCGGTTGAGCTTCCAGAAGCTGTGCAAGGTTCGATTAATACACAGACTAGTAGCTATATAGAGAATCCCGATGCATCTTACAATGCGGTCGCAGCCGAGGGTGGAGTTAAACCTAATTACCCGGGCACACCTAATGATGAGTCAACCGGTACTGGAATTATTTCTGAAACTACATCTTCTTCCGATGTTTGTTCGTTCTTAACTAAAACCCTGGACGAAGCAAGCAGGGGTATGTGGAGAGAAAGCGGCCAAGGTGGCAAACCTAGCAATCCTAACATTACTGGAATTTGGAAAAGTTTAGGCTATCCAGCATCCGGTGCATGGACCACTGACCAAACAGCATGGTGCATGGGCTTTGTTAATTTTGCCTTAAAGTCTTCGGGCTACAAATATGTCCAAACAGCATGGGCATACGACATACGAGATAAAACTAGTAAATGGAACGCTACCAAGATTCCAAATGAACAAGCACAATGTGGAGATATTGCCCTCTGGAGTTACGGGCATGTGAATTTTGTTTATCAAAAGAAGGGTGCAGGGTTCTCTATGTGTGGCGGGAATCAAAGTCCAAAAAATGCAGGAAACAATCCAAATGACGGGGATGTTACCGTAAGTTGGCCAGGCGGGTGTCCTCCAAGCAACCCTACATGGGTTGGAACTTTCCGTCCAAGCAGGACTTGACATAAATCTAGTTTGATGTTATATTTAAAAAAAGGATACGAGAATGGGTGACGATACCACTAAATTTAAGAATTCCAAGCGTAGACTTAACGACGATAATGCTATTGCTAAACAGGTAAAGATTGCTAAAGTTTCTGGAGTACCATTTTTGGAGCCACATAAATTTGCCAAGCATCATGCAATGAATTGTGGTAATCCAAAATGCTATATGTGTAGCAATCCTAGAAAAGTTTGGAAAGAACTAACTTTGCAAGAAAAGCGACAACATCAAAATATGGAAATTGCAAGATTACGCCATAGTAACGGAATTTATTTAGACAAAGACGAGTAAATAAGTTAGTCTTGTAGGGGTAAACTTGCATAGCAGGTTGCAGTCAGTGAGAGGCTGATGGTCTTGGCAGAGGATATACACGCCCTAGAGATTCTGTCAACTTTTTTAGGGTTAATGCGTTATATAATATAACGCAAGGGGAAATAAAATGAAAAAAATATTAGCAATTTTGTTACTATCAGCGATAGCAATTCCAGCAATGGCACAACATCACGGACACGGTGGATATCGTGGTGGTCATTGGGTACGCCACAGCGGCAGCTGGGGCTGGGCACCTTTTATTGGGGGAGCGGTAGCAGGCGCTGTGATCTACGACATATACAATCGCCCTGTAGTTGTACAGCAACCACCAATTGTAGTACAGCAACCACAACCTCCTATTGTCGTTCAACAAGGACAGAATTGTAGTCCATGGATGGAAACACAAAATCCCGACGGTTCAATCACAAGAACCCGAACCTGCTCTCAATAATTTCCCTAGTTTTAAAAGGTACTAAATAGTAGAAACACACTTTTGTGAGGATCTACTATTATGCCAACACCGTCGTCGGGACCAATATCATTTCTTAATTTAAAAAACGCCTTCGGAACTTCAAACCCGGTTTCGATTAATACTTTATATCGAGGCGGGTCAAATGTTCCTAATATTAGTCCAAACACTACTATTGCTACATCTGGTCAAACTAGCCTGCATGACTACTATTCGGCTTGGGGAAATAAGACATTGTCGTTTACGGTAACTGTGGGGTCTTCGACAGGCGGCAAGAAAAAAGGGTCTGTATACGGGTACGGTAGTGGATACGGTTCAATCAGCGGCGGGTCTTTTTTAACTCCTAGTGGAACTATGTCAGTACAGGCTCTGTATTATGATACTGGTACTAGTCACTGGCATCTCGAACTTGGGTCAACTACTACCCCTGCGAATAGCGATCTATCTTTTAAACAAGTGTCAGTAACTGGATACAGCGTTGGGGGAATTAGATCGGCTGGGACTTCTACAACTGTAGGAACTTCTCGATACTGGAAGTGGTCTGCATCAACATTCCATCCTACTTCTGGAACAATAACATGTTCTATACAATATTACGGCTAAAGGAAACATATGATTGCATTTAAAATGAATATTTTGAACTTTAATTCAAACGGTTCATATTCAGTAGAATACATTCCAGACAGATCTGAATGCACTCCAATTAAACTAAACATACAACTTGATGCTAGATTCTTAGCTAGCGGAGATAAAGAGGCAATTTTAAACAGACTAAAATGTTCGGCGCCGCAAGACTATTGGGAAAGAGAATTATTAACAACCTCGCCCTCTTCATTTGATCATAGCAGTTTAGTTAATACAGTGCATGAGGTTTCTACAATTGATTCGTCAAGTAATTTTACAGGACACTCTACTAGATCACAGTTTGGGGATATTAATTTACCAGATAGCACACGAAATTCGTTGATTGGTCGATCTTCTCCTGAGGTATCCGCAACCGACACCGCGCAGGAACGGGTCAGATTAAAATTATTAATTCAAGAAGTTATTGAAGAGATGGTTGAAGGAACTGTATGAAATTTACCCCACATGCTGCATTTAGTAAAGTCGTTATACTTGCTCAGGCCGCCGCCGGTGATGCAAGGGTAGTACCTATAGGTGAAGATGGATTAGTAAAAACTGGATGGTATTATTACACTGCCGGGTGTGCTAAAGTTCATGTACTCGAAACAGGAGAACAATTAGACGATCGAACTCCGGGCTGGTTAAATGCAGAACATGCAGGAGCAAATGCAAGTTCAAGTGGGCATTTACAATTAAAATTTCCAGTTGCAACCGAATGGTTATGTATCCCTCATCAATATAATAAAAACGGATTACCTACATTACGAAGTTTAATATTTAAGCCCGGTAAATCGACTATTATTGATAATAATACAAATATTTTTTTAGTTAGAGGATCTCTAATTATAAAAGGAAAAATATTTGTAGGACCGACTCAGATTCGTATACGATCGGGAGATGTTGAAGCGATCCCTTCGAACAATTCTACAGCTTATGGAGTCGTATTTCTGTGAAAACAAAAGCCTGGCATAGATCTTTGGGAGCATGGTTGTTTATTCCGACATTTCTGTGGGCGATTAATATACCGTATAATCCTATGTGGTTATTAATATCCTTTGTTTTATATATCACAATAGCGATTACAGTTACAGTAGGATACCATAGACTGTTTACACATTCTGCATTTGAATGTAGTAGATTTTGGCATTGGTTTTTTGGGCTAGTAGGATGCATAAGTCTTAATTCGGCTCCCGTACACTGGAGTACAGTACATATTAATCATCATATGTTTAGTGATACTACTAACGATCCATATGATGCTAACTGGCGGCATTTCTTTAGATTTACAGATAGGGGGAATATTAAAGCCACTAAAATTCAATTACGCATGATGCGTGATCAAATGCATATTTTCTTTATCAACCACTCACTAACTTTAAGCATCGCATACGGTTGCCTAATGGCACTATTTGGCGCCGACCCCTTCTTATATTTGTATGCATTACCGAGTACACTATATCTAGTTACTAGTGGGGTGCATACTATATTTGCACATCGTGGTCAATTAGAAGAAGGAAAATCCTCTGCCGCAAGAAATCTTTGGTTATTAGAATTCGTCATTCCCATGGCAGGTGAATGGATACATCGTGAACATCACGACAACCCAAAGCTAGTCAGTTGGAATACCAAACCGAGATATTTTGATTTAGGCGGAGCATTTATAAGGTTAATTAAGAACAATGCTGAATCGCCTAGAAGATCTTGAAAAAGAAGATTTTAAATATAATCTCCATGTTGGGGCAGAAGCCCCTGAAACATATAATCTAACTCTGATATATCCTGCTTGGAAACCCCCTGTTGAAGAAAGGGTCACTTTAAAGAGCCCCGAAGAGATTAGATTGAAATTGGCAAAGTTGGGTATTGTTAGATGAAAAAATATTTCCATCATGCAGGATATACCCCAACAATGGTCACTCCTGACTACATGTACAATGTCTACGATAGAACAGGAGAAATGATTTCTATTCCTGAAATTGAATGTATTACTCCTATTGGAAAATTAGTACAACCTAAAACTGTTGCAGAGCTGTGTTATAACAGTACTCAAAATATTTTAAAAAATGCCCGTTACAAACAAATTTATGTAACCTGGAGCGGAGGCATTGATTCTACACTAGTTCTATCAGAGCTATTAAAGTATGCCCCTCGAGATCAATTAGTTGTAATGATGGACGATAACAGTATTAAAGAATACCCGGACTTTTACGAAAAACATATTAAGGGCAAGTTAACGACTACCAATATGGATTTTTATACAGACAATCCGTTAAAAGATGCAATTAAAAACGGAATAGTAGTCACCGGACACTTAATGGATCCTGTCTTTGGAGCAAATATCTATCAGGCCATCCCCGAAGAAAAGTTAAAGCAATCTACTACAGAATTTTTAAATTCGTTAGATTCTAATAGCAGATTAATGTTTACCAAACTAATTAGGGCCTGCCCTCGATCTATAGAAAATGTCAAGGATTTCTTTTGGTGGATGGACTACACTTTAAATTATCAAAGCGAACAACTAATGTGGTTATTAGAAGTCCCCAACATGATATTAGATGTAAACCTTTTTCACTTTGGAGCAGGAGCAGATTGGAATAACTATGCTGTGTCGACCCCAGCTGAAATAAAATGGCCCGGATATGATTTCAGAAAGTATAAGCAGGTGATTAAAGATCAAATCTTTGATTTTACCAAAGATGAATTCTATACAACGGAAAAAATTAAAATGCCTTCATGGAGGCATTATCGAACATCCGAGCAACGACAGACCGATAAGGCAGTCTGGATTGACACTGATTGGAAGAGAGGATATCTTCCACCAACTTTTAATTTTTGAGGATTTTGGAATGGCGTTAAAATTACAATGCGAGCCGGTTTTATTAGTTAGACCAGAAATGGAGCCACTACTAGAAGACCACTATAAAGAGCTAACATTGCACAGGGATAAAATTAAACTAGCACCCGACTGGGAGTTATATGACAAGATGGAAAAAACAGGTAATTTTTATCTGTTAACAGCACGAGACGACGAAACTAATAAGTTAATTGGTTACAGTGCTTGGTTTGTTAAACCTCATATTCATTATAAAGAAACTATTGTTGCCGCAAACGATGTGCTATTTTTAGATAAAGATCATCGACAGGGCATGACTGGAGTTAGATTAATTAAATACTCTGAGCAAGAGATGCGTAAGTATGCTCATAAGATTACCTGGCATGTTAAGGGAGACCCAGATTTTCGCCCTATTTTACATAGATTAGGATATGAAGATGAAGATGTCATTGTTGGAAAAATGTTGATATGAAATGTTGGTATACTCTAGATATAGATCTAAAAGGATGTTTTAAGGACGACTTTAAGTTCCCTGTGCCGCAGGGAGAATTTGGAGTGTGGACAAAACCAGCCGACCAGGTAAGCAGTCCGGCATGGCGTCAATACATGAAATCATTAGGATTACCAGTAACCTCCTTTATGATGTTTTATCGAGGATCCCATGCGAGTACTAAACAGGCGCATATAGATATTTTAAAACTAGAGCCGTGGACATTAACAAATTTTGCCATAAATTGGTGTTTTGGAGGAACCGGTAGCGAAATGATTTGGTATAACACTCCCACTACTGTTACCAAGATATCATATACTTCTGCAAAGACTCCTTATATGTCATGGGATAAAGATAAATTAATTGAAATAGAAAGATATCATTTAGGTAACAAAGTTACGGTAGTACAAACGGGTATCCCACATGCGATTGAAATGAGAGCTGAACCCAGATGGTGTTTTTCAGCAAGGACTCCGATAACAGAAAATAAACCGTGGGAAGAGGTTATAGACTTGTTAAGAAAAAAGAAATTACTTATTGAAAGGAGTAATTAAGATGGTACCATATTTTTATCAATTTAAAGAACACATTCTTAATGAAGAAGATTGTAAAAGTTTAAGAATTCTGGCAGAACTCAATGTTGAGAAATTTTGGGACTATTTTAGTGAAAAGGGTAACATAAGAGACGGGAATGGTATATTAGGTCCAAGAAAGATGGAGGGCTGGCACAAGACTGTTTCTCCCGGAGTAAAGAGATTATTTACAAATATAAAATTGCAGGCTTGGCCAGCATTTATACGCCACGCCCCTGGCTCTGCAGTGGTTACTCATGTTGACGATGTTGTTAATAAACGACTAACAGTACTGAGTATTCCTCTATGGCCAGTTGATAATTACCCCCCAACATATTTTAGAGATGAAAAGGCAGGACCCGTAGTTGCTACCGCTACCTTTGAAGATATGCGCCCATGTTTGCTTAATACTAGACGCTGGCATGACTTAGTTAATACTAGTTCAACCCATCGATTAAATTTTCAATTGTGTTTTGATGAACCAATTCGAGTTGTTGCAGAAATGGTAGAAAATAATACCTTGTGGAAATCAGATTAAATATACGCACTATTACTGGAAAATAAATACTCATTATGACAATACAAAACACACTAGAAACCCAAGGCTGGGTAGGCCCATTACCTGTACTAACTTCAGAAGAAGTTATAAAGTATCGTGACGCAATGCTCGAAGCTGACAATAAGTTAGATCTAATGCATAGCGACTATCGATGTAAGAGCAATGTTCTGTTTCCCTGGATTGATGAGATTTCTCGTCACCCGCAATTAGTAGAATACCTAACTGAACTAATTGGTCCAAATTTTCATTGTTGGGATGCATTATTGTGGATTAAGAAACCCGGGGATGGTCGTGATGTTAGTTTCCACCAAGACGCTACATATTGGAATTTTAACAATAAAAATAAAGCTGTGACAGTATGGATTGCCCTAGATGATGTAACACCGGAACACGGTAGTATTGAATATGTTCAGGGAAGTCATCGAGTATTCCAAGCACGACACAAAGATGTTAAGACTGAATCAAATCTTTTGATGCGTGGTCAGACAGTTGATGTAGAGCTTCCAAAAGAAAGAATAAAAACAGCGGTACCCGCAGGGCATATTTTAATGCACAGTCCGTATACCATCCATGGTAGTGCAAAGAACACCACAGATAAAACTAGATTAGCAATGGGCTTAATATTTGTTAGCACTGAGTGTAAGCCTAAACTAGAAATTAGTCCAGAAAGTACAGTAATGATTTCAGGGCAAGACGAATTTAATTATATGATGCATGATCCGAGGCCGACTGGCACATGGGAAACTGATGTAGTTAATTGGCAGGCGGCATATGATCGCCAACATTTAAATTATTATAAAGTGGAGCAGGATGCTGTTTAAAGATTGGCGATTATTAGATCAAACATCAGTTAGTCTTCCGCTAGACAAAGAATATGTTTATTACATCCACGCTCAAGCATGGGCGATGAAGGGATATCTAGGAGGAACACACTCGTGGATCACCTTCTGGTCTGGCAAACACAACAAGTGGCTAGTAGCTGAAAAAACTGACATAGAAACCGTAGAAGTTCAGAATGCAAATGTTCTCTGGATTCGTGATGGTATGGGATATTGCGATAAAGGCCCTATCATTAGTGATCGTATTCCTGATGCAAAATGGTTTGGTGCAATTCCAAGAATTGTAGGCAAGAGTAAATCTACATTTAAATATGAAGATATTGTGCAGGCCTGTGAAGAGTATCCAATTGCTGAATTTAAATTGCTCACACAAAATTGTAATACATTTTCTTCATATATTGTTAGCACATTAAATTTAGATATTAAGAAACCGTTATTAGCCTACGGATATAGAAGAACATGGACACAAACAAAAAAACAATATTAGCATTTCCTAGATCGGGTTCAAAATTATTAGCTGGAATTTTTGAAAAAAGAGGGTATCATAATTTTGGAGAATTTTTTAATACCTTCAGTCATGGTATAAACAACGCCAATATACCATATGCCTCAAGGATGCCCGTTGCTCAACAACATCAGGTATTAAAGACTAGGAAAACTCGAGGCCCCAATCTCGATAACTATACCCAAACTTTAATTATACAACACAGATATAAAAAGTTTCTCGAGTATGCTGATATTACTCCTAGTATCATCACTACTTCAAATAGTACATTTGATTTTTTCCCAGAAGCTGTTAGCGTATTATCTGATAGACAAGTACTATGTCTGCGTAGGATCAATAGATTTGATCAGCTGTTAAGCAGATGTATTACTATGACATACCTGAATCATGACGATGAAACAAAATCTCGTCCATTAAAGATTGATAAAACATATTTTGAATTTTGTTTTTATACTTTAGCTCGATTAGAAAAAATGCAGGACAGGTGCGTGAAGGCCGGAAATGGTATCTACATAGACTTTGATGAATTAGTAACAGGCCGTGCTGACCTTGGATTTGATTATCAGGTCACAACATATGACCAACATAGAGATTTAAGAAGTCTGGTGTTAAATTTAGCAGAAACTATGAAATTATATGATTCATTGGTTAACTCTTATAACTTAGATCGGAATGTAGTATGAAAGATATAAGAAAATCAGTTCAGGGAGTTTGGGAAGTACAAGATAGTGTATTTGATAACAAATACGAAGCACTCGTATATGCGACAGAAATAAATGCTCCGGTTAGTTTTAATTTCTTTAATGATGTCTGGGACAGCTTTGATAGATCATTGCTAGGAAAGTATAGCCTTAATCAATTATATAAAACTCGAGCACAACAACTTAGAGACAAATATGACTATCTTATTTTATACTTCTCAGGTGGTTCAGATAGCTATAATGTATTGAGAGCATTTTTAGACAACGGGATTAAACTAGACGAATTGTGTGTCAAATGGTGTACCGATGTGTTAGACCCTGCCAAGGGAATTTATACACCTAATACCGATGATATCACAGCATACAATTATCTAAGTGAGTGGGATTATGCTATTAAACCTGTGTTAGATGAAGTTGCACGATCACATCCGGAAATTAACATCAAGGTAGTAAATTGGTTAACAGAAGATGCAGTCGATCGTTTGCCAGATTTATTTAAAAAAGTTAACCATTGGCACGATATCGAATTACCTTCGTTATGGACTTGGTCTCCTTCGGAAGAGAAACTAATAAGCGAAGGAAAGACAGTAGGCGGAATTTACGGAGTAGATAAACCCAATGTTGTGTTTACAGAGTCACAAGGCACCATGGTGTCATTTAGTGACGCTTGTACTGCTATGGGTTGCCCGCATCCCGACAATCCTACTGGGGTTGAATTTTTTTATTGGTCTCCTGAATTTCCAATATTAGCACTTGAAATGGCTTACCAAACGATTCTAGTGTTCCAACAAGATCCAGAATACGCCGAAATAAAATTCAGTCATGCGATTAAAAAGAATGCCGTTGCTTGGCAAAATTTTTATCAGCAACAACAGAAAAAACTACGATATAAGTTATATGATAACTGGACTGATCGATTTCAAGTATTGAAACCAGAAAGATTGGATAGGTCCGATAAACACGCCTGGATTTATCGGAGACCTGAGACGGAACTGTACCGAAACAGGTACCACGAATTAATGAATCAGAGAATTAAACAAGTACGAAATAACCTATTAAAATTCAGAGAAGATACTGTAATGTATAGATTAATACAGACTAGGGGTTTTCCGGTGTTCACTCCCTGATTGACACAATCCAATAAATATAGTATAATAGTTTTTTAATAAGGTAATTAGTAAAATGGCAACAGGTAAAGTAAAATGGTTTAATGAAACCAAAGGTTTTGGGTTTATTACTCCAGACAAAGGTGGTGCAGATTTATTTGCCCACTACAGTGAAATTCAAACTTCGGGCTTCAAAGTTCTAACAGAGAATCAAACAGTATCGTTCGATGTAGTACAAGGACAAAAAGGTTTGCAAGCGGCTAATATTCAGCCGCAGTAAAGAATTGTTGTAATTCCTTCGTAGTGAAGGCATCGTGGACGGGGGTTCAATTCCCCTCGGGTCCACCAGAGAGTATATTATGATCCAATCTGAAGCCCAAACTAATCATAGATTATGATGAGGGCGGAACTTGAGTGTTGATAGCCTAACAGCAGGAGCCAAGATAATATATTCCCTAATGGGCCCGACCGGTTTCGACATGGTGAGATAGCGAAAGAGGCAACACAGTAGGCGATGACTGTAAATCAAGCAAAAACCATAAATGCAAACGACGCATTTTTTGGAGAAGTTCGCCTAGCGGCGTAACCTCCACGAGGTAGTTATACCTTGTAACCGAAAATAGCAAGAAAGCACCTTCGGGTGCTTTCTTTTTCTGTGTAATACATACACGGTAAATAGTCTGCAATGAGGAAATTTTAAATGGATGTAATTTTTTGGAATGGTGGGATAAAGTGGCATATGGTATCTCGATATATCGGACCATATAAAGTAGCCCACTGGATACGCAAAAACGGTCATGCCGCACAGGTTATTGACTTTGTTGAAAAGTTCACTGAAGAGCAACTGTATGCCGCTACGACAAAGTTTATTACTCCATGTACAAAAATACTAGCAGTGTCAATGACTTTCATGTCAATGTCTAACTATAAATGGTCTAACGGTGTATGGGGTAAGATACCGGAACATTGCTTGAATATTATCAAACGAATTAAGAAAGAATATCCTACTATAAAAATAGTGCTAGGCGGATATGCCAGCGACCGTGTTGCGGGTTGGGGAGTAGTAGACGCTACTATTATGAGTTATACAACTGCAACAGAAGATGTATTCTTAGAATACCTTGAGCATCTGAAAATTAGTACTCCTCCCCCACTTGGCCAGCTCATATATCCGAACTGGGGGACAGAGAAGCGTAAGCATAGAATGTTATATGATCGAGCAAGAAATCCTAAGTATAATATTGAAGAAGATGATTTTAAGTGGACCGCACAAGATGTTATCCTTCGAAACGAACCATTACCGCTTGATGTAAGTAGAGGATGTATATTTGCCTGCAGATTTTGTCAATATCCTCACCTAGGTAAAAAGAAACTTGATTATATCCGGGGAATGAATTATATCGAAGATGAAATTCGATATAATTACGAGAATTTTGGAACTACTAATTATTACATGCTAGATGATACATTTAATGACACCGAGTTCAAAATGCAGGAATTCTATAATATGGTACAGCGTCTACCGTTTAAAATAAAGTATAGCGCATATCTGAGAGCCGACTTAATTCATCGCTTCCCTAATATGGCTCCTTTATTACAGGAATCGGGACTGTTTGGTGCATATCACGGAATTGAAACATTTCATCCTAGTGCTAGTAAATTAGTAGGAAAAGGTTGGAGCGGCACAACCGCTAAAGGGTGGATACCAGAATTGTATCACAATATATGGGGAGGAAAAATTCCCATGCATACTAATTTTATTGTAGGAATTACCGGTGATACTAGAGAAAATATTATAGATACTGCTCAATGGTATCTCGATAATAAAATGCACTCTATACAATTTAACCCATTAGGGTTGTTCGGACCCGGAAACGATAAAAGTCGATATACTATACAATCTGAATTTGATAAAAATGCAGAAAAGTATGGATTTAGGTTTACCGGAGAAGTAGGACAATTTGGTCAACTAATCTGGGAAAACGATAATTGGACTACATATTCTGCTGCTGAAGTTGTCAAAGAAGCAACTGCAATGATCGAAAAGCATAAAAAAGTTAATATATGGTCTACGCAAAGTTTATTATGGTATGGTGTAACTGATGATGAAATTTTTAATGTTCCACATAAAGATTTAAACTGGGACTTGTATAAATTAAAAAGTGAACTCCTATACCAAGAATATTATAATAAACTCATGAACTTATAAGTTCTAATACAAACTTTACTATTAAAATAGGTCCTGTGAGGACCTATTTTTTTATCACCCCTACGATCTAGTGATAACTAATACTTTAGGAGACACAGATTATGCCATATTTTGCACCAGAAGTAACATTCGCACTTAGGCAAGGAGATGAACCGCCCGAAGGTGGTGGTTGTCCAATTGGTGGTGAGTTTGTTCACAAGACCACTAAAGATTTATTTGGTGGCAAACGAGTAATCATTTTTAGCCTGCCGGGCGCCTTTACCCCTACATGCTCGACTCACCAACTACCGGGCTTTGAAGAAAAGTACGACGAATTCAAAGCATTTGGTATCGATGAGATCTATTGTATCAGCGTTAACGATGCGTTTGTAATGAACGAATGGGCTCGACAGTTAGGAATTAAAAAAGTGAAGATGTTAGCCGATGGTAATGGCGACTTCACTCGATTGATGGGAATGTTGGTAAGTAAATCCAATATTGGATTTGGACTGCGTAGTCATCGCTATGCCGCTGTATTAACTGACATGGTTCGTGACAAGCTATTTACAGAACCTGGTCGTGAAGATAATCATCCAGATGATCCTTACGGCGAAAGTAGTCCAGAAAATGTAATGAAGTACCTCGAAGCTACTAGATAAGATAGATTATTGGCGAAGATATACCAATAATTTACTTGACAAATAGACCTAAAATAAATAAAATGTAACTAATGACTCGTAGCAGTCATCTATAAAAAGGAATGTAAAATTATGAAGAAGTTATTATTAGCAGTATTGTTGGTAGCAGGTGTAACTGCCGCCCAAGCACAAGTATCAGGTAATCTAGGTGCAACAAGTGATTACCGTTTCCGTGGTATCAGTCAAACACAGAAATCGGTAGCTCTACAAGGCGGCATCGATTATGCTGACAAGAGTGGTTTTTATGTCGGTAACTGGAACAGCAATGTCAGTAGCAATATGTACACAGACAGCACTGGCCTAGAAAGTGATCTATATGCTGGCTACAAGAAAGAAGTAATGAAAGGTGTAACAGTTGATGTTGGTACCTATAACTATTTTTATTCACAAGCTGGCAATAAGTTCTCATCCAACGCCAATACAAACGAAGTATTCGTAGGTGTTGCCACAGGTCCAGTTAGTGTTAAGTATAGCCGTTCATTGAGCGACTACTTTGGCGCAGTTAACAGTAAAGGTTCACAATACCTTCAAGCTGACTTAGCTTATCCAATCACTAAGAACTTGACTGCTAACGCACACTACGGTCGTACCATTGTTGAGAATCATTCAGCACTTGGCTACGATGATATCAAAGTTGGTGCAACATATAACCTAGCAGGTTACGGTGTTGGTGCTCATTACTACACCAACAATGGACTAAGTGCATCTGCTAAAACAGCTAATACTATTGCTGGTCAGAAGTTGTACAAAGACGCAGTTGTTGTATCAGTATCAAAAGCATTCTAATCAATTTTAAAGATTAGACAGAGTAAATCAAAAAGGACCGTAATGGTCCTTTTTGTTTTTAATAACAGGGAACTAGTATGGTAGAATGTCTCATTATCGGTGATAGTATTGCAGTCGGTACACATATGGCTAGACCAGAATGCGTAGCCTATGCTCACGGCGGCTGGAACAGTTGGCAATGGAATAAAGATTATTTGGACAAGGCATCTGCAGAACCTTCTAAAACTGTAATTATTAGTTTAGGCGCTAACGATCACAAGGGTGTAAAAACTGAGCAAGAGTTGCGTAAGATGCGGGCCGCAATAAAAGGTCAACGAGTATTTTGGATCAGTCCCGGTAAGGACCGAAAGCCAATCCCCCAAGATGCAATCGAACGCATTGCCAAAGAATATGGCGATACGATACTTAATAGACCAGAAGCACATATGAGTCCAGACAGAATACATCCTACGGGCAAGGGATATAAGATTTTAGGTGAACAAACCAAATAACTTGACAATAAGTCATTGGTCTGTTACAATATTAGCAGAAAGGTAAAAAACTATGGCAAATTACTTGGATAAATCCGTTATTGCAGATCTTAACGAAGTTCGAAAAAAGATCTTTGAACTACGAGAAGAAGCATATAAAAAGCATAAAATTGATGTGCTAGACAACGATACTTTAAGTTCGCTTTGTATTCACGAAGTTGTGTCGAAATACGATGCAGATTACAATATTAACTTTTCCAGGAATGGTGAGGACGCTAAATCCAACGAAGTTATTATCGAGCAAAAGTGTAGTCGGGTTGAAAAGAAAAAGCGGTCAGGACTTTACCCAGATGCCGTTTTCCAATTCCATGCCATGGGCAATCTCGAGTATCCGAGGTATATTTTATCTACTCGAAATAAAGCTAATCTAGAATTGATCCGGATGTATGATGTTAGTCAACCCGATAATGTTAAAGTCATTTTGGAGCATTTGCTCAATGAACGACATAAGTGGCTTGAGGCAGGTAGGCTAGATGAGAAAAAAATGAATCGAGATATTATCAGCATTCCGGAAGATCTCTTAAAAGAAAAACTAGCAATTACTAAAACAGAAGTAGTTAATGGTTGCGAAGTAATATGGGCATAATATCGCCTTATCTAGAGTTATAAGTAATAGTATGAATCTATTCCTATATACTTTAATAGTTACTCACATTACAATAATTTGTGTCACGGTATTCCTTCACAGAGGCCAGGCACACAAGGGATTAGAATTCCATCCCGTGTTAAGCCACTTGATGCGGTTTTGGCTCTGGATGACAACGGGCATGGTTACTAAACAATGGGTTGCTATACATCGCAAGCATCATAGGTTTAGTGATGTTGAAGGTGATCCACATAGCCCCCATGTATATGGAATTTGGCGTGTGTTATCTAAGGGTGCAGTCCTGTACCACTCTGCAAGTAAAGATTCTAAAATGATTCAACAGTATGGTGTAGGTACACCCGATGATTGGATTGAACAAAAAATATATACTCCACACAGTCGCCTGGGCATAGCTTTAATGCTGGTCATAGACCTTGTTCTTTTTGGCCCATGGGGACTGCTAGTGTGGAGTATTCAAATGATATGGATTCCATTCTGGGCCGCTGGCGTTATCAACGGGCTAGGTCACTGGTGGGGGTATCGTAATGGTGAAACTAAAGATCAAAGTAGGAACATTAGTCCTTGGGGCATTCTTATTGGCGGTGAATGTCTGCACAATAATCATCATCTTGAACCCGGCAATCCTCGTCTTAGTCGCCGCTGGTTTGAATTTGATATAGGGTGGATGTGGATTAAAATTTTTGAATTGTTGCGTTTACTAAAAATCCGCAATTGATCACTGTTCGTGATATTTTAAGAAATGTTCTAAATCTTCGGGCGTACCAATACCCCACATTTTTTCAACACGCTTGACCTTAATCTTTTTGCCATCTTCAATTGCTTCATTGAACACAGGGCAAACATAAAATTCGTTATTAACACGGATATTCTTTTCAATCATTTGTTCTGCATACTTAACATAGTCACTGCCTTTCTTCCAATAGTAGATTCCTACGGTGGCTTCGTTACTGATAACTTTCTTTTCGGCTACTTCGCTAACAAACCCATCGGTGCCTAGTTTAGCATAACTCCATTTTGGATGACTCGCTTCGAAAGTAATAATTCCGCCATCGATAGCATCTGCGGTAAAGGCATACATACATTCGTTGCTGTTCCATTCAACATATTGATCGCTGTTAGCCATGACTAACGGAGCATCACTATCAATGTATTCTTTGGCCAGCAATGTTGAACAGGCCGCGCCTTCCGTGATTCCATTAATCTGAACAATGTCGCAACCTGGAGCAATTAGGTTTAGCAAGTACTTGAGATTATACTTTTCATAATGCTCTTGCTGAACAATGAAAATATAGTGTGCGTCAATGTTCAGATTCTCTACAACAGCTTGGATCATCGGCTTTCCATTAACTTCAATTAACGGTTTTGGAAATGTGTATCCTTGTTGTGCAAATCTACTGCCCGCACCTGCCATGGGAACTAATACATTCAATCTGCTGTCTTTCCAAGGGATGTTGTTTGTTGTCATTTGAGAACTCATTTGTTGTAATCTCTTATCAATCTTATCCCATGTAACATCATGAGAGTCTTCTACGGCTAGTAATATGGCACCGCTGTCCAACGCACCTTGCCTGCCAATATGACTGTCTTCGACGATCAGTGTATCTTTTGGCAAGGCCTTTAATGTGCTCATGCACTTCCAATACATTTCCGGAAATGGTTTTGGGTGTGTCACATCTTGATTGCTGACATAGTAATCAACATATTCCATAACACCAATTTTTAACAAACTTAACTTAACCGTTTCTCTAATGCTATTGCTGGCTACAGCAATTAGATAACCTAGAGATTTTAATTTGGAAAATATGTTAATTAGATTATCATCTAGTCCAAACTTTTTAATAAGCTCAAAGGTTGCCATTTGTTTTCTTTGCCAAACCATATCGTGGTATTCGGCAGGCAGTCCTTTAGTTTCGGACAGCATCTTTAGCTTTTTGGTTGTATTGAGCCCGTCGTAAACTGATAGATGTTCATCTCTGGTTATTACATATTTTGGATCAATGCTACGCAGGGCATCGTTGAGACTTTGGTAATGCAATTCTCGACTTTCAATTAGCACACCGTCGAGATCAAATATTACTAGTTTCGTCATGGAAATATTTATTTGGTTAAAAAAGTGGTTGCTCTTTTATTGGGTTTACCATATAATAGTAACTAGACATACACATAAGGAGATTAACATGTCCGCTGAAAAAACTGTTGAAGCATTGAAGAGTTTTTGTACTAAAAATTCTGGAGATATCTTTGGTCAAACCTGGAATGGTAATAAAGCCACTTATCATTGGAATATTGGAAAGTATACTGCTAACGGCACACTTAACGGTGTAGTACGAAAGCTCGCAGGTGTACAAGCCGGCGGTGAGCAGATTTGGGTTGTTGCAGGATCATTTAAGATTTCTGCAGACGGCACAATTCTTCGTTTCACTGGATTGCCTAAAAAGCACCAGAAAGAAATTGAAGCCACACTGGCTCAGCCTATCATCATTGCAGAACCTGTTGTTGCTTAATAGCTATGACCATGCACCTCGAAGGTCCGTGGTTATCTACGACCGGAAAGAAAAAGGGCAAGCGTAAGTTTCGAACTGCTGAAGCGGCTAAAAAAGCTCGAGACCTTGATGCTTCTTGGAAAGAACTGCTAAAGAAGCACGAAGTAGAAACTGCGGCTAGGAAGAAAAATCGTGGGCTATCTGCAGAACCCTATACTGCACCTAGGCCTAGTTATCGTGGTGCTAACGATCCAAAAATCCCCAGCCTAATAACGACTTGGGAGCCATGCACTAAGGCGCCCGACAAGGTCTATACTGGAAATAAAATTATTGGTATAGGTACCATGCATAAGAGCAATGCTATACCTGTTTTTAGTGATGAACAGGCTAGAGATATTAGCAGAATGAGGCGATAAATATGGATACATCAATAAATTGGAATTTAATTCCCCAACATACTATATTAGGGCATACGCTCGATGTTCCGTTTGATATTTCGAGGATTTTGAAACAATTCAAAATAAGAAAATACTTGTATCGTATTGTGTATAACGGTATTGTTATCAAATATGGAATGAGCGGAGATAATTCTAAAAATTACGGTGAGCGCCTTTATCGACAAATTGGAAATTGTAAAAGTTGGGGTAATAAGAGACTCACCGGGAACAGTGGATCTGCCTTTCGAATTACTGAAGAAGCCTTTGAAATTTTGTATGGATTTGGAATCGATCATACAAAACTCACCATTACTGTGTACGACTGCACACAATATCCGTTTATAACTATCAATTGGTGGGACGAAGTACTTGCAATGGAAACTTACCTAATTAAAAAATATGTTGAACTTGTGGGTGATAAACCAATTGGAAACATAAACGACGAAAAGAATATCCAAAGAAAACCAAAGATTTTAATAAAAACTTGGAAAGGATTATTTGAATAAATATAGATAATATGAAACCAACAACAAATGAGAAGTTTATAGCATTCCTCGCCTTGATTAGCGGGCTAGCAATTTCAGTAGTTGCAGAATACTACAGTATCCTAGGTCTCACTGCAATTTTTGCCGCCGCAGTTATTCCTGTAGTTATTATGGGAATTGCATTGGGCATTGGAAAGATCTCCGCAACACTATGGCTCAAACAAAATTGGGAATTATCTCCCTGGCCCATTAGAATCTATCTGGGCGTTGCTATCATGGTGCTGATGCTGATTACCAGCATGGGTATTTTTGGTTTCTTGTCTAAAGCACACAGTGAGCAAAGTTTAGTCAGCGGTGATGTTTTAGCCAAGATATCAGTTTATGATGAAAAAATTAAAGTATCAAAGGAAAATATAGATGTTAACCGCAAGGCTCTTAAGCAAATGGACGAGGCTGTTGATCAAGTTATGGGTCGAAGTTCAGACGAGAAAGGTGCGGATAAGGCTGTGGCGATACGGCGTACTCAACGGAAAGAACGCACTAGGTTACTTGCTGAGATCGAAACTGAACAGAAAAAGGTTACCGCACTTAATGAAGAACGAGCTCCAATTGCGGCAGAGGTTAGAAAAGTCGAAGCCGAAGTTGGTCCAATAAAATACATCGCATCGTTTATCTATGGCGACACAGAGCAAGCAGTATTAGAAAAGGCTGTTACATGGGTCATTATTATCCTTATCGTAGTATTCGATCCTCTAGCGGTTATACTACTACTAGCAAGCCAATATAGTTTTGCTCAATTTAGAAAAAGCGATCAACAAAAAGAAGGCGATCTAATACAAGACAGTGAAGGTACTATCGTAGGTGTTGTTCCCGTGCCCACTGCTCCTATTCCAACTGAAGAATTGGCGGAGGGTGACAGCCCACTAGGAACTGAGTCAGTCATAGCTGTCCAGGACCCCACTGTCACAGAACCCGTTGTTAAGCCAGTCCAACAAACGGCCGAACTTGCCAAACCTAGTAAATCTATTAGGACCATTATTTCTAGGTCTCGTAAAAATCTTCCAGAAGTGAAAGTGTTCAAGTCTCCAGAAACCATGACTTCGATTACTGAGGAAGTTGTGCAACAGAAGCTGGAAGAACCAACATTACCCAAACTTGAAGAGAAACAATTTGCAAGCGGGGAGTATGTTACTGTAAACGGGCAGACTTACCGTAGAGGCGCTGTCCCTCCTAAAGTAGAAACTGCGGTTGATTCTACTCTCTATGTTCAGAATGAAGAACAAGGTCAAAGTGGACTTTGGTCCAAGACCAAACTACCCAATAAGGAATAACTGTGCAGGGAAATATTACTCTAATTACCCCACCTGACATTTTTGAGAATAGCAATAAAAGTATATTCCTAATTCACATGTCAGAGGAAGAACAAGATTTTGTTAGTAAGTGGTTAGCAACTCACGATGTCCCAGAAGATTTAAATTTGTATGTGTATAGCAGTGAAGCTAATATTGTTTGGTTTTTGTACGCCCTTAACCGATCTGAGTATAAGTATATAAACATTGATTGTGTAAATATTATTACGCAGGCTTTGAGCGGATATATCCTAAGTAGAAATGGTGTTTATTATAAAACTGAAGATGTAAATCTTTCGGGAATTTATGATCACATTAATTCAAATAGGGTAACTCATATAGAACATTTTTTAGAGAGCGTATTAAACAGTGCCAAAACAAGTGAACCACAGTTGTGATTTTTGCGGCAAAAGCAAAGAAGATGTTACGAAGTTGATCGTTGGTGATCACGCCGCCATATGTAATGATTGCATAGATCTTTGTGTTAACATCTTAGAGGATGAAAAGATTAAAGCGTTCCCGTCAGACAAGAAAGTGTTAAATCCTTGCTTAATTAAAGACTATCTCGACGAATACATTACAGGACAGGAAGATGCAAAGATAAGTTTAAGTGTGGCAATTAGTCAACATTTCAAACGAATTTTTAATCCTAGCAAAGACATCAAATTAGAAAAAACTAATGTGCTACTCCTGGGACCAACAGGATGCGGCAAAACAATGCTAGCCCGAAAAATTGCTGAATTTCTAGATCTACCTTTTGCAATTTGCGATGCCACTAGTGTTACAGAAGCAGGATATGTGGGCGACGATGTTGAAAGTATTCTACTACGACTTATTAATGAAGCAGACGGAGATATAGAAAAAGCCAGCAGAGGAATCGTTTACATTGACGAAATTGATAAGATTGCTCGGAAAGGTGAAAGTGTCAATATTAGTCGAGATGTAAGTGGAGAGGGTGTACAACAAGCTCTGCTAAAGATGATCGAAGGTAGTATTATGCGAGTACCGCACACCGGAAAGAGAAAGCACCCGGGCGGTGATATGCAAGAAATTGATACATCGGGAATCTTGTTTATCTGCGGCGGGTCATTTGTTGGATTAGAAAAGATCGTTAAATCAAGATTAGAAAATAGAGGAGTCGGATTCCATTCAGCAATTCCTACAGCATCACAACAGTCAGACCACTATCGAGAAGTGATTCCTAAAGATTTAATACAATACGGATTTATTCCAGAATTTGTTGGAAGATTTGGAATCATTACCAATGTAGATGAACTAACTGAAAATCAACTGGTACAAATACTTACAGAAACAAAAAATAGTCCTAGCAAGCAGTATCAGTATATTTTTGAAATTGATGGGATCGATCTACAATTTGAAACATCGGCTTTAAAAGAGATTGCGAGAAGAGCCAAAGAGCTAAAAACTAATGCTCGCGGCCTTAAGAATATTCTAGAAAAAACACTATTACCCTATCAATTTGACGCTATGAACTTAGTTGAGCGTGGTTTAAACAAGATAGTGATAAGTAAAGAAACAATTTCCGGAACCCCTGCGGTGATGATATTCGATAAAAAAGAGAAAAATGAGCAAAAGTAAAGAAATAATTCAAGGTATTAAAGTTGTCTTAACAGACACTATGCCTATAAATGTTGCACTACGCAAGTTTAAACAGAAAGTTGACGACTCTGGAAAATTAGAAGAGCTTAAGAGTAGAATGTTTTATGAAAAGCCAACTACTGCCCGCAAGAGAAAGAAGGGCGCGGCTAGAGCCCGCTGGCTAAAGAAGCTTTCCGATCAGCAACTTCCAAAAAAATTATACTAATCTTTAGATCTTAAAAATCCAACTAGTATAAATCTAGGTTCTTTGGCAAACCTAGTTATTGGAGTCACGCAATGCGGCATCTGACTATATTTGTGATCCATAATGACTAGTTGATTAAACTTTGGAATAGTAACAGTTGCAGTATCGTCGTCCTGCACCACTAGCAACAGTCCACCCCAATCCCACTTCCAGTTCTCGCTTAGATAAAGTATAAATCCAATGTCGGATCTATTTGAATCTCTGTGTATTCTAAAATGCCCCCCTTCGGTCATCTTGTAGCATCGTAGGTCTGCATCAATAATAACTTTATTCGTTTCTGCTTCGATAATAGGCTTTAGATGTTGATTGAATGTTTCTAATACAAGTGGACTATTTTCTAAGTATTTTGAACGATAGCATTCAGAATAATAAATTTCATCGGCACCAGGCATATTTGGTAAAGGTTCCGGAAATTCTCTAGCAAACTGTCTTGTTCGTTCTTGGATAATTTTGTCGTAATCTGCTGTTTCAAATTCGGCCCTTACTTGATAAGCGATATCCGTGGGGATGGAATCTTGGATTACCTTTAGAGGTTGCGCTAGATCTTGTGTCATTTGGTCCTTTAGGTTACTTATCAAATAATAACTGTATTTAATGTTTAATTTCAGTTGACTTAGATAAAAGAAAACAGTATAATAGTATTTTAATAGAAAGACTACAATGGCCAAACATCTTATGGTAGATATGGAAACTATGGCAGTTTCCCCAAATGCAGTTGTCCTTTCATTGGGCGCTGTACACTTTAATCCCTACGGAAACGGATATAGCGACAAACTCTATATGCGTATCAATATCGACGATCAGGATGCTCTCGGCCGGGAAGTAGATCCAAACACACTAGATTGGTGGGCTAAGCAAGATGCCAAAGTAATGGAAGAAGCATTTAGTCCGGACAATCGAGTTCCCCTTGTAGAAGCAATGGACCGATTTCATAAGTTTGCCTGGGGCTGTGATGCATTTTGGGCACACGGTTCTACCTTCGATATCACTATCCTAGAAAATATCTATCGCCAGCTTGGAAAACCTCTGCCCTGGAATTACTGGCAAATCCGCGATACACGCACAATCTTTGATTTAGGATTTGATCCAGATATGCCTAAAGGGGGCCTCCATGATGCACTACAAGATGCTATTCGTCAGTCAGTGGGTGTACAAAATATCTATACCAAACTAAAAATTAGGCCTCGATAGACCTGTAAATAAATACCATGATAATTCAAGGTGTTAAATGACCACAAATTTTACTGTAACTTCATTAGGAACCGCAACTGATAAAAAGGGTGCGACTGTAGATATTAAATTTTGTAATCAAACAGGGTTAGGACCTACAGAACTAATGTCGTTTTTTTATAAACAGTTAGCTGAGCTGATAGAAAATGGTCACGGAGTTTCCTGGCCGGGATATAATTCAAAAACTCAAGCTATATATATAGAAATCGATAAAAAAATCGTTGGCCATATTATGTTTAATTATAAAAGCGATCAACGACAAACATTTATTGTGCTTAGTGCTATCGATCAAGCATACAGAAAAAGAGGCTTATACAAGATAATGCATTATGAATTTGAAAAAATGTCTAAGAAATTAGGTGCTAACCAAATAACCAGTTTTGTTCATGTGGATAATGCCGCTAGATTGGCAAGTGCAAAATCCGTTGATTTTATGCCTCAATTTTATAAGATGCTAAAAGATATTTAAAGATGTCAGAGCTTTATAGAATAGATAGTTCTGCACATACCTTAATAGTTAAAAAAATTTCCAAAAGAGGCGCAGAACTATTAATAACCAAATCTCCCAGTAACGAAGAAGTATTAAAACAGGATGTGTCACTTCCTGAAACTTATAATGTGAGCTGGAATTAATGAAAAGAATAAACGAAATATTAATTTTAACTTAATCAATCCATATGCCTAATGAAAAAGTTTATCATAAATGTTTTTATTATTTTAATATTTGGTAGTATCACAACCGCAGTTGAAGCATCGCGGCCAACTTATTACGGTTTCATAATCGGCTTTACAGGTCTAAACGAAACATTTGATCATCAGGCATTTTTTAAATTTGCCAAATCTAGGAAACTACTCCCAATAGTTGTTTCTTGGCGACAAGAAACCGTGGCCTACAATATTATCAATAACTCAGCAGGCTACTATGAACTCTACGGATTTAGCAAGGGCGCCGAGACTACTTATAGTTTGATGAATCGATTGGTAAAGAACAATGTACGCAAACCTAACTTTATAATAACCATCGGTGCCCATAAAGATACCAATGTTGACTTTAGTAAATTTGGTGTTAAATTTAACAACTATTTTGATGTTTCTGGAATCGGTTCACGCAGTCCTGGCATATATGTAAAAAATCGAGAGCATCTAAAGATGCAGGAATTTGTTACCAATATTGATTACGATGTTGAATAATACTTCTATATTTGCCCTCCCCCATAAATTTATAATATTCCATCCGGGTGCCGGCGGAAATTTTATTTTTAATCTAGTGTCTAAAATACATTATAATATAGAAAGTGATGTAGTTCTGTCTTCTTCGGGACATGCTCATGCAGAGTCGATTAAAAAAATAGAGAGGAGAGATTATTTAGATTGTGGGATGCGTTTCCAATCTCAATTCAATACTCCAGAAGAAAAATTAACATACTACAAAGATCTTATAACTGATCAGTATCAAACTGTAGACTGTCAGCCCGAAGTTGTTTGGACTCACGACTTTAGCAATATACCCCTGTATAGGAATCTATTTCCAAATTGTCGCATATTAGTAATCACACAAGAATCTGTAAAAGAAAAACTCGTGATAACATTGTTACAACAATTAAAAAATAGATTAGATTCTACTCCTCCTGCTTTTGTCGATGAGGATTTTTTTAATAATCGAACTTGGATTTCAAAATGTGTTAAAAATTTAACATCGAAGTTTGGAGAACAATACAAAGACATTGCGGCGCATGTTCTTAAAAATAGAAAAAGACAGGAGTATTTTCCAATAGTTGCCTATGCTATTTTTAGGACCATGCTGAAATACTATAAACTGATTCATCATATAGATGAGAGTTTTGTTAAAAAGAAAGATATAGTTAATTGTGTAATAGAAACAATTCCAGAACATAAACATGCTCCGTATAAGATAGTAAATTCCTACAGACATTATGTAGACAACGAGTGTAGTGTATTGCCTTATCGTGCTATTTTAGAAAACAAGCCCGACGAATTGGCTGATCAGATTTCATCATTATTAGGTAACGAGTTGAACCGGCATTGGAAAGATTTTATACAACGAAATCTAAAAACATATCTAGATGCACAAGATCAATTTTTATTAAATGACCCTGTTGGATACCTAAAACAGATTGAAATAGCGGCAGAACAAGCGTTGGATAATATTTACAAACACTGGGAAAATCGGTAATGGAAGAACTTTATAAATTAAAAGATGGAATCTATACATTAACAGTTAGGAGAATATCCAAACGAGGTGCAGAGCTGTTGATAACCAAATCTCTAAATAACGAAGAAATACTAAAGCAGGATGTATCTTTGCCCGAAGCTACCCCCACTGCGGATGATATTGAACGCTGGACTGGAATCTTTAAGGCTGTTGCTCGATAATTTTCTCTTGACAAAAAACCAATTTTCATTGTATAATAATAATTAATTTTACCGGATGTATACAATGAAAATCTCACTAGTTAGCGACCTCCATCTTGATATATCTAAGTACCTAGATCTTCCAGGGGGAGAAGTGCTGATCATTGCCGGAGATGCTTGTGAGGCCCGAAATCTTCACAAAGAATTTCACAGCACCAAGCTTCTGGACCGGCAGCCCGGTGGATTCCCTTGCTCGGACTTTTTTGAATTTGTGACTGCCAAATACGAAAAGGTGTTTATGATTATGGGAAATCACGACCATTACGGCGGCCGCTTTGACAAGACCTACAACCTACTCAAATCAGTCCTTCCAAAGAATGTTAGCCTGTTGGAGAACGAAGTTGAGGAGTACAAAGGTGTGCTATTTTTGGGTGCTACCCTTTGGACAGACCTTAACAAGGGGGATCATGTGACTAGATACACGATTAAGGGAGTTATGAATGACTACCGGGTTATTCAAAATTTTTATCCTGCAAAGAATCTCTATCACAAGTTAACTCCGGAAGATACCGCAACGGCACATTTCAAGACTAAGCAGTATTTTGGAACTATTTTGGAATTGAATAAGGATAAACCCATTGTGGTCATTACACACATGGCCCCTAGCTTTGCCAGTGTTAACGCAAAGTATCTGCATGATACTGTGGTTAACGGTGCCTATGCATCTGACCTGAGTGATTTGATTTTAGATCATCCGCAGATTAAGTTCTGGGTGCATGGTCATATGCATGATCCAGTTGACTACATGATCGGGGGCGCCCGTGTAATCTGTAACCCGCGGGGCTACTGTCCTTGGGAAGAGGGAAATGGCTTTGATCCTAACTTTACTTTTGAAGTATGATCGATGCCAACGATCACTTTAGATCACGAGTATCATGTAATTGAACTCAATGGTAGTTTTCTTTCTAGAGAAATACTAGAGTGGCTTGAAGAGACCTACGGCAATAGCAATAGATATTTCTGTAGGTTTCCTAAAATATACTTTTTAAATAAACAGGACCATCTTATGTTTCTGTTAAAGTGGGGGCCTTAATGAACCTTACTACATATCGCGGTAATGTCTACGGGTTTGAATACCATGTAGTAGGTATCGGACATCCCGAACATGAAGGGATAATTAATCTTATCGAGGTGCTCGATGAAGAAGAACGCAGATGGAACCATATGGTTGAATGGTGTGTTAACACTTTCGGTCCTGTAAAGATTGATGTTAGTCGACCGGGGATTATTTTTCCAAATCAGAGATGGTACACTAACAATGCCAAGATTTGGTTCCGTGATAAGAAAGATTTAACATGGTTTATATTACGGTGGGCAAATGAGTATAGCTAATATTTTTAACGGTATCCAGCTGGAGTCCGAGCTCGAGCCCATGCGAACAGGAAAAGCTAGCGGCTGGGGGATGGAATACCATTGGGTATCATTGCCCGTTACTGAAAAAAATAAGTATGATGATACCGTCACTCCTGCTATAGAATGGTCCAAAGAACAATTTGGAAAAAGTGGTGCCCGTTGGTTTGAAAAGAAAAAGAAGTTCTACTTTAAAGATGAGAGAGATATGACCATGTTTATCCTGAGGTGGTCATGACACATACAATAAATGATGACGCATTTTTCAAAGCTATAGACCGATGGGAGGCAACAGCTCCTATTGAACTTCTACTTGACACCAGGGCATTGAAATCTCATATGATTTCCGAACATGGAATAGATTGGGTTCCGATGCTGATTCATACTGGTATATACGGTCCCGGTCTAGCTGGACCTACTAAAATTGTAGATGAAAAAAAGTATCTAATGTTTTTGTTGAGGTTCTCATGATTGATTATTCGGACTATATGGTATTACCCTGTGGCGGAGTTGCCTACTATGACGAACCTACATACGGAGTGAATTATTTTTGTGCCCAATGCGAGTGTGTAGTGGGTAGTGATGCTATGCCCGAAGCGTGTAAGCGTGAAGAAGACAAATGGGACCTACTGAAAATGCTAGGTGGGAAAGGTTGGGATTACTTTGCGGAACCAGATGAATATTTCTAATATGCCATTAGAGGAAGAACTAGCCAACAAGATGGCTAACCAAATGGCCCGAGAGATCGATGCAGAAATACTTTGGGGTATACGAGTAACCATGCTCGAGGAACAAGGTTGGCAATTGGTTAACTTAGCTAAATTCATAGACAATCATCACGCAGTTGATATTACCTATTGGGTTGAAGAAAATACAAAAGGTACTTACTATCGAAACGGTAGGCACTTTATTTTTGAAGATCCGAAAGACGCTACAATGTTTATATTAAGATGGTCATGATTCCGCGCACACACTGTATTACCGTTGGCAGAAACCGGTATCACCTTAACAGTAAGATGGAACAATGGTGCCACGACAATGTAGGAGCAGGTGGGTGGGGCACTGATAGCGTGGACTGGGACAACGGTCGCAAATGGGCCATGAGCAGTATGTTTGGAAATACCACCTTTATTTTTAAAGAGCCGAAGTATTTGACCTTGTTCTTGCTAAGGTGGAGCGGATGAAGCCATATACAAACGAAAGTTATGAAGAGTGGTCTAAACGAGTGGCTATGTTTGAACACGGCCACGCTATGATGCAGATTGCACAAGGTAAAGATACAGAACAAGTATTAGAAGAAATGAGCCGCAGGATAATGGAAAAATTACTACATCCAATTTACAAGGCTCTTAACGAATCTGTCATTAGTACATACGATTTAGAAAAAGAAAAGGCGGCCTATAAACAACACTATTTGGATAAAATCCCAAACGGAGTAGCAGATCATGTTATCGATGATGACTTATAAAAATACAATTCATTTGACAAATACTTTGATTTCATCTATATTATAAATACGTGACTATGAAATATACCTTACAACAATTCTTAAACTTATTCAACTTACAAAAAAATGTCTCGTTTAACGACTTTTCTGCAAAACTATCTGTACTTAACGGTAGCGATACTTCTGGTAATTTTGTTGTACGCAGTGATCTAGATACTTTTGTTACTCGTGTAGCAAAGAAGGATAATCGTGCGGCTAGATTAAACGATTATAAACTAAAATTGTACAAGATGATAGTACAAGAACCCGAAGTGGTACTAGAATCATGGTACCGTCGTACGGTAGCAATTACCGATATGAATTTCTATTTTCAGATTCCACCGGCTAGTATATTAGAAGGTAATACATTTGCTGGGCGCACTCATTCTAAGTATGGCAGACTTTGTAAAAATATAAACTTTGAAAATTTCTATAACACTAAGAAGTTATACAGTAACGACTTTGAATATGTCGTTGGCCTAATGAAGGCTATGTTTGAAGATTTCAAACTACGCAATAGTTTAGTTGGGCCGGCATTCTTTGATCACATCTGTAAGATCGATAGCGATTATGGACAGTTCTGGACAGACTTTATGATGGGCTGTAATCGTGCTAGTATTTTTAACCCTGTAACTTACCGGGGTATTATGGAAGAACTATTTGAAGGTGATACAATCTTTGCGCCGTGTATGGGCTGGAACGCTTATCAGCTTGGATTTTATAATAGTAATTGGAAGAAGTTTATTAGTACAGATGTTATTCCAGAAGTAGTAGATAACGGAAACAAGTTACATGCTGAATGGCAAAAATACAGAGATGCTAGTTTATTTGAAATTGCCGACAAAGAAATAGACTTGTACTTGTGTCCAAGTGAAGAATTAAACAAACGACATCAGTTTGGTGAGAAGTATAAAGAACAAGTAGACGCAGTCTTGTTCAGTCCGCCCTACTACGATTTAGAAATTTATCCAGGTGAAGAACAGAGTTTTACCAACTATCCAAACTACGAAGATTGGTTACTTAACTATTGGGAATCTACAATTATGATTGCTAAACAAGTGTTAAAGCCCGATGGCCGCCTTGCATTTGTTATTAGTAACTATAGGAATAAGGCCAAAGAAGAAGTTACAATTAGTCAAGACATGCGTGATATCGCAGAAGCGCACTTTGGTAAAGCAACACATTATAAAGTTCAGTGGAGTGCTATTTCGGGCTCTAGACAAGCCAAAAAAACTAGAGATGGAAATTTTGAAGATCTTTGGTTGTTTCAAAAATCAATTTGACAAATACTTTGATTTCATCTATAATAAATAACTGTGTAGTAGACCTAATGGCTGCTACGCTGGGCATAGAGCCCAAATGATTCTTACTTATTAAAGGAGAAAATTATGAATCAAATTGTACGCTTCGATACTAACTCGCTCAACAGAGCACTTCTAGGTTTTGATACACTTTTTAACGATTTTGAACATCGTTTTGCAAATCAAATTAATCAAAACTATCCCCCTTACAATATCCTAAAACACGATGACGATACCTATGAGATCGAAATTGCTGTTACTGGATTTGAAAAGGAAGAAATTACAGTTGAACTTGATCAAACTCAAATGATCGTTAAGGGTCAGCACAAAGAAGTTGAGCTACAAGAACCAGCTTATTTGCACCGCGGACTAGCGACACGAGATTTTACTCGTTCCTGGACCCTAGCAGAACACATGGAGGTCGGTGAGCTAACTATTAAGAATGGTGTGCTAACTATCGAACTCAAGCGTGTTATCCCCGAAGCATTAAAGCCACGGGTGCTAAAAATCACTGCTAAGTAATTAGCAATGGGGGCATTCCTGCCCCCATTTTAAAACTTTTTAAAAATAGAGATTATGACTACAGACACCGAAGTTATTGAGAAGAAAAAAACTAGTATCCGTAAACCTAAGGAACCTAGTAAATTTAATGTCATCGTTTGTAACGATGATGTAACTCCTGTAGAATTTGTAGTAGCCATGTTGGTTAGGGTTTTTAAACATCCAGAACCTGCCGCTGTTGAATTAACGATCAAAGTCCATCACGAAGGCAGTGCTATCGCCGGAACTTATTCACACGAGATCGCAGAACAAAAAACTATGGATGCCACACAGATGGCACGGGCAAATGGATTCCCCTTAGTAGTAAAAATGGAGGCTGAATGAGCTTAAAAGAATTAACACAAGAAAAACACAAACAAGCAGAGTCAACTGAATTTATGAAGGCAGTGTTCGCAAAGACATTGCCTTTTAGTTTGTGGGTAGATTGGACATATCAAAAAACATTGTTCTATGGAACGATAGAAGGCGCTGCCGGTGCCTGTGGACTTCTAAATGATCTTCCAGATCTTCGTAGAACATACTACATCTATCAAGACTACTGCGAAATGTCCAAAGATCAAACTCGTCCAGATTATAGACCCGTGGTACAAGATTATCATAATTATCTATTGAGTATTAGTAAAGACCCCAATAAGGTAATGGCGCATCTATACACATGGCACATGGGTGATATGTTTGGTGGACAGATGATTAAGAAAATTGTTCCAGGCAGTCACCGTGCTTTAGAATTTGAAGATACAAAAACTTTGATGACCAACATCCGTGCTAAGTTAAACGACAGCATGGGAGATGAAGCTAACATAGCCTTCGATTGGGCAATACGCATGATGAAGGAATATGATAATGAGCTCGTTGTTTGACAAAGTAATTGCCTGTGCAGGTAAAATAGAAAAGCAGTTAAGAGAAAGTGGCGAAGTTGTAGAAGTTCGTCCAAATAGTAAAATTAATTCTAATGATATCGTATTCACTAGTTCACGGTATCGTAGGGCGCATATAAGTACTATCGATGCGAGAGAATCTAAAAAGCTCTATCTTCTCCATGTTACCATATTCCCCCATACTAACGATTCTAGTCCAATTTACGGATTCGACATTGTATGCGGGCCCACTAAGGTAAGCGGTGCTTTCCACGACTACAGTGCATCCGGGGATCAAAACCACCCAATGTGCCGTTGGTTTGCCAATAAAGTAGCTGGAATTGACTGGAATAAGCCCAGAGATCTACCGGAATGGGCCAGATATATCTTTAGTAATCACATGGTAGCCATTGGCGCTGTAAACTCTGAAGAATTAGACGAGTTTATTGATGTAGGGCTAACTACCCTAAAATACTACCTAGATACCGTGGGTGACACGCAAGAATGGCCAAATGACTATCATATGTCACATAATCGCTATTGCTACTATCAAAAGCAAAATCCCCGAACCCCTGCTAGTTTACAGCATCTAGGGTTTACCGAAGAAGAAGCTAAGGCCTATGTACAAGAAATGTTGTTCCCGGAAATTGGCTAAATATTCATTATGAGAGCAAAAGAATTCTTTAAACTAATTGAAGCAAAAAACCAGGCGCCTGCACAGGTTACTCCTGGAGACCCTACATCGGATCCATTGTATAGTCTTAAACTGGCAATTGTCCATAAGATTAAAGAACTCGAACCAGATGAACAAACACAACATGCATTAGACGAAATTAATGATGTTCTATCAACTGTTAAATTAGGCGGCCGTAGAAAATCTGCACTAACTGATTTAGGTTCTTGGTCCGATGCAGATGTTGTGGCGGCCAAAGAACTACTGGCCAAATATATCGTTAGCCTTGATGCTCCGGTGGAATATAAAAAATCCATGTTAACGCAGTGGAAAGATGGGGGTCTTATCAATGTGGACCTATTACTAAAAGGCACACATACAATTGACCAAATTGTAAGAGGTTATTCCAATAATCCTGCTATTAAAGAATTAACAGACGACTTGCTACAAGTTGCTAGCATAGGTAAAGGCAAGGGCGAATTTATGCTTAAAGTGTTAAGTCCTCGCATTAAAAACCCATCTGGAAACAAAGGTGACATTGAGATTGTAAATTTTGGCACAGTTGAAGTTAAGACAACAGATGGCGGTGCTGGACGGTTCACTGATCGACAAGTTAAACCAGGTACTGGTTATCAAAATGCTGTTAACGATTTTATAAAAACATTCAAACCTTATGCAGACGATCAGCCTGCAGAACCTACTAGTGCTCCTACACAACCAACTACACCGGTGGCTCCACAGCCGGTAATAGCTCCGCAGCCAGAGGTACCAGAACAACCAGTTCCAACAGTTGAAGCTAAATCAAAAGCATCGGCAGTACCTAAGATTCCCAAAGGACTGATAACCAAATCAGGTATTAACCTTGATGGGTTAATTACATTGTACGGTAAACTTACTCCAGACATGCAGGCTGTATACAAAGCAAAGTTAACCGAAGTACTAGATCAAATCTTTATTAAGGTTCCGGAATATGCAGGAGCAGTCGTTACAGCGATCACAAGCGGTAATTCTGGTAAAGCAAAGCAATTATATGGTGTAGGTGTACTAAACAACTACATGGCACATAAAACAGATTCTGGTATTTTATACATAGATCTTACCATAAATCCTGCAACTTTCACCTTCTTTGTGGATAATGCAAGCCTAAATGCTGGCGGTTTGCGTCTACACGTAGGCACAGCATATCCTATTGCCAACGACGGGCAATATGCATATCCACAAACAAGTATTGTAAAAACAGCCCAAGACCAGCCTACTGTGTAATTTTTGCTCAAATAAGTATATACATAAGTTAAGTAGATATATAAATACTTAACGATGGAAATCCTATTACTCCTATTCCTTCTACAAGTCAAGCACTGGTTTGCTGACTTTAAGATTCAAACTTACATGCAGACCATTAAAAAGGGTGTATGGTTAGATCCGATTGGAATGACACATACTAGAGACCATATGCTATCGTCTTTAGTTGTGCTACTGTTGTTTTCGTTCATACATCCAATAGCACCCCTAACTCTCCTAGCAATAGTAGCCATAGAGGGCATATACCATTATCTAGTTGACTACACCAAGGTTAGATACGGCTGTAAAGATAATACCAAACCACTATTTTGGAATCAATTTGGTCTAGACCAAATGGCTCACCAAATATCCTACATAGCAATCGCCTGGTACCTCTTAATACTCTAATAATTTTCCTTAAAAATTACTAAATACTTGGTAAAAGGAGTTATTCATGAGATTACACTTAGTATCGTTATGCTTGTTACTAAGCGGAACCGCATCGGCCGAATTAGTTCAACAATTTAAGAACCCCGCCTTTAGTGGCGCAGGGTACAGCAGTCATGTGTTGACTATTGACAGCATTGAAAAGTCACGCAGAGACACAATTGACGCCCAAAAGAAATCAGACATCGCAAAAGCAGAATCTGAACTTTTAAATACCCCTTTGAATAGATTTATGAGCTTGTTCCAAAGCCAAGTTTACGCACAGTTATCAACTCAATTAAGTAACAACCTATTTAAAAATAACTGTGCGGCAGCAGATGGTGGAACAATACCCGGATGTACTAACCCAACTACAGGTAATTTCTTGCTAGACGGCAACACAGTAACTTGGACAAAGACTATTGATAAAGTTACATTAACTGTCGTTGATTCTAAGGGAACCGTAACAACGGTTATAGTACCAATTGCTAGTTTTGGATTTTAAAGGGTATCAATGAACTTATTTAAAAATACACTTTTAACGCTGGCACTAACAGCACTTGTAGGTTGTTCAACTATACGACCGTTGAGTGATATTGGTATCGAAGGCGAAGCCACTGTTTCTGGAATGATCAACAAAGGCTTTAAAGATATTCCAGAACCAGCAGGTCCTCCTATCACAGTAGCAGTTTATGGATTTAAAGATTTAACAGGACAGAGAAAACCTAGCTCTACATTGAGTTTGTTCAGCACCGCAGTTACACAAGGCGCTGAAGCATACATGATCAAGAGTTTGAAGGAAGCAAGTAATGGAAAATGGTTTACCGTTGTTGAGCGTGTGGGGCTAGATAACCTGTTAAAAGAAAGACAGATGATCAAGCAGACACGCGAGATTTATGATGGCGACAAGGCAAAGATGTTGCCCCCATTAACCCTAGCTGGTGTTATTATTGAAGGTGGTATAATTGACTATAATTCAAATACTCTGACAGGGGGAACCGGTGCCAGATTTTTAGGCATAGGCCCATTTACGCAATACACACAAGATCTTGTTGTGATTAGTTTACGATTAGTCAGTGTAACCAGCGGAGAGATATTAACCACGGTTACGATAGAAAAGAACCTACTCAGCACCAGTGATGGTATAACTGCGTTGAAATTTTTTAACAAAGCAACAGAAGCATTTGAATTTGATTCAAGCCAAACATTTAACGAACCCGGTAACTATGCTCTGCGTTCAGCTATTGAAACTGGGATAACCGAGATGTTAAAGAAGGGTGAGCAACAAGGACTGTGGAAGTACAAGGAGGTTCCTACGGAAACTAAATCGGACTTAGGATTAAAGTTTGAAAAGGACCCAATTAAGTAAAATAACATAGGAAGGTAATTTACACTAACACCAACCTTAAAGGACCAAAATTATGAAAAAAACACTAATAGCATTACTAATAGCAACCTGCTTACTACCTATGGTTAGTATGGCACAGACTACGGTAACTGCACCGACATCTCCGACCATTCCATCGATGAATGCTCCCGGAACAGCCACTTCAGCAGCCACAGCGGCATTAAGTGGAACAACCAACAAGATCTATTTAGATCAAAGTGGTGCCAATCCCAATGTCAATATGACACAAGAAGGGTCGGGTAACACCGCAGGTGATGCCAGCCGAGCAGTTCGTTTGAGGGGTATCGATCAAAGTATTATCACTATACAGAGTGGTGACAACAATACACTTAACTTAGAAGTTACTAATGCAACATCTGGTTCTAGTCAAGGTGCTACAGTTACCATTCGTCAACTAGGTGATAGCAACATTGTCGATGCCGCTTGCGGATACGGAACAGCTAGTGATGGAAGCACCGCACTTACAGGATGTAAGGCAGCAGATATAAACTGGAGAGTTACCGGCAACACGAACTCCATTCAGTACAGGGGTACAGGTGACAACTTGTTTAGCCATATTGATGTAACTGGCAATACCAACACTTTTGTTATTGATCAACTTGGTAATGACCATAGTCAGGTTATTAGTCTAACTGGTGATAGTAACACATTTAATATTTCTCAAAAGAGCACAGCGGTCGGCGGTAGTCATATTGCTTTAGATATGGCATCAACTACTGGTTCTACAATGAACATTGAGCAAAGTGGAAGTGTTAACAATTACCTTAACATCAAGACTTCGGGAACAACTAGCGGTACATTTAATATACTGCAAAAGAACTAAAGGAGCAAAATGAGACTTGCTCTCTTTCTCTTGGGACTATTTCTTGCGGGAGAATGTTACGCAGGTATAGGATCTGTGACTGAACTTTCAGGATCAGCACAAATCAAACGAGGTAAGGAAACTATCTCTGTAGCTAAAGGCGCAGAGATAGAGATGAATGATAAAATAGAAACTAAAAATGGTAGTCTTACTATTATTTTTAAAGATGATACCAGTGTTAAAGTTACAGAGCATAGCGCACTAGTTATAGACGATTTTGTATACGATCCTAAAAGCGGTGCAGGTAAGTTAGGACTCAAAGCAGCCGCAGGCACAGTCAGATATGCATCTGGCAAGATAGCACACAACGATCCCAAGTCAGTAAACATTAAAACACCTACGGCTAGCATTGCTGTACGAGGCACAGACTTTGTTATGGCAGTGAATGAAATAGGATCATCTATGGTCATATTGATGCCAAATGCAGGCTGCGATCCAATGGGTGGAAAATGTAGTAGTGGTAGGATCGATGTTAATAGTGGTAATGGCACAGTTACCATGGATAAACCTTTCCAAGCTACTATGGTCGAAACACTGGGCGCGGCACCTAGTCCTCCAATAGTTGTTAGTTTAACAGGTACGGCCATAGGTACAAACTTATTATTAAATCAACCTAAAACAGAAGGTGGTAAGAACATCGTAGCGGCAGCAAGAGCAGCCGTGGATAAGACTAAGGATCGACAGGGCAATAAAGACGGCAAAGATGATAAAGACGATAAAGATCACGGTAAAGAAGAACAACAGGCTTCAAAAGATCAGCAAGATAAACAAAGACAGGGGCGGGCAAGGCAAGAACAAGAAGATGGAGATCGAAACAAGGCGATGATCGATACTAAATCATTAGATATAGCAGTGACTGATCTATCGACTGGAAATGACCATGTATATAAAGTCTGGAAAGATGCCAGCCAGACTCTGCAAATAGGATGGGGTTATACCAGCACGACACAGAATGCCGGTAATTTCGTAGACATAAAACTATCCATGGACTCACAAGCATTGGTTATAGTGACGCAAGATCGACAGACTGATGCTTACAACTTTAACAGCCAAAGCAGTAAATCATACGGAACGATTGTTATTAATCAGAGCTACAGATGAAAAAGTTTTTACTAATCCTACTCTTACTGATATCTAGCAATGTCCGCGCTGTTTCGGTTGGCCCTGCTATGAATGTTAGCGGACAGGGTAGTGATTATATATTTGTCTATCGCGGAAATAATCCCAATGAGTTTGATTCATTAGTAGCCCAAGGACTTAACAATCTATCCGGATGGACAGCAACTTGTACTAGCGCAGAATGTGCTGGCACTAGCTATGTAATTGACCATGCCACACAACCCGACAGTGATACCTTATTACTTTATACAAGGGATAGTAGTGGCAATGTAGCTTGGCCGGACTCAGGAAGATATTATAGTTTTGCCAGTCCACCTCCACCGCCAGTAATAGTGGGCGGTGGCTCTGTATCATATGATAGTAATATCACTAATCCACAGACAATAGTGGTCAATAGTGCAAAAACCAATGTAGGTAACTTATTCAATAATAATTCAATTAACTTAGATGTTAAGACAGGTAGTGCTAATAACAGTACAACAATAGAGCAAACAGGTTTTTATAATCGGATAAGCGGGTTGGGAGCCAACTATGCTGTTCTTAACGGTAGCAGTAATAATATTAATATCAAACAAGGTGATGGGGGCGGGAAAAATCAAATTGAATTTAGCATAGCCGGGGACTCTAATACGATCAGTGTATGGCAAGCACGGAGTCCTAGTACAGGGCTACAGGATGGTAGCGAAAGCGGCGGTCACTATCTAGGATTGAATGTCTCGGGAAATACCAATACCGTAGTCGCTAAACAAAGTAATGACGGTGCTAGTTCTTCTGGACACTTTGCGTTAATTGATATCGTAGGCAACAGTAATCAAGGGTCATTAAAACAAAGTGGCAACGGCGAAAAGATATTCTTTGGAGTAGTAAATGGTAACAGCAATGTGTTTGATATCAGTCAACAAGGAAACGGCAGTTACCTTGACCTTGCACTAAGTGGCAACGGCCATAGTGTCACTGTAAATCAAAGGGATGCAGGTAGTCATAAAGCCACTATCAATCTAACCAATGTTGGTGGTGCCAGTACTGTCGGAGTAGTACAACAAGGTTCTTCAGCACAAAATATCAATATCACTCAACAATGTGCCACATTGAGCGGATGTTCAGTTAGCGTGACGCAAGGTCAACAGTAATTACATATAGCAAAAAAGAAAAAGCCCGGTATGGGCTTTTTTCTTGATTATTGTAATAATATTGTAATCTCTTTGTGTTTAAATAGTAATGTGCGATCGCACACATATTCACTAACTAAAGGAGATTTACAGTGAAAAAATTATTTGCTATTCTATTATCAATGGTGGCAATGTCCACACAGGCACAGACAGTAATCAACGGCGGCGGGTCAACATTTGCCGCACCTATCTATAGTAAATGGGCAGGTGAATACCACAGAGAAACCGGCATTAAAATAAATTACCAAGCAATTGGTTCAGCCGGCGGCATTAAACAAATGGAGGCTAAAACTCTCGATTTTGGTGCAACAGACGATCCAATGACCGCAGAAGAAATAAAAGTCAAAGGCTATAATCAATTCCCTACCGCGATCGGCGGAGTGGTTCCTGTTATTAATATCAAAGGTATTGAAATTGGGCAATTAGTTCTAGATGGAAAAACACTAGCAGATATTTTCCAGGGTAAGATTAACAATTGGAACGATCCTGCGATCAAGAAGCTGAATCCAAAACTTTCGCTTCCTGACCAATCAATAATTCGTGTTGTTCGTGCAGATGGTAGCGGAACAACAGCGGTTTTTACAGACTATCTATCACAGGTTAGCACAGAATTTAAAAATGAAATAGGCGCCGGTAAGGCAGTTAGTTGGAAATCACAACAGACCACAGCTGGCAAAGGCAATGCAGGGGTTGCGGCATTTACACAGCAATTACAGGGTACGATCGGTTATGTAGAGTATGCGTATGTTAAACAGGCTAAGATGAACTATGTTCGTATGCTAGATAAGAAAGGCAAACCAGTAGAACCAGATGATACAACTTTTGCCGAAGCCGCAAAGTCAGCAGATTGGAAAACACCAGGTATGGCTGTTAACTTAAACAACAAAGGTGGCTGGCCAATAACAGCGGCTACATTTATTCTGATATTTAAAGAAGGCAATGCTAACACTAAAGAAGTAGTTAAGTTCTTTGACTGGGCATTTACTAAAGGTAACAAATCGGCAATTGAGCTAGACTATGTTCCTTTACCCGAACATGTTAAAACGCAGATCCGCAAAGATTGGGCACAACAGGTTAAGTAACATTAACAATCGATAGGGCTTCGGCCCTATTATCTTGACTAAATATTTGACTATGAAAAAACTATTACTGAATCCGTGGACAGCACTAATCACCTTAGCCATAATGGTATGTTTAAGATGGACAGATCCTAGTTTTATAGAATCTGTAAGACTACGCTATTTTGATCAATTGGTAACTAGCCAGCCTGTTAAAGATATCGCTGTACATACGGTTAATATTGACGAAGATGCGTTAGACAAGTATGGTCAATTTCCTTTTCCAAGGGGCACCTATGCTAATATTATTAAAGACCTGTATGATAGAAATGCTGGACTCGTTGTCCTTAATATCCTCATGCCTGAGAAAGACAGGTTTGGTCAAGATAATCAACTGGCCCAAGTACTAGAAAAATATCCTGTAGTATTACCCGAAGTTGCCAGCGTCAAAGGTAAAAATAAAACCTTTGGAACAGCAGTGCAGGTTATTGGGAACGCACCCGGCGGCACAATGGTTGAGTATCCCGGTATCATTGCTAACCTTCCTATGCTACAAGAAAAAGCCGCGGGCAAGGGAATCGTAAATACCTTTCCAGAAATTGACGGTGTAGTTCGCCGTATGCCTTTGCTGATTATGAGCGAAGATACTATACATCCTGCTATGTCATTAGATGCATTGCGTATTGCAGTGGGAGACACTAAGATACAGGTTAAAATAGGTGAAGAGGGAGTCGAAGCACTCCGTGTTCCTAAGTTAAGCAAAATCACAGTAGATTCACTAAGTCGAATATGGATCGATTGGAGCCAACAACCTAAACAACACAGCCTGGCAAAATTGCCCAAAGATTTTAACGGTGAGATTGTTATCGTAGGATTAAGCGCCGCCGGGCTAGTACAACCCGTTGCTACTAGCCGTGGAGAAATATGGCCCCAGGATCTACAGGCTAGTTTGTTGGGAACAATGATTTCCGGAACTAGCATACAGCGACCCGGATATGCAGATGAGTTAGAAACTTATTCTATGTTGTTTGCAGGTATTCTTTTAATATTTTTAATGAGGTGGACTTATGTAGGTATTGTGGCAACGGTTGTTGTGGTTGGCGGTGTTATCTACGGTAGCATGTTTGCTTACAGCCATTACCTTTACCTATTCGACAGTACTGCTTTTGCCGTTGGCATAGTTTTGGTCGCTCTGCATGCCTACATGGTCAAGTTCGTCAGTGAGTTCTTACAAAAGCAACAGATTAAAAAACAATTCGGTAGTTATTTGAGTCCGGACTTGGTTGCTAAACTTGTTAAGGATCCTAGTTTACTAAGACTAGGTGGCGATAGTCAAGACTTAACAATTCAATTTAGTGATGTCCGTGGATTTACTAGTATCAGCGAGCACTATGGCGCCGATGTGCAAGGCCTTACTAAAATCATGAATCGTTATATGACTGTAGTAACAAAAGTTATTCTTGAAAATGAAGGAACGCTAGACAAGTATATCGGCGATGCTACTATGAGCTTTTGGAATGCACCATTAGACAACCATAAACATGCAAAAGATAGTGTTAAAGCCGCACTGGAGATGTTAGATGCAGTTAAGATATTTAATGAAGAAATTGGTAAAGAAGGGGTTCCTCCTTTTGGGCTTGGTATTGGTTGTAATACTGGTGTTGTTGTAGTTGGTAATATGGGAGGAGAACAGAGATTTGATTACACCTGTCTCGGAGATGCCGTTAATCTTTCATCACGCCTAGAAGGACAGAGTAAAAATTACGGTGTGTTAATTGTCCTCGGACCTACAACAGCAGAAAGACTTGATGGAGAATACTTTACTATAGAACTAGACTGTATCGCTGTTAAAGGTAAGAAGGACGGCGTTACCATTTACACAGTATTCTATAATCCAGAATTTAATATGGATATGTGGGAGCGAGCAAGAGAACAACATAATACTATGCTTTATGCATACAGGACACAAAATTGGGATGTTGCTTTATTAGCGGTTAGCCAACTGCGTGGTCAATTCAATGGTTACATGGACCACTACTATGATTTATGGGTTGAACGAATTAACGAAATGCGTCATGCCAATCTTACTGCTGATTGGGACGGAATTTTTAGGGCAACGAGCAAGTAATTAATCGCCCGACGCTTCTTTGATTTCTTTGGGGGTTGCTCTACGCTTGCCAATTGGTTCTTCTTCTACAATCTTCTTGCGTTTAGCATTAATATCTTTATCAGCTTCAATGCGCTCTTGCTCAATAGTTTTACCGCGTAGTTCCATAACTGTTTCTACTTTTTGATTTAATCGTATAAGATCATTGTCTAACATACGAATACGATCAATCAGAGCGATAAGGGTACCATTGGCTTGTCCAATAACAGGTTTAATTTCAGTAGTTACCCATGTCCACACATAGTAAATAAAATATCCCATACCGCCTGCGGCGACAATAGGAAATCCATACTTATTAACTAAATCTACTATGCCTTCCATCTTACGCAGTTCCTTCTAATATATTACATAGGTACTGGTACAACTCGGGCTGTAATTTTTGATCTACATTGATCCCGACTGCATGTATTAATTGAATTTGTTCTTTAGATAACATATTAATCCTTTCTTTGATCTGACTGTTCTGCACGAGAAATACGATCATAATCTGGTTGTAATCCCAATGCATGGCTAACTTTAACATCAATACGCTGTAGTTGATTGGTCATAGTATCAACTCGGCTGTCTAGCCCTTTAATAATACCACCCATACCATTTACACTGCTAGTAACACCTGCAAGAATGAATTTCAATGTAAGGAAAACAAAATAGCCGGCAGCACACGCACCTGCTATAGGAAACCCTAGTTCTGCTACTAATTTAAAGAAATCGCCCATACGTGTCACTCCATATATATTATTTACAACTCACATTAAGATATTTCTCTGCGTGTTTAATCAGATAAATATCAAATGCGAGCCGCTATACTACTTCAGGGTGATCCTAGATTTTGTTCCGAATTTGATCAATTCTTAGAAAATTTAAAAGGATTCGATCAAGTTGATTATTTCCTATACATGTGGGAAGATAACTTTCCCACAGCTGAATTATTAGCCAACGGGGGACATCAAGTAGTTGCACCAGCGTGGCAACATATAGATAAAGAATGGGCTCTTAACAAATTTAAGGAACTACTTCCTGCTGGGCATACTATTGTAACATTAGAATTAGCAGATCAGAGTTCTGTAAAAACTTTTCCAATAGAATCTAATTTTGCTGTCGAAACTAGACAAGATAATCTATGGAAAATGATGTACAGTCTTTTTATGGCAAACGAAGCTCGTAGAAAGTATGAGACAGAAAACAATTTTATCTATGATATAGTGATCAGAACTAGGCCCGATGTGGCTGTTACAAGTACAATAGATGCGGCCAATGTAAAGACTAAACTAGATAATAATCCAAACACAGTTATCACACCTGATAATAAAGGATGCGGGCATGACGGTGTTTGGATTTGCGACCTATTTGGAATGGGTACTTCGGAAACTATGACAATATACTGCGATCTTTATAATCAAGCCCTAGATCATAATAAAGCAGGTGTTAAATTTCATCCAGAAACTTTGTTAGGCAGACATCTAGAACGGAATGGATGCAAACACAACTTCGGCGGCTTTAAAATAGAATTTAGGCATTTAGGTATGTGGAAAGACCTAACTACAGGCGAAGAATGGTCGTCTGGTAGTGTTCCGGGATGGCACAATAAAATTTATATTTCTAATTTTGGCCGTTGGCAATAATATCTTTAATGCGGCCAACATAGTCGCTACAAATTCCATAGCATGTAGTTTCTAAAATAGTTTTAAATTCTGGGTCATGCCATTCTGGCAGTAATCTTATAGACCATTTGGTTAGAGCTTTTTCTGGATAAGTCCAAATATAGCCTTTGCTAGTTATTGTCCTATCATCCTTGTCATGCCAAAAATAATTTAATTTAATATCATCGAGGCAATATTCAACTGCTTCGACATTTTTACAATGTATCCACAGACCACCTTGTTTAAGGAATCCTTCAGATATTGGATAATCGGCTGTGTCGTGACCTAGATACAATTTTGAATCAGCGACCCATAAATCAATCTCACAGTCATAGCCTAACTTTATTGCTCTTCTGATATGTTCGGGTCGATTTTCTAAAACTTCATTAGGACCATCTATAAGTCCTCGATGTGCGATTAATTTCATTTGTCTATCCTATGTTGCTGTTGGGTCAGGTGCTATTGGATTGTGTATATGTTTGTCTGTGGTATACTTAGATTTCCCAACCCGGTTAATATCGTGATTAAAGTTTCCCCGAATTATAGGCTTATTATTTGATTCAAAATAGTAGCGTATTACATGCTCTAATGCCCATTCGTGCTCGTTAGTTTCCCAGTCGGGACAACCCTCGATCATATACCTGTCAAAGTCTAGATACAGGTTACACAAGAATTCCATACCCTGGTGTGTTCCTACAAAGAATTGATCATTAGGAGCTGTTTGATTTGCTCCAACTAATCTATTACAAAATATAATATCATTAGCAGTGAAGTCCAACAACGATATATCTAAATCACTGTCTAGAGATCCGTCCGGTCTAACTCTTACAATTAAGTCGTACGGTGATTCAATTAAATCAAATGCTAGTTTTAAACAATGTATTTGACCTACCCTTCGATCATACCACCATTGCAAGTTACCAGTTCGATTTGAAGTAGGTAGCGCCCGATCAGGTGGTGTTGTTATTTGTAGTTTTTTAAGAATAACATTACTGGGTAAAATTTTATTGATCTTGTTAACTCCTTGGGCAACATCGTCTACCCAATCGCTGTCCCATAGATTAATATAAAGATCAGCGGTGCTAAAACCTTTTAACTGATTTAATACTGTAACGAAGTCATCAGTAAACCTTGGCTGACCTGCTGTTATTATCGCAACCTTCATTAGAAATACCTAATATTCATCCTGCCGGGGTAATTAATCTCTAAGCGTTCGAATGATTCGTTCTTGCGTGTTTCAACCCACATAGTTTTACCTAATGCCAATGCTACTGCACAAGGGGCAGTCATGCTACAAACAAACAGCTCACTACCCTGTATAACTCGGGCCAATTCCATAAAGTCGGGCGTACGATAATGTGGAACCTTGACCTTAAAACAATCTTCGAACCATGCGTGTTCATTTTCCAATCCAACATACACAGCTTGCTCGCATAGTCCACGATCAATCATGTCACGCCATACAGGACTATCTAGTTTATTACCATCTTGATAATGTGGAGCTCGACTGATAACAATTGGCCTTCCGGGAAACTTGCGTACTTCTCGGCATTCCATGTATGGCTCAACTTGTAGTTCGCGATAGTGTAGATCCAGATTTATCCCCTGCGCCAGGGCATGTTGGTTAGGGAAGTTTCGAGGAAATCGATGTGTTTCTAAATGTAAGGCAGCATTTTCTAATTCATGGTCAATGCGCTCACCATTCCATGGCTTAAAGTCTGTGATGTATTTTTGATGCAACATGAACTCACGCATAATCTCGTAGTCATGTTCAGTCATACGACCTGCATGTCTGCCGCCAGCCGGGCCCCATCCTAATTTTTCTCGTAATACATTGTCGAGATTATGTAGGCGAAGATAAAACTCACCACCACCTAATATCTTAACTGCAACACAACTACTAAATGTGTCACCGGTAGTTCCTGAATGGCTAAATGTTTTCATACTTTCTTGGCATAAAATACTAACTTACCGGGAATAGGTCGTGTAATGTTAGTAACCGCAAACCCGTTGTTAGTTAACACATTGGCAAACTGTTCTTCTGAAAAGAACCACAAATGCTCAATGTGTTTCCAATGATGCTGACCCTGGGGACTAAAATAATCTGGGAGATCAATAATAGCCTGTCCACCATATTTTAAAATACCCCACACTGAATTCAGTGCGCCATTCACATTGACCATATGTTCAATACTGTCATGCATGGTAACAAAGTCAAAATGCTCCGGATTAAAATATGCGGTTTCTAGAGTACCTCTTATAGTAACACTATCGTCTCCAATGTTGTTACCTGGTTCAAGCCCTAGAAATCTAAGATTTCTAGATATTGCTCTATGAACAAATGCGCTATTACTACTTCCTATGTCTAAGCCCACAGAGCCTTCTGGAAGATTATAAGCATCTAGTCTTAAATCTGAAACTTTACAATCGTGCTCGTATCGTTCTTCATAGGTCATTGTTCCTCTATTTTTTTGATAATCAGTGTGATAATCTGTTTTATAGAAGTTGATGTATTTTTCAGCAGTCCAACCTTCTAAATATTGATGCATAACATCGCATTGGTCGCAACTGGCAACTTCTAACATGTTAACAAATAACACCGAAAAGTCAACATCGTTGCCGCAGGAACATTTTTTAATTAAATTATTGTTTAACATTAGTCTCTATATAGGTCAGTTACATGAAATGCCGCATCTGGTACAATCATATGTTGCCATTTATCTAAATTTTGTGTAATACAATCTGGAAAATATTCATCAACTATAACATACTCAAACCGTTCTGGATGTGTGGGTCCGTGATGCCCGCACTTGTTCTTTACAAACCATTCAAGGTTATGTTTAGCGATCATTTCTGGGGTATCTGTTTCCGTGTGTGCAAAGTTTTGTATTTTAGTAATAGAATGTTCATTATCACCAAAGTAGGTAAAATGCCAGCCGCCGTGATCGATCATTACTAGACTATTGGGTTTTGGAACCCACGGAAATGTATATTCTCGTTCTTGTTGTGGATTGGTATAGACCCTTGCCCGGGTAACCATGATGTTGGGTTGTTTAACAATCTCATGAATTTTCATATAATTGATTTTATATTGAAACATTGGAATAGTAAGGATGTAACGATCCCAATCGTTTTCATCTTCTTTGATCATTGCTATTGCATCGGCCCGAGGAATCTCGTCAAGGTCACTAGTAATAATAATATCTTCTGCGGCAGCATCGCTTAGTCCCCGGTTTAAACAAAAGCGTTGGAACTTTTCTCGAACCCAGCTATCCGGAGTATTGGGCATATCGTCAACCTGCACTCTACGGATTTTACTAGCATACTTAGTGAAGCGTTCTTTGTTATTTTCAAAGATGTACTCCTTAGGCTTACCACTATGACTTAGGTTAGATTCTGCTAGAACAAAAACATCAACTACATCCCATAACTCTTGTAATCTAATTTCTAAAACATCTAATTCGTTGAAGAATGTAAAACAATCATAAACTTTCATCTTGTATCCTGTATTAACGGTTGGTATTGCTGTGCCAACTTCACACGGGTATCGTTCGGTAATCCTGGCCAATGTATAACAAAGTCGCCCGGATACCATTGCCCGTCTTGTCCTAATAGGTCAATTCCTTCTATATTATACATTCTGTAGTCATAGGAATTCAACCATTGTTGTGGAATTATTTTAAACAGTTCTTGAAACTTGGGATAGAAGTCAATAACGGCCTGTTGTTCAAACCATTTCTTATCGTTTTTATATTCTGCTTTTTTACTCAGTAGAAACTCTAACCATTCTCGTCCTTGAACACTGTTACGCACAATAAAGCTACCTGTGTTTAATGCCGCGATGTCTGTGGGCATAATAACATGATAGGCATTATCCAATAGATCCTCAACTCGAATGTCATAATTTGTGATCATAGCATCGTTGTCTAACCACCAGATCCATTCTAAATATGGAAATTGATTCATGATATCTAAGATATGAACAAACTTATCAAAGTGAACCTGTTCAGCACTAAAATTATCAGTTTTTGCGTAAGCACTATATCCGTGCTTCCTGGCATATTCTAATTTGTTATTCCAGGTATGTCTTGCTAGATCAAGGTGACGGTCATTGAATAAACTAACTATTGCAAGTTTGGGGCGATCTTCAGTTTTCCATAGTTGAGGCACACTGTCCCAAAGATCGCCGATATCAAAGAAAGGATCTTTCCCACTCTCATCCATGACATGAAACCCCAAACCGGGAATAGGACTAAACAACGCCACATCTGGTTGTTGCCAAACCAAGTTAATTGACTTATTCTCAACCCAGACTTCTTTCTGTGTGGTAAGAGTAACTAGGTCATTAAAATATTTTCGATACTTATCAAATAACGCTCTACTGGCTAAACAGGTAAAGGTAGTGTGTCGAACGGTTCGATAATGACGATAAGGACCCAACAATAGAAAACTTTGATATATTTCTTGCTTATATCGCCAGATGTCATCATGGGGGTTGATAGCAACTAGTTTATTAGTCATTGGCTCAAAAGTATCTACAGTATCAATCATATCGTGTATTGCTTCAGGTACATGTAGATAGTCATCTTCTACATGGTACCATAAATCTTTACACCTTTTCTCAACTTCCTGATAGACCAACCCCATTGTATATCCGTTTCCAGTCCCGCCGTCTACAGGAATAAATGTTGTGGGAAATTTGCAGTGAGATAATATTGTTTTTATGTCTGCTATGCAGGAGTCATCGCTGTGATCATCTAACACTACTAACTCAACATCGTGTCCTTGTACATGATTGATACTGTCAACAAGACTACTAACACACACATTGACTAATTGTGCCTTTGGAACTTTAATGTAACGGCCAGACCCAGTGTCATTGACCATGTTAACACTGGTACAAGTTCGTAATACAATTAACAAATGTCTTTTCATTACTTTTTGCTTACAACAGCAAACAGATACCCGTTGTGCCAATCACTAAACTGATGGCTAACTATTGCGTGTTCTCCGTCTACCATGTGGGTGATGATTTCAATTTTTGCTAGGATTTTATGCCCACACTTGTCAAGTGCGTCTTGTGTTCCCTTACGAACATGACTACCGTTGTAGTCGTCTACAACTAAAATATATGTATCATCGAGGGCGGCTTCGACTAACGCAATTCCGTCGTATTGATCTTGTTCACTGTGGGGGCCGTCAAACATATAGACATTGTGTTTTCCGATATTTGAGTAGTCAACCTTTCTAAAATCACTTTCAATAAAATTGAAATCAATGTCATCAGTTGTGCAATACTTAGTATTGGCAAAAAACGCTTCTTTTGGGCCGCCAAACTCACTCCAATTATCAATACAGGTAACTTTACATTTATTACCCCACATGGCGCTACAGGCCGTACTACCTGCCCAACTACCAATTTCTAAATATCGGGCATCGGGCAATAGTCCAACTAGATTATTAATAAGGTATCGGTACTTCTTACCACTCATGCCGTCCATTGTTTTAATTTCGTCGGGTAATTTATGATCAAGCGCCAAAGAATTTAACCAGGATGTACTTAGGATGTCTGCTTCTGTACTTTCCCAATCTCCGAATAATCGGATTGATGTTTCTTCAACTGTATGGATCTGTCTAATAATGTCTGGAGTTCTACTCATGTGGTGTCCTCATAATCGTATATTTAAGCACATACTTAACTTGTTGTCAAATTATTTGACAAGACCAGTGAAGTGTGTTTAAATAGACGCATGAGTAATGTAACCTTCTTTTTAACCAGCTGTAAACGGCACGATCTACTAAAGGTGTGTTTGGAAACTTTTGTCAAACATAACACCTATCCGATTGAACACGGAATCATTGTTGAAGATAGTGATATGGATCTAGAATGGGTTCGTGAGATTTTGCCATTTACAAAATTAGACTTAATCAACACCGTAGGTAGACAGGGGCAATTGAAAAATATCGATACATATTATCCATTGATCGGCACTCCCTATGTTTTCCATTGTGAAGATGACTTTGTTTTTATTCGTGACAGTTTTATTGAACCTAGCATTAAGATACTCGAAGCAGATGATTGCTGTATAAATGTTTGGCTTACTGAGTACGACCCTACTTGGGAACCTGCAAGCCAGGATCCCAACAACTTAACAAATCATTCAAGGATACTTCCTCCATACCACAGGCAGTTTACTCTAGACGATACTACATTTTGGAATGTTAACAACTGTATGCATGGAGAATGGGGCCTCGGATTTACATTCCAGCCCAGTGTACACAGGATGGAAGACTGGTTACGCTACGGAGGATATGAGGCAATCATAGATCATGTTGCCCCCTGGGCTAATAAATTAGACGGAGCACAGGTTGAAAGAAATCTTTGCAGACATTACATCATGGATGGATTTCACACATTCATGTTAGCTGGTCCAAACGATAAACAAGATGGTTATGTAAACACAACCGGACATCAACGACATGTGTCCTTGCCAATCAAAGATGAATTAGCATAATTCGCAGTGTGGCATTTTTGCCACAAATATAGGGGTTGACAGCGATGCTAAATAAATATACAATAGACACATGGTTAGGAAGAAGAGTTGTTAAAAATCTTTTTTGTCAAAAATATAAAAAGAGGTTGACAGCGATGCTAAATAACTGTATAATTAACACATAGGCAGCAATAATGCTGTTTGTAAATTTTTAGGAAATAAAGAGAAAGCAAATGAAAAACTGTTCGATACATTATTATAGATTAGATGCCAAACAGGCAGGCTTTATGCCCACCTCTTGGTTACTATCAAGTAATGATCGTACACCAGAGATTTGCCAGGGGTCCCGGGAGCGTGTAGTGTAACACAAAAATACACAACAACTTCAAGGACCCCAGGATTAAAAACCCTGGGGTTTCGTTTTTTGTAGTCCTTAAAAATATTACAAAAAACAATGTGTTTTTGTATAAATACAGTATCAGGAGATACTTTATGGAACAAGAACACAAACAGAAGAGAAAAGAGTTTTACGAAAAGAACAAAGAAAGGTTGTTAGAGTATCAAAAAAACAGATACAAAGAATTACTTGATGTTTTCCAGGAATGGAAAGGAACACTAAAATGTAGTAGATGCGGCGAGACCGACTCTGCTTGTTTAGATTTCCATCATAGTGATCCTAGCCAGAAAGAGGTAGGGGTTATTAGACAAATAACAAAAAGTATAAGTTCTGTTTTAAGGGAACTAAGAAAGTGTGTTGTAGTGTGTGCTAACTGCCATCGCAGAATACACGCATACAACATACCAACAGATCCTGCAAATGATGACCTAGCAACAAGATTTGAACAATTTGTAGAGCAGGAGAGAAATGATAGAGAAAAAGATTAAAGAAGTAGATTGGCTTCGACAGCATACGCTAACTCCTGAACAGGTTAAACAACTTATTCAGAACAAGTTAACAAGAGCTGTAGAAAGTTATGAAACTATGAGAAAGCGAGAGATACTCTGCGGAGGTCGTTAGAATCGCAAAGTGTGAAAGTAAGAGCAGCAATGCCCAGGAAACGAGGTCCTGAAGACGCACTTAAAACAAGTCTTAAACGGGCGGCGACTAGGATGGAATCCCTCTTGTGGGACTAAAAATTAGTTCGTATTAAAGCAAATTGGCACACGGCTAACCTGTGAAGTTAGTGTCGGAGCGTAGCTAGTCAGTTTGTTTTAATACACACATTCGTTCCGAGTACATAGTACAAAGAGGCAGAAAGATAAACTGCTAGAGTGTGTTTTGGAGGATGTTCCCCGTCGCCGGCTGTAACCCGGTGGCCATTGTTAAGCGGGGTGGCGGCAAGTGGTTCGATTCCATCATTCTTCACCAATTTTCTATTCCGTGAAATCCTTCACTAATTTATTCCCCAGTAGCACAGAGGTAGTTGCGCTTCGCTGTTAACGAAGATGTCGTATGTTCGATCCATACCTGGGGAGCCAAATGTAATTTGTATTAGCTGAGTACGATTGTATAAATACAATTAGGAGAACTAATATGAAATGTCTGAAATGTAACACTACACACAATGGATCTTTTGGATCTGGAAAATTTTGCTCAAGAGCATGTGCTAACAGTAGAATTAGAACAGCAGATACTAAAGAAAAAATTGCTAACGGTGTTAAGAAAGCTATTGTTTCTGGTAAGTCTAAAATGCCGAACAGAAAGGGTGTAAAACTTCCTCCTAGGACACAAGAACATTCTGCTAAAATTTCAGAAGCTAGAAATGCTTACTGGGACCATAGAGGCAGAGTGACTGAAGAACATAAAAGAGCAGGTAATAAAGCAAATGTCTATGCTTACAGAGCACGGAAAAGAAATGCTATACCTGACAATGCTGATTTAGATTTAATCAGAAAAATTTATCAATTTGTTCCGGAAGGATATCAAGTTGATCATAGGATTCCGTTAGCAAACGGAGGACTACATCATCAAGACAATTTACAGTACTTACCGGCAAGCGAAAACGCAAGAAAAGGTAAGCGTGATGTTTATGATGAATCAAAAGTTATAAGATGGCAAGAATTACTTGTCGTCTAACAATTGGGGGCAGTAATGGGCTACGGCGTTGCCTTGCAAGCATCGTGACTAGAAGGGTTCGATTCCCTCGGCCTCCACCAATTAAGGACAAATGCAAGCATGAGCTTGTTGAGTCCACCAAGTTATGTATCGGTAGTGTTAACGGCAGCACGACAGTCTCCAAAACTGCTAGTGGGGGTTCAAATCCCTCCCGGTACGCCAAGTTTATCTCGCATTCGGTTAGCGGCTATGCCACCTGGTTTGGGGCCAGGATTTCGAAGGTTCGAGTCCTTCATGCGAGACCAATTTTACACTGCGTTGGACTTCTGGGTAGGTCCTTGGCCCTTCAAGCCAAAGAGACGGGTTCGATTCCCGTACGCAGTACCAGTTTAGGTCTGTTCGTATAGAGGTTATTACTGTGGATTGTCTATCCACTTACGGGGGTTCGATTCCCCCACAGACCGCCAAGTTTTAGGATGCTTCCAGCAAATTTAAAAATCTTTTCTTGAAAAAAAGCCAAAAATGCATCCTGTTTTATTTCCTCTTGTAGCTCAATGGTAGAGCAATCGGCTGATAACCGGTAGATGATGGTTCGATTCCATACGAGAGGACCAAGTTATGGAAGATGATGCAGGTGCGTTGGTGCGCCGACCAGCCTTGAAAACTGGGTTCTCAGAAATGGGATGGGGTTCGACTCCTCCGTCTTCCGCCAAATTTTAGATTGTAAATAGTTATATGACCTATACAATAATCGAAGATTGCAGTCCGTACTATATTAGATTTACCCACGACGGGCTAGATAAGATCGTTGACTATTGTAAAAAGAATATGCCTTCAATCGAGGATAATGAGACTTTTATTCATTACCCTTTTCCAAAAGATCAAGCGAATCATCTTCTTTCATTACTACCAATGGCAAAGCAAATGCCATTAAGGCCACATCGTGTTAGTTTGTTTATGACAAAGCCCGGTGGATATTACAGGGCACACAAGGACGGAATGTCTGATCGATTTAGTATCAACTATACCGTTCAAATTTTAGACGAAGCGTGTGTTACTAATTGGTATAGTGATGAAGATTTAAAAGAGTATCTAATAGACAATTTGCAGAAAAAAACTTCAAGAGAATGTGCTGGTTTCGATAAAACAAAACATACACCGATAAAAAGTATGGTCGCAAAATCAAATGAATGTATATTGTTTAACACAGATATTTTTCATGATTTTGACAATAGTCGATCAAACTCACTTAGAGTTGTATTAACTCTAAGAATAATGGAAAATATTCAAAGTAATACATATTTTAAAGATGCCAAAAAAATATTATTTGGCTAACAAACAATGCGGGTATGATGTAATGGTAACCTAAAACTTTGCCGAAGTTTAATCGCGAGTTCGATTCTCGCTACCCGCTCCAATTATATGCACAGGTGACAGAGCGGCCAATGTAGCGGATTGCAAATCCGTAAAGTCGTGGGTTCGAGTCCCACCCTGTGCTCCAAACAATGGTGTTCTTAGTGTAGTGGCCTGCACACTGGTCTGTGACCCCGGTAGTATGAGTTCGATCCTCATAGAGCACCCCAAAGTTTTTATGCCCCGTTACGCTAATTGGTAGTGCGAATTCTCTCAAAAGGAGTTGGATGTCTGTTCGAATCAGACACGGGGTACCATATATGCCTTCGTACGCTAATTGGTAGTGCGGCTTGCCTTAGAAGCAGGTGGTTGGGGGTTCGACTCCCGCCGGAGGTACCAATAGATAACATCAGTGAGAGGGTTCGATACCCTCCGCTGGTACCAATGCCGCTTTAGCTGATGTGGTCATAGCACCGGTTTGAAGCACCGAGGAACCAGGTTCGATCCCTGGGGGCGGCACCATATTTTTAAGGGTTTCATGTTGACGACTTGCCATACTTCTCTGAAATGCACTGTCCACAGGATGACAATTTGTTGAACAAGCAACTAACGCATTGTCGGTTAATATGCGATTGTATACCCAGTCAAACCCTTGCTCAAATACTTGACGAACTGTTTTGGTACTTGTTGCATCAAAGTCGGTTAAGGAAAATCCTGCGTTAGTGAGTGCATCTAAGAAATTTGCCCACCTATGATCAGTCTGCCTACCCATCGTAATGTTTCCTAAGAAACAACACGGCATTACGGACCAATTTGATCCTATGTATACCGAACTTTCCGAAATACTCGAGCATGAGTCTATACTAGGCAATGCGCCGGTTTGGTATGTTTGCTTTGCGTAAAACTGACCTTTCTTTAATATAGTTTCTTTCCACTGTAATTGATGGTAGGATCGATAACTGGTAATGGTAGGATCGGCAGATTTTATTCCGTATTTACTAAGGCCATTTTTATCAAGAACATCAGTATTGATTCGGTCGCTATTTCGGCTGGTAAATGATTTAAATCCAATAGTTGTGCTGAGATTAAAGCAAGCATCAACTTGATGCTTATTATGCTCAAATATAATCATTGTCCATTCTGCATGACCGCCCGAATTTATAAATGTTTTAGCATTGTCAATAATCTTAGACCAGCTAGTGTTTCTCCTGTAAAGTGAATGAGTATCTTCTAATCCGTCGATTGCAAAATTTACTACTACATTAGGAATCTTTGCAAGTTCTTTCCACCAACTTGCGTTTCTAGCAGAACCGTTGGTATTGATATAAAGACTAGCATCGGGTGAACATTCATTTAGATACTGTATTATTTCTATTGCTTCGGAGTTCATAATAAAATCTCCAAAGGTGCCATTGATAAGGTATGAAGTTATACCTATTAAATCTTCTTTAGGTAGTCGTTGTTTTACTGTGTCTACAGTCCACATCCAGTCTTTCTGTATATGCGGGTGCTCAAAGTAACTAGCGGTTGGATACCGAGTACACATAGGACATACAGCGTTACATTGAGAACTTATTTCTATGTGCAGTTTTTTAACATTTTCCCAGTTTTTCATAAAATTATTTATACCCCTGTCGTATAATGGATTCATACACTGTGCTACGAACGCAGGAATGGGAGTTCGATTCTCTCCGGGGGTGCCATATAAATAAAGTTATGAAACCTAAGATTGCACTGTTCATACATCAACCGATGTGTTCTGTACAGTCGGGCAATGGTATCATGCAAGCACTTAAAAGCCATTATGATTTTAAAATCTTTACCAAGCACGAGCTAGAAGAAGATTTTTTCAATGATGTTGATATAGTTGCATTTCCCGGTGGTTTTGGAAATTCCGATAGCTACGATTATCTGCTAAAAAATAACGCCGATCTTATTAAAGAGTTTGTTAATAGTGGGGGCAAGTATCTAGGAATATGTATGGGCGCATATTGGGCCAATCATTATTACTTTGATCTGCTTGAGGATGTAGACGCTGTACAGTATTACAAGCAACCTACCGCAGATACTCATAGACCACATACTAAAGCAATATCAGTTACCTGGAATGGACAGTCGGACAAGATGTTCTACAATGACGGATGTTGTTTCATTGGAGATCAAACAAAGTTTACTACCGTTGCTACCTATGCCAACGGAGACCCTATGGCAATAATACAGGGAAATTTAGGTTTAATGGGCTGTCATTTAGAAAGTGAAAAATTTTGGTATGACAGTTATACATGGATGCCGGAGCATTGGCATAATCGCAGACATCATGCTCTATTGTTAGAGTTTGTAAATTTACTGCACAGCAAATAATAGTTTTAAATTAAAAAAGGAACCAGTATGGCAAATGTCAAAAAGGGTAACTTGACAGCGCCTCCACAATGGTGGAAGCATTTGAAAGATTGGAAACGAGTGTTCTGGAAATCAGAACGCCAAGCACAAAATCGTAATATCAAAAAAGGAGATTGACATGAAACGAGGTAAACGATAGTGTCGCTCTAGATCCCGTATTGGTCTAGGGTTGGCACATTAAATCAATTTAATACACAACCCATGCTAAACTTTAGTGGCGAAGTAACCGGCTCTTAACCGGAGGAACTGAGTTCGATTCTCAGAGCATGGACCAATACGGGATCATAATTCAAAGGTAGAATAGTCGGCTTTTAACCGATCTATCCCGGTTCGAGTCCGGGTGGTCCTACCATATGCAAACACATTTACGATCAGCTTGGTACTCCGGCGCCGGAGAACGCCTCCTCTGAGTGTGTTTACATATGGTAATGTAGCATAATGGTAGTGCAACACCTTCATACGGTGCGCTGTGAAAGTTCGACTCTTTCCATTACTACCAAATTTCAAGATAGACGCAAGGTTCGAGTCCCGCAAGCCTAGTACAGTTTTGGTTGGCTGTATGACACCGCAGACGGCGATGACGGTTGTATAAACTTGCCTTGTCGAGACAATCCAATGAGTCCTCCCAGGAGGATAGTTGGGCTCTTGAAAACCTTTTTGTTGGGGCATTGTGTAATGGTAGCACAACAGACTTTGACTCTGTTAGTCTAGGTTCGATCCCTAGTGCCCCTGCCAATTTTAATTCCGCCGTTCCAAAAAATAACATTCATAAAGCTATTTATATGAGCAGAATTGACATAAACAAAATAGTATGTTATACTAGAGACTCACTGCCCATAGTTAAATGGATATAACAACATTCTTCTAAAGTGTGATTCCAGGTTCGATTCCTGGTGGGCGGACCAATATTTTAGTTGACAAGTACCACGGATAAGTATATAATATACTTGCGACCGTGAGTGGAATTGGCAGACCTCTGCGTTGAGCAGGATGGGGCACCGTCTTAGACATAGCCCTTGTAGGTTCGAACCCTACCGGTCGTACCGAATAGATTTAGGAGAGTTGGCCGAGTGGTCTAAGGCAGCAGGTTGCTAACCTGTCGATCCACGCAAGTGGGTCCGAGAGTTCGAATCTCTCACTCTCCACCATATTTTTGCTCTTGTAGTTAAATGGAATAACGGCTCCATGGTAAGGAGCAATCAATAGTTCGATTCTATTCTTGAGCACCAAGTTAGGTTACTAAATAATTCCATGCAAGTATTCGATCATCATGTAGTGTTTGACGAAATAACATACGATCGAGAAGAGTTAAAAGATTGGTATGAAAGTGTAAAACAATACCAAGTCAGTTTTGGCAAACTAATGAATAAGTTTTCCAATAAACACGCATCAAACAACATGACGCACAATAAACGGTTTAAGGAAGATTCAGCTGGACTATTTGATTCGATCGATACCTATTTTACATTGGGTAAACATGTAAAAGATTTTGATCCGATAAAAAAATTAGTGGAACAATTCAACTTTGACCAACCGTTGCAGGGAGCCGATGTAGATATCTTAATCTATGGTCCAGGTTATAATTTTGTACCTCACATAGACTTTCATATGTATTGTGGGATCATGTTCCCGATCTTACCCGATAGTGATGCAAGTCCAATTGATTTTTACAGGATGCCACCGGGGTCTGTTTGGCAGCGGGCAACAAGTTATCCAGTAATACCAAAAAGAGATCTAATTTATAGTTATAATTACAGTCTAGATCACCCAAGCATGTTTAACGGTCATACCATACACGGTGTAAGGAACAATGATAAACAGCGGGTGTTCCTAAGGTTGAAATGTTTATCGATGAATTTTTCGCAAGTTATCGAAAAAGCACAGGCGGGAAACTTTATATTACCTTCCCAAAGCGTTAAAACTGCTTGACACACCTGCAGTAGTATGCTATAATAATGCATAAGTTAAGAAATTAACACGCTCTTTAAAAATTAAAAGTAACATTTTTGTCCCGTTCGTCTAGAGGCCTAGGACATCACCCTTTCACGGCGGGTACGCATTCCGCACGGTGTACCAAGTTTTTATAGAGTAATTGGTAGTTTAAGTTAAGCATTCTGTGCCTACCTACTAAATACACATAACAGGAGTATGTTATGTTATGTGATTACGGATGCAACACTGCATCTAAGTTTGTTTTAAAAAATGGTAAAAATTGCTGTTGCGCCAGACCCGCAGGATGCAGTGTACTTAAAGCAATTAACTCAGAAAGAACTAAAGCAGTATACGAGTTAGGTAATCGTTTGCCTGCAAAAATCAGGTATGCAAATTTGCCAGCGGACACCAAAACTAAAATGAATTGGAATAAAGGTAATTATTCCAATACAAAATTTGAGTACGATGGTATTGGTAATCACAAATCGGCTCTTATACAAGAGCGAGGTTACCAATGTGAAGGGTGTGGATTGACCGAGTGGCAGTCCAGTCCTATACCGTTAGAATTAGAGCATGTCGACGGTGATAACAAACATAATACAAGGGAAAATCTTAAACTATTATGTTGTAACTGTCATGCATTAACTCCAACATGGAGAGGTAGAAATATCAACTCGGGGAAAGTTAAAGTAACTGACCAAGAGCTATTGACAGCATATGCAAAATGTAGTAACATACGACAAGCATTATTAGAAGTAGGACTAGCTGCAAAAGGCGGCAACTACGAAAGAATGAAAAGATTAATTGCTCTGATGGTGAAATAGGTAGACACAAGGGACTTGAGAGTAAAATTTGAGTGCCCCGGTGGAAATGCCGGGAGTAGAACTCGTCAAATTCGGTGAAGGCTTTAACATGCTAATACCGAGCGAAGCTTAGTAAGAAATTACTTTGAACGTGTAGAGACTAGACGGCGAGCATCTAAGGCAGTAATGCTATGATGAAGGTATAGTCCAGACCACCAAACTGCAAAGGTAGTGAAAACTATAGTGGTAAGAAAATCCCTCGCTGTAATGGCGTGCCGGTTCGATTCCGGCTCGGAGCACCAAGTTAGTAAGACAGCTCTGTAGTTAAACGGTATAACGGAGGCTTGATAAGCCTTTATCACAAGTTCGAGTCCGGCTCCGGGCACCATGTTATTTTGTTCCGGTATCAACTTTGTTTAGTTTATTAAATGCCCAACTGCGTTCACCGCATTGCCAACAATGATTACATCGTCCCACAGTTCTTTCTGTACACGAATGGGTGAGATCAATAAGATCAGTTTGCCCTTCATCATACATAATTTGAAGAATTTGATCCTTGAACATATTAACAAATGGCAATTTAAGGTTAGTAGGTCCGTGCATCAGCCTTATAGGATGACGACCGTCTTGTAATTCTAAAGGAACTGCGTTAAGAGCACAGAATACGATCTGTATATTTTTATAAAACTTTCGAATATCAGTATATCCACTTTGACCCTGTTTTGTGTGATGTAAAGTCGGATCACCTACTTTAATCGTGTGTGGAATTGTTAAGTTAAATTTATTATTAAAATAATCAATGAGCGGATCAGCATATAAGTATGCGCCGTCAACTTTGGGAATAGTAAACGGTTGGAGTCTTATTTTTGGTTCCTCTTTAATTAACAGATAGAACAATATAGCACTATCAATACCGCCACTAAGCATTATGCCATACTGTGTATCTACAGAGATGTTAAAGTTCATAACAATATTTAGTATTTAAAATTGGGCCAGTAGCTTAGAGGCCTAAAGCAGCGGCCTCATAAGCCGTTGATCATCGGTTCGAATCCGATCTGGCCCACCAATTTTGTTTTAAGCAGGTTGACAAGATATAAATATCCTGCTACAATGTATTTTATTATGCCCCGGTGGTGGAATGGTTTACACAGCGGTCTTAGAAGCCGTCCCCGAAAGGGTTGCGAGTTCGAGTCTCGCCTGGGGCACCACAATTTTTTAACTAAGGCAACTATGACAAAAAAACTAGAACGAACAATGAACGACATTGAAAAATGTGTTAAGAATGTTGGGGGCAGTAGATTTGACTTGGTATTAATTGCATCAACCCGTGTTCGAGAATTGAAGCGTGGTGCAATGCCGTTGGTAGAAAACAACAACGGAAGTACCGCCGCAGTATTGGCCTTAAAAGAAATTGAAGAAGGTAAAATTGGTAGAGATCATTTAAGGAAGATTAGATGAGTAAAGGTTCGAGGCCTCGTCCAAAAAGTGTGGATGGGAAAACTTTTGATAATAATTTTGAAAGTATCTTTGGGAAACATGTTCCAACATATATGAAGAAACTAATTCCAGATACTCCGGTAGAAGATAATACAGGTGTAAGTAAGAATGAGTATCAAGATATATTGAGCACCGAAGATACAATACTAGATGCTTCTAAAGATTTAGAATATAAATTAGGATCTAAAAATAAGTGAAATAATGAAGTGTTACAAAAAACTTAAGGCCCCTTTAGTATAATGGTAATACAATGGTTTTGTAATCCGTTGATGGCAGTTCGATTCTGTCAAGGGGCACCAGAATAACCCGGTTTACTCTTTGCCGTAAATAAAAGAGCGTCCCTGTAACGAGAGACCAGGGGGTACACTAGAACTTGACCTTACGGTTCCTCTTTAGGGAATACCGAGAACTGTCTAGGGTGTGGTCTAACGCCATCCCATAAGAATAAATGTTATGGACAGGGTAACTACTCAGTTATTGGGCTTCTGTGGTGGAAGTGGCAGTAACACTTTTATAACTATATCAGTTCTAGCACTAACTTCGAAAACTTTTGATTTGATGTAATTCCTGGATGTGCCAGGTCTCTTGCTTGATCAATAAATTCAAAATTATGCACACTGGTATGCACAAATTTAATATCAAAAGAATTGCATAACTGTTGAATTGCTAACCTGTTTTTAATTTGGTTTAATGCGCTGTTGTTTTCATTGGACAACCAGTGATTATAAAACTCACCGCAATCCGATGCTATATTAGATATTATTCCATTTTCGTTAAACACTTCTAATCTTTCTGGATAGGTTTGACAAAATACAACCACTTTAGGTTTAATTTTTTTTAACCATATATGTGCTAATCGAAATGCAGTATTGTTTGATGAGCCGCCTATACCTAAGTTATAACAAGAAAGATTTAATTGATTAGATACTAAACTTGCCCAGGTTGTTTCTACAGGTATTCCAATGCCTACTGTTATACTACATCCTAAAAAAACAATAGAAGGACTGTTAGTAAACTCATCGCAACGAAATCCTTGGCTGTTAAATTTATAAGTAAAATTTGAATTTAGCCAATTAAATTTTTCAAGAAGAAAATAGTTAACTTTGAGATTTCGTTTATACAAATTTTCCGTATCCATTGGGAGCCATTTCAATTCTTGATTGGCGTAGCATTGATAAGGATTGTGATCGATATTCATCAAGATATTTATATACCACTAAATTGATAAACTAAATATCTGTGATAAACTTTTTTAAAACACATTTAACTTAGATGTAGTCTAGGTATTGGGAACGGCCACCCTCTAGGAAAACGGCATGGATGTATTTGATTAGAGAGTGCGGGATTCGTAAAATGGTATTACCTCAGTTTTCCAAACTGAAGTTGGGAGTTCGATTCTCCCATCCCGCTCCATATTTGGGTGATTAGCTCAGCGGTAGAGTCGCTGCCTTACACGCAGTTTGTCGGGAGTTCGATCCTCTCATCACCCACCAGAATATTCGGAGTGTAGCACAGCCTGGTAGTGCGCCTGGTTTGGGACCAGGAGGTCCAAGGTTCGAATCCTTGTACTCCGACCAAGTTTGTTCCCTTGTAGGATTGTTAGCAGAAAAGAATAAATGGGGGTGTAGCTCAGTTGATAGAACAGCGTTCGTATTTCGCACTTTATGATAAATAAAGTATGAACAACGGAAAATATAACACTGAACAATACAAACTCCTACAACAGGAAAAGAACGATAAACGATTTGGTCCTGTTGCAAAACATACTAAAGAATGTGAACGCTGTGGTACAGAGTTTATATTTGAAGGACGCATAAAAACTAAGACATATGAACGAGCAAAGTTCTGTAGTCGTAGTTGTGCTAACAATAGACAAGAGTGGTGGAATGATAATGCTACGCATTATAAGACTATTGCTTTACAGCATTGGAAACACGAATGTGTTATTTGCGGATTTGATAAGATTGTAGCAATACATCATATAGATGAGAATCACGATAATAACGATCCGCAGAACTTAATACCATTATGTCCAAATCATCACGAAATGGTACATAGCAAATGGAAAGACGAAGTTGCTCCTTTAATAGAGCAAGCAGTTGAATACAAATGGGGGTTTAGTGCTAATGGGAACACGCTGCCTTTGCAAGGCAGAGTTAAGGGTTCGATCCCCTTAACCTCCACCATTTAGGAGATATCGGTTCGATCCCTGTCTCCTCCACCAATTATCGCAGTGTATGGAAGTGGTCTATCCGTCCGGTCTCATAAGCCGGGAATCGCAGGTTCGAATCCTGCCACTGCAACCAGTTTTAGGATCCTTTCAGCAAATTAAAAAATCAAACTTCAACTTTGAAAAAAGCGGATCCTGTTTTTCATTTGACACAAATCATTTATCATGCTATAATGTGTTATTAACCCCTCGCTATAGTTCAATGGATAGAATAAAACACTCCTAAGGTTAAGATGGAGGTTCGATTCCTCCTAGCGGGACCAACCTATTTTAGAAAGTATTATATGCTAAGATGTTATCAGATGGTCGGAGTGCCTGGTTCGGGCAAAAGTACCTGGATCGCCAATCAAGAATGGGCCAAGAGATGTCATATCGTATCGACTGACTATTGGGTTGAATTAGAAGCCGCTCGCTTGAAGAAAACCTATTCGGAAATTTTTACAGAATACATGCCCAAGGCAGTTAATTTAATGGCCGCAAATGTTGTAGCCATTCGAGAAATGGGCAATGATATTATTTGGGATCAAACCAGCACTACGATTGCTAGTCGGGCTAAGAAGTTTCGTATGTTGCCAGACTATGAACATATTGCTGTGGTGTTTCGTACACCTGAACATAAAGAACTTGTTCGTCGACTATCCAGTCGATGGGAGTCTGGAAAGATCGTTCCGGAACATGTTGTTGCCAGTATGATTGCCAGTTGGGAAGAGCCCACTGAAGAAGAAGGATTTAAGGAGATTTGGTATGTGGATTGAAAATGTAGCGTTATCTGATATTAAGCAAGGTCGGCACCACGATTGTGGTCCTAACTCCATGCTGATCCAAATTTGTGATCCGCCCGGAGATTTTCCAACTCCCAAGCACCAATTCAAAGAAGTCCATCAATTCCAATTTTTAGATATTGAAGAACACGATGAGTGTTTGGAAGAAGCAATGCGATGTAGTAATGAACAGGCCGCAGAGCTTGTCCGTTTGCTACAACATGCATTAGACAATCGTATGAATGTCGTTGTTCATTGTCATGCAGGTGTGTGCCGTAGTGGAGCAGTATGCGAGGTTGGCGTTATGATGGGCTTTGATGACACAGAAGTGTTCCGCAGTCCTAACCTATGTGTCAAGCATCGTATGATGAAGCACCTAGGGTGGACTTATGATGAGAATGAGCCTCACACCATTAATGGTGTGACATTGGATTCTGGGTTAATTGTACCCAAACACGCAGTAGATTGGACCAATGATAATGAAAAGGTTTTTATGCTTGCCCAAGCAAGGCGCGAGCGTAGAAAGTTAGAAGATAATGATTGACAAAGTGGTAAAATCATGTTATAATTAAGGCATGTATAAAGTAATAGGAAAAGAAGAAATCTTCAAAGTTCTTACACTTGCCGAGGCAATGAATGTTGCTAAGTCAATGAACGAGTTTGTGACCATTAAAGGTGCAGACTTTGAAATGGTAGGTATATTTGGAGTTGACAGTATCAAGGACGGCAAGTGCCCAGATGGCGTTGCTTACGATTGGAACAAAGCGAGCCGCATTGGCCGCGTTAAAAAAGAAAGGAGTTGAATATGCCTAGTGTATTTTTAGTCAGCGATACTCATTTTGGACACCTGGGCGTGTGTAAATTCACTCGTAAAGATGGTGTTACCAAATTGAGACCGTGGGATAGTCCAGAGGATATGGACGAAGCCATGATCAAGGCTTGGAACGAAAGAGTTAAGCCCACTGATAAAATTTACCATTTGGGCGATGTTGTTATTAACCGAAAGGCTATATCAACATTGGCTAGGTTAAATGGTGATAAGGTATTGATCCGCGGTAACCACGACATCTTCAGAGATGACGAATACCGTCAATACTTTAGAGAGCTTAGGGCCTATCATGTTATGAATGGGATGATTTTGAGTCACATTCCGTTGCACTCAGATAGTCTTGGTCGCTTTGGGGTTAACATCCACGGTCATACTCACGCAAATCGTGTGCGTAAGGCCAGGGGGGTTGACGCAAGGACAGGAGAGATCTTGTACAGCGATGAGATTGATGTAAGATACCACTGCGTTTGCGTGGAACAACTTCCAGACTTTGCTCCTATCTTGTTTGAGGATGTTATCAAACGCATCGAAGAAGAAGGTGGTAGTGTAGGTTTTAGAAGCGGTAACGGTCCTACGATGTAAAAATAGATGAAATAGATGTTGACAACGATGTCTATTTCGTCTATAATAAATGTTTAAGTTAAGAAAATAAGTTTTTAGGTTGCGTTCAGCAAATTTTAAAATTCAACTTGTAATTGAAAAATAAGCAACCTGTCATTTTAACGAAAGGAGAACGAGATGACTACATTCGCAGAAGCAGTTAAGTCTACCCCAGAGGTAGCTCGTACCGAAAACGGTATGAAGGCAAAGGCTCATTCGGGCAATGCCCTTGTAGATCTATTCTACAAGATTGGTGCAAGCCGTGGTAAGTCTGTAACCGCAGACTTCGAAAAGGCTTTCCAGGAAGATAGCAATATCGCAATGAAAATTGCTTTATGGACACGCGATGTTCGTGGCGGTGCTGGTGAGCGCCAGTTGTTTCGTGATCTCCTTGTTCACCTAGAAATGCTTCACCCAGAGATTCTGGAATCAGTGTTGCCTTTCGTAAGTGAATTTGGTCGATGGGATGATCTGTTGGTATTCAAGACCGAAAAGTTCAAGCACATGGCATATACTTTAATCGGTGATGCTTTGCGTGAACGCAACGGTCTTTGTGCCAAGTGGATACCTCGTCAAGGGCCGATCGCAGTGGAGATCCGTAAGTTTTACGGGATGACTCCAAAGCAGTACCGTAAGAGTCTAGTGGCTCTTACCAATGTTGTAGAAACAAAGATGTGTGCCCAAGACTGGGATGGCATCGAGTTTGGCAAGTTGCCTTCATTGGCTTCTGCTCGTTACAACAAGGCTTTTGGTCGTAATGCCAAGGCGTCATACGAAGCCTACAAGGCTCGGTTGACTGCGGGTACAGACAAGGTAAATGCTTCGGCTGTTTACCCATACGATGTCATCAAGACCTTGCGTCATGGTGGCGATAGCGTGGTAGCAGATGCTCAATGGGCATCACTACCAAACTACATTGGTGATGCTAGCGTTATGCCGTTGGTTGATGTTAGCGGTTCGATGAGCTGTGCAGTTGGCGGAAACGCTAACTTGATGTGCATCGATGTTGCCTTGTCGTTAGGTCTGTACTGTGCTGATAAGAACACAGGTGTATTCAAGGATACATTCTTGACTTTCAGTGCTAAGCCAAAGGCACAGGTCGTTAAGGGTTCGCTATCTGAAAAGATGGCACAAATGAACTCTAGCGATTGGGGCATGAACACTAACCTACATGCGGCGTTTGAAGAAATTCTACGCATTGCAGTCAAGGGCGGTGTGAACGCAAGTGACATGCCAAAGACTTTGCTGATCTTGTCCGACATGCAATTTGACGCTTGCGTCAAGCACGACGACTCTGCTATGCAGATGATCAAGCGTAAGTACAAGGAAGCAGGATACGAAGTACCAAATGTAGTTTTCTGGAACTTAAACTCTAAGGACAATGTCCCTGTTAAGTTTGATAAGAAGGGAACTGCTCTGGTGTCTGGGTTCAGTCCAGCAGTTATGAAGGGTGTCCTATCGGGCACTGACATGACTCCATATGGTATCATGATGGCAACTGTAGACACCGAACGCTACAGTGTTTTATAAATAGTTTTTTAGGCTAGGTTCAGCAATCCATAATTACATGGAATGCTAATCTTATGTTACTAACTGGAGCCTTAATTGGCTTTGAAGGTTAGCAATGAAGTAGGATTAGATAGAGGGTTTTCGATATTTGCCTCGATAAAAAACAAAAGTAGACAACTAGCCTGTTATTTTTGGATGAATACAGCAATTTAAACCTAACGCTTAATGCAGTAGACGGCGGCCCGTAAGGCAAGTGGCAACACTTTCTAGCAATAGACGCTAATATAACTGATAGACCGGCAAAGCACCGGGTATGATTTACATACAGAAAAACATGTAATAGTCAACATGAATGTTGATAGGGTCTGGGTGCTATAATTGGCCAGACCAGAATACTAAACAAATTGGCACGATCATCCTGTTAATAGGACTCTTCGGAGTCCTATTTTTTTGACTTAAATATGTTATTAGTGTATAATCAATTATCGGTCTTTGGTGAAATGGATATCATCTTTGTCTTCGAAACAAAAGTCGCGGGTTCGACTCCTGCAAGGCCGGCCAAATTTATAAGGCAATTATGAAAGAAAAGTTTGTAAAGTTGTACATGGACTGGGCAAAAAGAACAGCCCAATTGAGTCACGCCCGTAGGCTACAGGTCGGCGCAGTCGTTGTAAAGGATGACAGTGTTATCAGTTACGGGTATAACGGCATGCCCGCAGGCTGGGATAACAACTGCGAAGATGAACTTGTAGAACATGTGAGTGCCGGATATGGTATGCCCATGAGGGAAGAAAAATATTTAAAAACCAAACCAGAGGTGCTTCATGCGGAGTCAAATGCTATTGCGAAGCTGGCGAAGTCTAACAACAGTGGTGCTGGGGCTGACCTATTTGTTACTCACATGCCCTGTCTCGACTGTGCCAAGCTCATTTATCAGTCAGGCATTAGTCGTGTTTTCTATAGTGAAAACTATAGAGATGATTCGGGAATCAAATTCTTAACTAAATCCGGAGTAGAGGTTACCCAAGTATGAGAACGGATCTCAATCGACAAACAATAATTGAAAATTTAATAGATCCGTTTTCAAAAGAAGGATTCCTTTCTATAGAAGAAGTCACAGGTCTTATTGATCTTTCAAATTCCTATAAAACGATTCGTAAAAATACTGGTCCGATAACCAGTATAGAACTAAAGGATGAATTTAAAACTAGTCCACTTTTAGTTACAATTTTTGATAAAATAAAACAAGTTATAGGACCTTGCGAAATATACAGTGCTTTCTTTTTTTATGTTGAACGCCCCCATATCATACACAACGACGATAATATAAATTACCCAATTGTATATAGGGGAATCACGCTACCATTAGAACTAGCATACATCGGAAAGGATACAGGATATCCTAGTTTATGTTTTTTTGATCAATTGTACCTAGAAGGTGGTGCTAAATTCTTTAACAAATCAAGTGATATTCCAACCTATTACAATAAACAAGTTTACGAATATTCGCAAGTATTGAATAAGAACAACACGGGTATTGATAAGGATACTATGGAAAAATATCTAACGCATCTGAAAATTAGATGGTTAGAAGGATTATCATTTAATTCTGCATTACGATGGAAACCAACTGACGCACTTTTCTTTGATAGTGCTCGACTACATTGTGCCAGTGATTTTGAAAGACAAGGAATTAAATCAAAATTTGGAATGAGTATATTCACACATCTTTAATGCGGGTGTTGTAAATGAGCTATCACTTTTGCAACATTTGCCGAAGTGAATGGTATGTTAATGATTAAATGTATGCTATCGTTAACCCAACTTATGGTCCGATGCGTTTTTCTAGTATTAATATAGTAAGCTCGACCTAGCTCAATAGGTAATTTTCTATCTGTGTCAATTAACCAATCATACTGCAATGGCGCACAATTATTTAAGAACACTGCAATTCTAAAACTTTCTCGAGGCATGGTAGGATGATCTCTATGGGGTACAAAGTATCCCCCAATATTTGACTTAACTAAGAATGTTCGGCCGAGTGGTTGAAATTCATCTAATAATGTGTGCAGGCTTGTACAAGCATCATATACTTCAGTTCGTTGATTAAAGCTATTTTCACTAAGCCGGTATCCGGCTTCCATGCTAGCCTGCGGTAAGCTAGGATTATCTTGATGCGTTTTTCCCGGGAGATTTGATAGAACCAACCCCTGTCTATTGTTAGGTCTATCAGTCCTTGGAAGATAATCAACCCATGCATCATTAAATTGAGCTATCTCCGACATGAATCGATTAGTGTCAATCCTAATGTTTAATGGTTCAAAATCTCCAAGATTTAATAATGCCAACTCATTCGCAACGGTTTCAAGTGTTACTTTACTAACCTCAAACTTTGGAGGTCGACCACTTTTTCCTAATGGCACAACTTTATTTGTTCCCTGATTCATATTGACCTTATCATAGTTGATTTCCACCATTTGGCAGTAAATCTATTTTTCATTGTGTCTCGTAGCATAAAGAATATTTATTAGTTATAGTAGCACGAATAAATATTTTCATATATGATTAACAATGAATATATTTGCGAATTATCGATCGATTTTGATGTTGAATACCTTTTGAATTTAATAAACAACTACAAACAAGATCTATCACTTTTAAAACACCAAAGATTAGTTACTAATGACCAATACCTAACTTCCATACAAAGCAAATTCCAAATCCTTAGTCCAATTTGGAATTTCTACGATCTTGAGCCCAACAAGATTCTCGGGTGTCATATTGATTCAGAAAGAAGCTGTGCGTTGAACATACCATTAAAGGGCACCCAGCAATCAACGACCACTTTCTATAATTTACCAAACACCGTAGATTTAGAATATGACGATAAAAGAAAATTGAACTGGGTTAACTGTGATAACAATGATAAAGTTTTTGAATTTACTCTAACACGCCCTACATTAATTAAAAATAGTGTTCCTCACTCTGTTATAAATGGTCCAGCAAGAAGGATCATTATGAGTTGGAGCATCACCAAAGGTATTACTTTTGAAGAAGCAAGGGAATTTTTTAAAAATGAAGTTTGATGTTTTCTTTATTAGTTACAACGAAACAGACCAAGAAGAAAACTGGCAAAGAGTTTTAAGTTTACATCCCACGGCAATAAGATTACACGGGATAAAAGGTATTGATATTGTGCATGTTATCTGTGATAATCTGGCAAAATTCACTTGGTTCTGGACCGTAGATGGCGATAATTACTTAAAAGAACCGCTAAAACATCCCGGACATATCGTTCCATGGCTTGACTTAATAATGTTTACAGCAGACGACCCGATATCAAACGAACCTACTAATCTCGGCGGAGTTAAACTTTGGAGGAAGGGATCGTTAGTTAATAGTGATATGAGCAAGGGAGATTTTTGTTTAAATGCGGTAAAACCAAAGAGTACATATTACTGTCCTGCTCCCCCATTTTCTATTACCAAATATAATTCGTCGCCGTACGATGCGTGGAAAACTGCTTTTAGACACTGTGTTAAATTAATTACAATATTTAAGGATCGCCCACGGGCTACGAATATTGATCGATATATAAACCATTGGAAATCATGCAAGGATTTAGATAATGGGTCTAATAACGCATTGTGGTGCTACAATGGTTATCTCGATGCAACTAAGTATGTAAATAACAATATAGATCCACTGGTTATTAACGACTACGATTGGTTAAAAAATTACTTTAAAGAAAAATACGATGCTTAATGTATGTGACCTTATACCAGAAGTAATGAATGCTTTGTATGATCAATCAGTATTTGAATCAACATCATTGAAAGAAATACGAGATGCATTTCGAAGGAAACAGATCACGGGCAAGCAATCTTTAATAAATGCGATAGATAAACATTGCGAAGATAGAAATAGCACAGTATTGGTTGTTGGGGGATGGTTTGGATTTACTTCATTGTGTTTATATAAGTTAGGTTTTAAAAATATTACCGAGGTCGACTCCGATGGTAGACTTGAAAAATTTTCCACACACTTAAACAGAGGTAACCCATCGTTTTCTCGTGTTAGTCTAGATGTTAACGATATAGACATATCGAGATACGATTTAATTATCAACCCGAGTTGCGAACATATTTTAGACAACACCTGGTTTTTAAATATTTCAAAAGGATCAATAGTAGTATTACATAGTACAGATTATCCAGCAGTCGATCACCCTAACACATGTAACTCTCTAGAAGAGATGAAAGAAAAATATCCGTTATTAATAACGATCTCGGAGACGATCAACCTCGATTACTACAATAGATTTATGCTAATTGGAGAAAAGAAATGAGTGAGAATTTTAGGGTAATATCTAATGTTGAAAACCAAGCAGAAATGGTTAACTATTTCATTCCATTAATGTCAAAAATGCGTACGGAAAATATAACCCAATACGGATTAACAGGAAGAAAAACTTGGGACGGTATAGATTACGGTGAAGGCAAAACTAGAAGTGGGGTTAGGTTAACTGAATGGAATATATGGAGAGACGATACATTAAAATCTGGATGGATGTTAAAATTCTTAGATTTGTTTACTGATTGCGACATTGGAAGAATACGAATTATGAGACTGGGGGCCCGTACCTGCTTTTCTCTACATAAGGATCTAACGCCAAGAGTGCATGTACCAATAGTCACAACTCCGGCTAGTTTGATGATTATCGAGAATGAATCAAGATATCTTGAACGAGGAAAAATTTGGTGGACTAATACTACTAAACTTCACACTTCTGTAAATACAGGAGAGAGTGATCGATACCATTTACTTGTAGAGGTATCAAAATGAGAAACAATAGATTAGTATGGTTTACTGGGGCTCCGGGATCAAAGTGGTCAGGTACTGCAAATGTTCTGCAGGCTATTCAATCATTAAATTTTAATACAACCGACCGGTCTCCCGAGCGAGAATATAAGCACACCGGGGCTACTGAGTTAACTAGAGGAATTATGCACACTGGGGCATATTTTGGACCCGGTCACGGCATAGGAGAAGACTGGGATCAACTGAGTACATTAGACCCAGTTGATATTGAAACACAAATTTTAAAAGAATGGCACGAACCTGCTGTCGGTAAGCTGTTAGTAAAGAGTCATTTCTTATCGCATCAATTGGATTTTATTGCAGAACAATGGACAAATAATCCTATCATAATGGTGTTTAGGCCAAATGATAGATGCGAACGGGGTTGGGTTGGTGCAGATGGGTGGAATATATCATATCCTAATTATCGCCCTTACTATAAAGACGATAATACAATGAGAGCTATGATAGCTGAACACAATCAATTAATGAAAGATTTTTGTAACAAGCATAATTTAGTCGAACATAAATTTGACGCACAATTTCTAAAAGAACACTTTAGTTGGACAACTGACGAGATTATAGATTTAACACATCGCGCATGGGTAGAAAAACATCTAACACATACCAACACCATGGACGATGTTACTATAGCAATATATAATCAAGATAAGCTAAGTTAATTAAGACTTAGCATATACAAAATATAATCTATCGTTGTTATCTTTTTTAAAGGTCTCTAGTTCTAGATTATGTTTCTTTCCTAGTTCGTACGCAACTTCAAAACTCCAAGGAAAAATATCCACATATGGACCAGTTGGCCATAATATGCCAGGGTTAGCCCTAAAGTACATTTTTCCGCCTGGCATAAGCACTTCAACTAGACGAGAAAATCTTTCCTCAATCTCTTCTCTACTGTTAAAGTTTAAACTACCAAAGACAATAATGTGATCAAAACTTTCGGGCTCACCCTTAAACTCTAGAATGTCAACCATATAGTCAGCACAGTTGTTATACGGATCAATACCCACTAGATTCTTGATACGACCTTTGAATGGATTGTAGCCGCAACCAAAGTCTAACACAGCCTTAGGGTCTGCTTTATTAATTTCCTCCACTAAACCCCATCCACTGTATTGGTACGATCCAGTTCGTGGTTTCCATATTTCACCAAAAAATCTATGCATATACCGGTCATTTAGTCGACTAACAAGCTCTTGTATATTACCCTCATAGTTAATGTTATCAAGTTGCAGTTCTGCTTCAATCGATTCTTTAAATTTCTCTAATCGAACCGGAGTCCATGGTAGTTCTAAAAAGATAGTCAATGGAGATAATGTTAGAATAGCAGTCTCATATCTCGGCAAAGAAAATGCATCCTTTACCTTTCTGTTTATTAAATTATATATTCTTAAGTTCATTTGTTGTTTACCAACGGTTTTGTATATAATGCCACTTCTACATTAAAAACAGGATTATCTACTCCATCTTCAAAATAATCTTTTAGGTTAAAATCTACCCACTTACTAGCTCCTACCCCGTTGGCTAATAAAGAAAAATATTCAATCCTTTCGTTAAACAAATCATGCAATGTATCTCTAGTTAATGGAAATTTTCTAAAATTCAGTGATCTAATTATAGATACATCGTCTTTGTACTTGGACGCAAACTCATAATGATTACTAGTTAATTCTTGAATTTTTTTGTGTTTAAAAAACCAAAATCTAGTTCCTGTAGGAGATGCATTTAGAAGATCATCAAATATTTTTCTTTCCCATTGCATCCACCCAATATTGCCTTCTTCCTTTGTAAGGTCGTTAAACATCAGTTCTAGCAGTGGTTTTGAGAATCCAATTCTTTTTATAGCATCATATAATGATTGATCGTTATAGGCATCTAACCTATATATAGGCAGCACCGGTGATGTTACCCTCTCGTCGTCCTTTAATACCCCTCTAATCAAGTGGTGTGAATGTTGGACACCTAAAAAAAAGTTTAATCGCATAATTTTAATTCATCCTCATTTTTCAAACTGCCTAGGGGTTCCATACTTTATCACTACCATTGCTGTATTTGATAAATTTTTACATAAAGACCCGGCGCCGCATCGATGATCTAATCCATCAGGAGACCGGGTCCTATCTTCATATTCTTTTAACATAAATTCTGACGGCTCTCCAAAATGGTTTCTAAAAAAATCTAAATTTAAATATTCTTTTTTTAGATTGTGTTTTTCTATCCATGCATCAACTAGTGATGTTTGCGTATTAATTTCATTCCAAATTTTTTCTAAATCTCGATCGTAATAATCATACGGGTCGTGTACATGGTCATGTCCGCCACAAACTGTCCACCAATAAAGCGCCTTGTAGGGTATCTGGGTCATTGCCACAATATCCGCTTCTGGAAATAGTTTTTCTATATGATCAAAAAAGTAACAAAAATTATGACTCTTATATGTTCTAATCACCCCGTCTTCATTGTCGTCTGTCGATTTACGAAATGATTGTGTCCCATCTAACATACGAATAATCTCCTCTCGATCATATTTGTCAAAATTTAATATCCAATCATATCCGGGTTCGTTTCCTGGATTGAAGTATACACCTCTATGTCCAATCCAATTCCTAGAATGATTTATGTCCGAATTGTCTACTTGTCCAGCAAATCCTGAACGAATGAGTCGATCGGCTCCGGACCACATAGATCCCGGTCCCCCAGTAATAAAAATTCTTTTTATTTTTTCAGTCATATTTTATATAATCTCTTTGCATTGTAATAGGAAATCTTTTGTGCTAAGTCAAAGTCAAGTTGAGATAAAATATCTCTCCAAACCCTAACAATCCTATCATAAGATTTCCATCTTAGTGGCTTATGTGCATCTGTACCCCACATAAACCTATCTGGGTATCTTTCTAGTAATTGTACCCAATCTGATTTAATTATTCCCTGTCTATCAACCATTCCGCAATCAACTCGATTTAAAAATTCTTGATTAACAATATTGTAACCTCCCAGGTCATCACCTGTATGACTTACCCAAAGATCACCTACTCGTATCATTTCTCTTTTAGACAACAGAGCATACACATTTGAAAACCTTGATAAGATATAATCTACCTGCTCAGGTGATCCGAACCCGGAATGCGGCCACACAAATGGTATGTTAGGATATGACCCAAGCATATAAGTTATATGTTCAATATCTCTATTCCAATGATAGACTTCCCAATGAAACATGACTGGTAGAGGATTTTTAGAAATCTCGTCAAGCAATCTGCATACATTGGCCGACGATGCACAAACATGTCGTTCGTAACTTTCATTTTCTTCGCCGTCATGTTTATCTGCATGGCTAAGCATTAACTCTCCTAAAAATTCACAACCATCATTATCTATTTCATGCAGTAAATTTTGAAAATATTCAGGAGTTAAATCTTTCCTCTGATCAAACCTTTTTGAGGTACCAAGTATAATCCTTTCAGGAATCATATCTCTTAACATTTTAACAGAATTGACCTTATTAGGTTGTTGTCCCCTTCTTGAAAAAATCGCGATTTTTTCAATATTATTATCATCTAATTTTTTAACTAGTCCTTGAGCTGAGGTATCGGTGTCATGTTGTGCCAGAGAAGACCTGAGCGTTATTTGATCGTCGTCAATAGGAAGTTGAGACATTGCATCGATTAATTTTTCTGTATAAGACATTATTCCGTTGCCCTATATAAATTAGGATTTTTAGGTTTTTGAATGTCATGTGTTATCCCTACATCGGCCATATGTTTATCTAACCAATATGACTCGACATATTTGAAATACTTTTCGTTAGTATTAGTTTCAAGAATCTCATTTAATTTTTGATCAGAAATTTCAATTGGCCAACCTAATAATCTTTCTAATTGAGAAATGTATCGACTTTTGTATAAAAACAAAGACTCAGTACTTACAAAAACAGGATTATATTTTGAAAGAGCATTGTCAAAATTTTCTATAAAGATAGGCCATGTGACTTGCTGCCTAACTCTCGTTTGTTGATGACTCAAAATATTTACATCTCTGCTTATTACTGCTACTGTAACATCAAACCCTGCTTCTTCAGCAGTTTCGATAAATTCTTGGTATTTAGGAATCTTAGTGTTCTCGTCGGTCATCAATGGTCCATTAAACGGAACATACGGGCAACTTATACTAGTAAAATAAAAATCATGGGGCCATTTGAGGTCTTTAAACAATGATGGATTTTCCCAAACTTCTGCAAATGGCTCAAGGCCGTGACCGACCCAATACTCTTGAGTTAGTTGTTTCCAGCCTTGTACTTTGGGAGATTGACTGAACACTTTGCTCCACATATGATTGCCCGATCCTTGGGGGCCAGTTAAAATTAATAATCTTCTTTTCATGTTATCTTATATAAAAAAAATTAGTTCCATTATTTTCAAATATGATATTATCTTTGTTCGCGTTTTTATAAAAATTATATAACTTATTATATTGTCTACTATAATATTCTACAACGATAGAATGATTAATTTCCGAAAAAGGTAACATTCTTCGACCGGAGAATATCCTTGGTTGCGTAAGTTGATCCACATTACTGTCATCAGTTATGACTCCGGTAAATATTGCGTCTGGAAATTCCTCAATTAAGTTGTCTAAACTTTCCGTTACCTCCCACCCGTAATAAAAAAATGTAGAGTCTGGAAATTCAATTAAATTCTGTGTTATTGCCGATGATACTTTTAAAAACGGATCCTCTCTCTTAGGTAAGTCACTGTACTGTCCAAAATTAAAATAAATTCTGTTATCATCATTACTTACGGGAAAATATTTTTCTATTTTGTTCAGGATACCCAATCTGTTAAATCCTAATGGTGTGCATACAAATACTAGTTTCATCCTTCCTTAACCCAGGTGAATGTTAATCGTAAATTATCACTTAATGTTACTGGTTTGATAATTTTTAAATTATGTTTATTGGTAAAATACACGATATCGTTAAGTGTCCAAGGATACACCGCCATCTTAGGAGAGATAATATTTTCTAATACTGGATTGACCCTCATGTATATTCTTCCGCCGGGCTTACACCAATATACTAATCTATCTATCTGTTTTTCAATTAGATCAAAGGAATGTAAATTAGTAGACCCTAACGCAATTACAACATCATAAAAATTTGGGTCTTGCTGAAAATCTAGTAAATCAACCACAACATCGGCGGCGGAATTATATTTGTCTATCCCTGTTAAATTTTTTATTTTTCCTTTAAATGGATGGTATCCACACCCAACATCGAGCACAACTAAGTCGGCTGTAATTTCAGAGGCTATAACATCGTAATCATTAAACTCTCCATCTAGATGCGTTGGCCTCCAATACCCATTTTTTGTAGGGTCGGAATTATTTGTAAAATATTCTTTAAGATATTCTTCGTTGGTCATTTTGGTGCCTTAGGGTTATTAATATAATAAAATTTGTAATTAGAAGGGGCATCTGGGATATTAAAATTTTCAAGTTTTTGATTTTTTAAAAATTCAGTCAATATCTTATACTGTAATTCTGCCTTTTTATAAAATAAATCTACAAAATCTCCGCGGCGGCGACGCTCGGGAGATTTTATACTATGTGCTTTACGATAAGTCGCGGCGTCTATAATTTTTTGAGAATCAAAGGGACAAAGTCCTATCAAAAATTCTGCGTTGGGAAATTCTAAAATAAGATCATGTATGCACTCAACTAGTTCCCATCCATAATATATCTTAATTTCATCTTTAAATAATTCTCGATGTTCTTTTATAGTTTCTCTAATTCTATCTATTGGTAATATTCTGCGTTTTGCTGATTCAATTCTTCCCATTGACCCAAATTTAAATTCAAGGCGTGATGTTGAACCGATATCAATTACAGAGTCAATATGGTTAGCCATCCAACCCCATTTGGGGGATAATGGAACCACTATAAAAATAATCCTATTACCCATTATGTTTTTTACCCCCGGTGTGTATTAAATCTGTTAATAATATGCCTACAGAATTCTCTTTATCTAACCAATGTTCTGTTATAGGGGTGATATATTTTTTATTAGGGCTTTCTGTAATAAATTTTAAAATATCAGGATTGGTATAATCGATAGGAAAATCTAATACTTTTGAAAGATACTGCAAGTACTCTTGCTTGTAACAGAAAAATGTTTCTAAACTTAAGAAATGTACAGGAAATTTGCTAGGTAATAAAACACTAGTTACATAAAGTTTAAACTCATCAATTGTTTCATTTTTACGCAATCTCATCTGTTGTTCTCTAACGATCTGTTCATCTCTACATATAATTGCAATAGTAACATCAATCCCCCAACTATCTGCTTTGGCTGCAAATTCTAAAATTTTAGGTTGATATTTGATACTGTCGAAATTTGAAGGATAACTGATTCCAGTGCATATATGTTGAAATCCGTCAAACTGATCTTCAGTTAACAAATTAGGATAAAGAAACGATTCATTAAATGGTTCATCGTGATGCTTTAACCAATACTTATCTTTGAGATCTTTCCATCCATGCACATCGGGATGAATACTAAAGATTCTAGAAAAAATATGATTTCCTGAACCTTGGGGGCCTGCTAGTATTAATAATTTTTTCAAATATTGCCTCGTTATAATTTTTTATGGCGTTAAAGCAGATAGAGTTGCCTCTATCTGCGTTATATTACTTGGCGATACTAACAATCTCTGGTTTCATAACAGCGGTCATTTCATAAGCGTTTTTAGTCCACCACACAAGATTTTCTAGATTCTTCTTAGTTAACTTTTTGTCAAGCTGAGATTTAGCCTGAATAACTTCATCTCCAATTAACCAAGGATACTTGCCAACACGCTCTTCAATAACTTTTTGGCTTTCTGAATCAGCAATCATTTTCTTTGCGGCAGCAATTAACCGATCCTTATTTGGGTTACCTTTATTGACCCAAATAACTTTTTGTAATACATCTCGGTAGCTCTTAACTAGCACATAGGCATCGTAGAATTCACCCTTTGGTAATTTACCATATTTGGCTTTGTACACTTGCTCAAAACTTTGTTTGCCTACCGGAAAATTAGTATCTGGTTCAATAGAACCGGTTTTGTGATTTGTGATGCCGCCCGAATACCAAACAAACCCAATATCTTTGTCTGCAAAGTTTTTAGTCCACTCTGACGGATGTCCACGCATAGAATTTAATTCGCCGCGGGTGAATGATAGATAAATTTCAGCTTGGCTAATACCCTTAACATAGATAAACTTCTTTTTGTAACATTCTAAGTATGCGTTCATGTTAGGAAGTTCTCCACAAGTCAGCATTAACATTGACATAACATCCGGGTTAGATCCGTTTGAATATCCAAACTTAAACTTGTCTAGCTTATAAGGATCAATTCCTTTTTGAACAGCAACTAAGATTGTGTTGTTATGTGCTATAATTGGCTCATAATCTTTATAATTGTATGTAGTAGCACTATCAATTAGAAACGCCTCTGCTTGCCCGCCTTGTGAAAACCACATTGTGTTGTTATCAAAACGGAATTTTTCATGGAATTTATTTCCAGCAGGGATAGCTTTAGCACCTTCAATAACTACGGGAGTAATTGGTTCACCTAACGCCTTTGATAATTCAGGGATAACTACCGCCCACCATCCACCGTTGCCCGGGACAACAATTTTCATCTCAGCATGGGACATTACTGACATCATTAAAAATACAATACCCATTAACACTTTTTTCATTTTATATCCTTTAAATGTATTTGATTTTTGATTGTGTAAAAAACAATCCTCTAATAATTATCCCCACTGTAATCAGCAGTAGTGATAAACTGATAGGGCGAGTTAGCAAATCAGAAATACTGAACAATGTTAAAAACTGCAACCCAACTAATGCTATTTTATCTGCCAAGGCAAAACCAATAATGAAACTAATCCTACTTATTTTTAAATATTTTAAACTAAATCCAACAGCAATACAAACTATTAGGACGGCATAATCTTCCCAAAGCCCTGTGTATTGTACACATGCCCATACCAATAACATCACAGTTGGTGTCCCCCAATAGATGAATGGAACACGAGTGATTAATGTTGCATATCTAATAAAAGCAATCGCAATAAAGAATGTGACTACTAAACTAGTCATATACCCAAACGATAATACCGAATAAAAAGTAGTGTCGGCTAGTAGTCTACTACTGCCCATGTCTAATCCTACGACGGCTAGTAACGAAATAATAATTACTTCAAATGGAGCACCCGGAACACCAAATAATACCGTCGGTACAAATGCGGTGGCCTTGTGTGCCAAATTAGCACCTTCGGGTGCAATGATACCTTTGACATTGCCCTCACCAAACGGTGGGGATGGATTTTTATTAGATGCTACAGCTTGTCCATATGATAGCCATTCGCTAATGCTACCGCCTAGGGCAGGCAATGCTCCAACAATGGCCCCAATGACTCCACCCTGAAAACTATCTTTCTTTGAATCCCAAACATCTCGAGCGCCTTGTTTAATTTGTTCCCAGTTATTTTTTGCGCTTTCTAGATATACCGATTTTGATCTGAATGCTTCTAAAATTTCTGGTATGGCCATTACACCTGCCATCAGCGGAGCGGCTTGTATTCCATCTGCTAGGTATAGCCAGCCAAGTGTAAATCGTTGATCTCCGCTAACTGGATCAGTCCCAATCAGACCTACAAAAATACCTAATGCTAGTCCAATGATACCCCTAACCCAATAATCGCTACTGATCATTGTTACGCAGGCAAAGGCTAAGATTAAGAATGCTAGCATCTCCGGAATTCCAAATGCTAATACTAATCCTTTATAGTAGGGTAAAAGCATAATAGCAAGTACACCCCAAAATAGCCCCTGCAGAGTAGCACTAAATACGGCGGCACTCATTGCTCTAGCAGATTCTCCACGCCTAGCCATAGGATATCCGTCAAGCATTGTAGCAGTGCTGCCGCCGCCGCCGGGAATATTCAGTACTACACTAGCAAACAAATCTCCTACACTAGCCGATACCGACACCGCTACACAAAAGGCAACAAGTCCGTAAGGTTCACCTTTAAAATATTCTATAAACCCAAATAGAGTTAAGAGGGCAGTGGTAGCACCTGCTACTGGAATAATTCCAAAAATAAAACCGTATAATGTTCCTGCAAGTACAAATGGCAAATAATGTGTTAGCAAATCCATTTATTTCCTTTTATGCTTTTACAGTTTTTTGTGTTCGTGCTTGGTAAAGAAATTCTTCAGTTTCTAGTGTTTTAACACCGGTTATTAGCAAAGATACACGCGGTTCGTATGCGGCGTTAGCAGTCCAGTGAGGTACACTAGCATGATCAAAAGTATGAAATTCGCCAGCTTTCCATTGTGTGTAAACATCATTGCCGTATCCTAAAACTTGCCCAGGAGTCCAGTCATTTAACATAACTTGAATGCGGATAACTTTGTCTTGCGGTGCATCTTTCCATCGGCGGCGATGAAAAAAGTCAATATGGTATGGAAAAATTTGTCCTACCTTTTGAATATGAACAGTGTATGTGGTAGGAGCCGCAAATTTAAATGCATTAAACAAGGCTGTTACTTTTGGTCCAATTTCATTAGTTTTATTAATGATCGGATACCCGTAATAATCTAAATCAGTTTTATCAAAGAACTCTTTTTCGTAAGGACGAAATCCTTCAATCATTTCTTTATAATCAACTTTTTCACCGGTTGGATTATCTAGATCAACATTTACTTGGCCTTCGAGTAAATTCCTAGTTCCAAATGATCGAGATTTTGAAATTTCAATCATTTGCGTAACTTCGTCTGCCCAGTCTCCCTCAAATCTGCCTAAAACCTGTGCTCCGTCAAATCTAGGGTCAATTTTATTTTTATCAAAATGATAGTTGCTCAATGCCGTCGCTTCTTCCATTAAGTCTAATTTTTGTGTAGTCATGTGTTTTTTCCTAATGTAGATGTAAAATTTACTCTTTATTTAACAAATTTCTTCAAGAGTTAAAAAAATTTAGATAAATCACAAATTTTTTTGTCAACCTATTTAGTTAAATCTTTTTAAATAACTGCTAAATAACATTAATAAACATCTTATGGGATATTTCAAATGGCAAAAATTTATTTTTTCGTAGGCTATATTGGTTCTGGTCACAGATCAATGGCCGGAGATCTAGTTGACTTACTACGAACGAAGTATACACCTGGAACCATATTTGTTCAAAGTTTAGGAAAAGATCCTGCAATAGCAGAATATGGTACAACTCCAGCTAATGCTACATTGTTTGAGATATCAAACACGATGTCTTTACAAGAATCTGCCGAAGCATTGGTCTTTGACGGATGGCAAATCATAGAAAATATTCAGAGTATTTACAACCAGTATAAAGATACCGCAACTTTTATATTTGTAAAAGCAGGTACACCAGAAGCACAAAAAGAATTCTCTAGAGGAAAATTAAGGAATTTGACCACGGCAACTTTAGCAACTACTGTAGAACTCCAACTAACTGATATGGACAATTTTTTTATTAATAATGCGGTAACAGCATCGTGGAATTATGTTACTGCACTCCATATTTTTAATTCCGATCTTACAGTTAACACTACTAGCACTACCTCAATGCAGATGATATCGATATTAGGCAGTTTGTAAAAAATCTTCAATAGTTTTTAAATTTAGATCATCCCAGGTAACTTTTAAATGCCTGGGATGATCTACTTTTAAGCGTTCATTATTATCTTCTTCTAATTTATTCTTAACAAATTGTTTGTAATTTCCATTTGGGTTTTGATATTCCCACAGATCTTGTAAAGTTGCACCAGGACGCAATTGTTCTAAAGTTTCAACATCTTGGGAATATTGAGTTAAGTAAGTTGGCCGCAAATTAACCATCCTATAATACGCTGGAAACTTTGCAGTAGTTTCCATGTGTCGATCAACAATCGCAGGCATGTCTGTATCGATAAGAGAAATAACCTTAGCATTTGAAAATCGAGTCAACAGGTGCATAGGATTATCGTGTAATATCCAATGTAAGTATTGGGTTTCTAGCACTTTAGAAAATTTAATCATTTGAGAAGTCCATACTTCTTTATAAAAGAAATCCAGATCATCTGTGTTCCACCATTGCTCTATCCGTTCTCCTACTAGGGGAACCATTTGTGTTCCTACAATCCTGTCATAATGGTAGTGACTGATTGTTTTTCCAATAACATTGTTAGAAGAGTATACATCGGTAGGAGAAATACCATTGCGGCTGCAACTATACCAATACACTGAATCAAGTGAACTAATTCCTCGACCTAACCTGTGTCCTCCAGATCCCGGATTTGCTAAAATAAAAAGATAGTTTTTATTATCAACCATTTCGTTGTTTAAATTTTTCTCTAGCATCAAAGTATTTTTCTACATTTAATTTCCAAACAGTTTGATCTGTGTGAAATAAATTTACTTTTTCAATTAAGCAATCAACAATGCCTTGTCGTGCAAGTAGTCCTAAAACGCTATGACTACGACTCATTGACTCAATACCATCGGGATTGGACCAATTAGTAGTGATTACAAAAGTTGATGCCCTGTCTTTAGCCCAGTCTAGTGCTAACGGAATATGCTCGTAAAATGGAATAGAAGTCATATGGGTTTTACTTAATATTCCCAAAAGATTTTGATAATTTCTAAGAGTTGCTCCCCTAAATAAAATCCTGTATACATCGGGACCGACTTCGGGCAACGGGTGGCATCCACTTACACTTATTACAATTCCATCGCAATAGGTTAGAAAAAATTGTCCCCCGTTTTCTAAACACCATGTTAATCTCATAGTGTCAAAACTATTATTATTTTTATAGCCATGCAGATCGCAAGCCCGGCAGAATACTGCTAGATCATCTATATGGTCCTCTGAGAAAGGAACCGTTGTTAACCTTTTTTTGGATTCCATAAATCTATTTCAGTATTTGACCTGCCTAAATAATATAACGAACCTTGATGCATTACAACTTGATCTCCGGTATTGTACCAATCATCAAAAATTGATATAGGACCTTTTACATACAATTCACGGTCAACGATCTTATAACGGCACCAAGCAGTACTACCTAATAATGTAGAATTTTTAGGTGCGTCATTCTTATATACTTTAACATCTGTCAATGATCTAAATGTAGTGTTAATTGCTATCGGACCCACTTCACTCATACCCCAATTAGTCATAAAAGTAGCGCCGCGTTCAACAAACGCTTCGATAATGTCCCAAGTAACTGGATCAGCACCACAAGTTACCCATATGTTAGAAAGATCTAAGTTTTTAAAATTCTTGGTTAGCATTATGGCTTTTGCGTGTAGAGGCGTTATGTGCGTATGGGTATACCCTACTATCTCGTCAATAAATCGATAAGCATTAAATTGGACAATGTCAACTTGAGCACCAACAGAGTACCCGGGGAGAGTTTGTGCTAACAATCCGCCTGCATGGGTAGTTTTACAACAAGTATAAATTCTACTAGTTGAAACTATATGTTGCGCTTCTATTGCTACCTGGTTTGATGATATGAGTTTAGCAGGGGATTGAAAGAAAGTCTTTGGAGCTCCGCTAGTTCCAGAACTACTTATGGTAATACCATTTTTTAAAATTTCTTCAAAGTTTAGCATATTGAATATTTATTAGTTAACTACATACATAATAAATATACGCATGAACATCTTTACTCTTATAAAAAATTGGTTCCATAGAAGAAAACAAAAAAGGTTATTGGAAAAGCGCCTAGCAGAGCTTCGCAAGCGTGATCCATTTATCTACTAAATTATGATACTTGGCATTAATGGGCAGAATCATGACTCTAGCCTAGCATTAATTGACGGGGAAGAAATTGTCTGGGCCGCACACGCAGAAAGATATTCTCGTGTTAAAAACGACAATAGACTAAATCTAGAGATGGTTAAGGAGATGTACGAGTACGGATCTCCTAAATCTATCGTATGGTTTGAAAACCCCCTTACTAAATCTCTTAGAAAACTTTATAGCGGTCAACGACCGTGGTGGTGTGATCCAAAAGAAGAACTAGCCAGGGTGGGGTTGGGACATTTACCTGTAGAACATGTACAGCATCATCATAGTCATGCTGCCGCAGGGTTTTATACCAGCAACTTTTCAGATGCTAGCATACTAGTAGTAGATGCTATCGGCGAATGGAATACAGTTTCAATCTGGAAAGCAACAAGCTATGCTGGATTAGAAAAAGTTTGGTCAAAAAATTATCCAAATAGCATTGGGCTGTTCTATACCGCAATGACGCAGTACCTTGGACTAAAACCCAATGAAGAAGAATATATTTTAATGGGCATGGCGGCATTTGGAAAACCGGTGTTATCTGAGTATTTTAAAAGACAATTCTTTAAAAAGTTTGAAGGTCCTGACTTTAAACTAAGACATAATCTGCATCAAGGATGTCTATGGTGGAACAACATGAGCGGGGCTAGCAAATTTGATATTGCCGCAAGTGTGCAGGCTGTTATGGAAGAATATCTTTTAAAAACCGCACAATGGATTAAACAAAATCTACCTAGCAAAAATTTAATATTCATGGGTGGGTGTGCGTTAAACTGTGTAGCCAATAGCATTATCGCAAAGAAGGCAGGATTTGAAAACATGTGGGTCATGCCCAATCCCGGAGATGCAGGTAGTGCTATAGGAGCAGTGGCCGCAGTGGAGAAAAGACCACTATACTGGAAAGGCCCGTTCTTAGGAACTAATATAGATAGACCATTAGACATAGAGAATATCGTCAATGATCTACTCAAGGGCAAGGTAGTAGCAGTTGCAAACGGTCGAGCAGAGTTTGGTCCTAGGGCATTGGGCAATCGTAGTTTACTATGCGATCCTAGAGGAAAAGATGCCAAACTTCGAATGAACCAACTTAAAAAGCGTGAAGAATTTAGACCGTTCGCCCCTGCTATCTTAGAAGAACATGCGGATACATATTTCGACATGCCCGTAAAATCTAGTCCTTACATGCAGTTCGTAGCACGATGCCGGTTGCCCGATGATTTTCCGGGTATTTGCCATGTTGATAATACCAGCAGAGTACAGACAGTTAACCGCGCAGATAATGAAAACTTCAGGGCAATACTTGAACTTTGGTATGAAAAAACCGGTTGCCCGATGCTAATGAATACTAGTTTGAATGTAAAAGGCGAGCCTTTAGTAAATAGCTTAGAAGATGCTGTTCGATGGGAACAGATAAATGGAGTAAAAGTTTATTGACATTAACCATGTATTTAATTATAAAATAAATACTATGGATAGTTCAGGAGGAAAACCGTGGCTTCTCGGAAAGTTAATTTCAACTGGTCAATTTTGGATCGGGAAACTATTGCCCAAACACTTTGGTTACATCGCTTTGAATTATGCAACCAGTCAATTTTAATCTCTAAGTTTCATTCAACTCTTTCTAAAATTGTTAGAACTTATTTTCCTGTAAAAATTACAAAAGGAAAAGACTCGGAGGTTGAGTTTGGATATTGCTATGTAGGTGGATCGTACTACAGCGATCTTGATAGGGACAAACAACGATGCATCGAAGTTGTTTTTCTTTTTAATCCGTTTGAAGATAAAATAACAATGAGTCCGAGGAGATACCATCGTGTTTGTTATCTAATTGCTGACACCATACTACATGAAATAATCCACATGAGACAATACCGCAGGCGCAAATTTAAAGAAATACCTGCATATGAAAGTAAAGCAGAACTTAGAAAAAAACGAAACGAGCAAACTTATCTGGGCAATACTGACGAAATAGATGCATATGGTTTTAATATTGCATGTGAACTTATGGACAAATTTAAAAACGACCAGCGAGCAGTTATAAAGTATCTAGGCCAGGATCAAAAAGGATTACAGAGACGATTTAATGGGTGGCGAATGTATTTAAAAACATTTGACTACGAACACAAACATCCTGTTATCCGTAAACTCCAAAAAAAGATCATACGATATTTGCCCAAAGCTGAAGTTGGAAAACCATACTTCAATAAGGATTGGATAAACCGTTGACCTAATCCAAAATTCATGCTATACTTATAGTATGAATATCACAACACATTGCACTCAAATACACACCATTAGGCCGGGCGATTCTAATTTTATAATTCATGACGGATTAGTCCAAGCCCATCGAGCAGGAATTGAAATCAGTCAACGATGCCCGGAAAATTATAAAGATCTTATTCTAGAATGTATGCGTCACAGCTGGCTCAAACCTGTTGCTCATGTCCACGAGAGGGAACTTATTTTTATGGGTCTCACTAAATGACCTTAAATATGTCAATGCCAGGCACCATAGGTGGTGCTAAAATAGTTTTTAAGAATCAAAAAATGATGACAAGAGTTGGAATTGTAGGAATGGGATTTGTGGGTAGTGCAATCGCCGCCGCCATGGATCACGGATTTGGCGGAATAACAGCGATAGATCCCGCTAAAGGATACAATAATACATATAAAGATTTGTTAGATTGTGATGGTGTGTTTGTTTGTGTACCTAGTCCTCAAGATGCAGACGGTACCTGTGATACAAGTATTTTAGAAGATGTACTTGCTAATCTAGCAAAACTGTACTACCAAGGTGTGGTTATTAGTAAGTGTACAGCACCTCCAGATGCCTATGAACAATTAAACATACTGTATCCTAACCTAGTTCATGCTCCGGAATTCCTAACTGCGGCCAATGCCAAGGCAGATTATGCCAATGGTAGGTTTGCTATGATTGGCGGACGGGTGGGCGTTTATCAACGAGAAGCTGAAAGACTTATCCGAATTGGGCAACAATCTCTAGGCGAAAATGTAGTTCATTGTACCATAGGCGAAGCAAGCCTTGCCAAATATGCAATTAATTCGTTTATGAGCACTAAGGTTGTCTTTATGAACGAGGTGTATCAACTTGCTCAGGCAATGAATCTAAACTATGATAATATTGCCGGAATGATCAGAATGGATCATCGCATTGGATCGAGTCACTTACAAGTACCGGGACCAGATGGTAACTTTGGGTTTGGCGGGGCATGTTTTCCAAAAGACACAAGTGCAATGTTAAAATTTGCCGAACAGCACAATGTGGCTCTTAATATTTTAGACGCAGCCGTTAAGAAAAATACACTACTAAGGTTGACAGAACCTAAATAACTCTGTATTATTAATACAAACGGCAATCCTCTGCCTTAACATCGGAGAAAAATAAAAATGAGCGAACCAGTAACATATAATAACATAGACGACAAGGGATATGAAGAATGTAACCTAGCAGATGTTATCCGCTTTAAAATGAAGCGCGAAGGCAAACGCTTTTGGGCCGGCGATAACATTAGCGAATATGTAACTGAAGAACATAAAGATATCCTAATAAAAGAAGCCACAGAAGCATTTGAAAAAGTATTAGATACATTGCTTATTGATCGCGAAACGGATCCTAACTCAAGAGGTACAGCCAAGCGATTGGCCAAAATGTATTTTAACGAAGTAATGGAGGGACGATATGTTACTGCACCAGATGCAACATCTTTCCCAAATGATGGCAAAGATAGATACGAAGGTATGTTGGTTGTGCGTAGTGAGCTTCGTAGCATGTGTAGTCATCATCACCAGCCTGTTAGTGGTGTTGCTTATATTGGTATCATCGCTGCCAACAAACTTATTGGTCTTAGCAAGTATACTCGTATTGCTCAGTGGTGTGCTCGCCGTGGTACTCTTCAAGAGGAACTTTGTAATGATATTGCTAGAGAAATAAGTAAGGCCACAGATTCGGAAAATGTCGGCGTTTATATCGAAATGACACACGGGTGTGTAGAGAATCGAGGCGTAATGGCTCATAACAGTTTAACACAAACAACTGTGTTAAAAGGTGCTTTCTTATCAGACCCTGGAACAAAGAAAGAGTTTTTTGATAATATTCAATTACAATCAAGGAATGGAAACTAATCCAAACCTAAATACTTGTTGTATAATATAAACATTATCAAAATGGATGTTGTGACAAATGAAATCAAAATTAAATGAACTGAGATTAGAAGCGGGCATCAGCAGACTTCGCGATGAACCCAAGTTTATGGTTGCTGTCAGCAAAGAAGGCACAGTTATAGAACCACTTGATGGACTGGAAAAGTTCGCCGAGTTGATTGTGGCAGAATGTATAAACGAGATTGCCTACATTGGAAAAGCAAATGAAGTATTTGGTGATAGAACCGATAGGGGTGGGTTGAATCATATACTTTGGACTACTGAAACAGCGATTGAGAAGATTAAACAACATTTCGGAGTTGAAGGAGTTGAAGAATGACACAGACTACTGTACTTAAGGGTGCGTTTAATACTGACCAAAGTACAAAGAAAGAATTCTTTGATAATATTAAATTGCAACAAGAATTTGCTCCACGATAATGGCAAAATTTAAGGTTGCTTTTTTAAAAGTGTTCTGTTATAATTAACTTAAGGTAAAAAATGAAAAAACCCAAACTCAATATTCCGAACCGCCAGCAAATGGCACAACGGCCGCCGGCACCAGCGGCCCAACCGACTATGGCGCCAGCACAAGGAAATCGTCCCAGCATTATGATTGCTGTTCCGTCAATGGAAATGGTTAATGCTGAATTTGCACAGCACTTGGCCATGTCAGCCGCTAACTTAGTTGCAAATGGTATTAAAATTAATTGTGCGTTTAACATTGGTAGTGTGATCACTATTGCTCGAAGAAACCTAGTTGACATTTTCTTAAAGAGCGATTTTGATTATATTTGGTGGATTGATAGCGATATGAAATTCCCTATCGACACTCCACTAAGATTGTTAAGCCGCAACAAAGATATTGTAGGTGCAAACTATCGTAGACGCCGTTTCCCAAATCCCAATTTTACAGGGATGGTAGGAACCAGTGGGAAGTTTAGTGAATTTCAAACGACCGATAATAGTCCTGCAATGGAGTTGATAGATGTTCTGCCACATGGTGTAGTGTTAGTTAAGCGAGCAGTATATGAAAAAATACCGCATCCGCATTATCTACAGGAATTTATTCCTTCGCTAAATCTTGAAATTGGTGAGGATATCTATTTTTGTCAACAAGCACAGAAGGCAGGATTTGAAATCTGGTGCGATCAAGAGCTGAGTAGAGAAGTAGCACACATTGGAATTTTCCACTTTAACTACAATCTATCAGTTCCTAAATAAGAAAGGAACCCTATGTTATTTGAAAGCATAGAAATTCGAAAAGTATGTAACGGTGTCATAGTAACATTACGACACGAAGATGAAGACCAAGAGTATGTTTACGATACTGATCGTAAGGCAATCAAATTCATCAAAGATTTGCTGGACTCAAAAGGACAAGTTAGCACCACATCATGAAAGTTAAAAAACATTACAACATAGGAGATATCGTTTGGATCTATGGTATCAATTCCTTAAGCAATAAAGCTACGCAAGGAAAAGTAGTCCATTCATTCCAAATGACCGGATATGACGGAGTCTTCTATATTGTTGCTGTTCCAACTGAAATTGAAGATCTGTTAGAAGTTCGTACTTGGCATAATATTAGCCAAGACCAACGAGGACCGGTTGGGTCGTTTAGAGAAGCTGTACAAGACCCAGTCACTGCTAAAAAGTTTTTGTCTCGAGTTGGTATAGTCATGGAAGATGGTGCATTACATGATCCAGATGAAGAATATACTGGAGATGGGCACGACGGCATGGGATCAACTTCGGATGACTACGACCCAAGTCCCGATGAAATTCATGCCGCAATGGAACGAGCCAAGCAAAGTTCCACAATGCCCCCGTTGAATTTAAAAGACCATCCGCCAAAGCGAAGATACTTTAAGAAAAAGCCTAAAGCATGATCACATTGCCCCAGTGGCAAGAGATGCTAGTAGGGCTAATGCCAGATTATTTAAAACATAAAAAATTATGCGAAGAAGGTCCAGAATTGTTTTTAAGTTGTTATAAGAAAGGCAATTTCTGGAATGTTCGAATAGAAGAAGAACTGCACGGCACAGATAGAAACTTAATCGATACTTCAATGGCAGATAATAATTTAGCTACTCATATTGAATGGGCTATTGCCCAATTAGAAAATTGGCCCAATGTTCGGAGAACCAGTTACGACACCTGGCAGTTTCGAAAAAAACGGGATGCTGAAAAATTTTTGACGGTGTTTCATTTATCATGGGAACAGTAAGATGGCAAGTATCTGATGAAGACGGTGAACGAATTGTTAAAGAGATTCACAAAGTCGTAGTCCATACGATCAATATGGGCGATGTTGAGGATCCGGACTTAATGGTTGCGGCACCCATATATGAATGGCAACAATCTGACGCTGGAAAATTTGCAATGGCAAATGCTATACCAGAAAGTCCGGAATGGCGTCGAGAGCTAAGCCACTATCATATGGGATGGCGGTATGCAATCATCGTTGAGATGGAAAAGAAGAAACTTTCAGAGTTTTATCTGCGTTTTGGTAAACCAGATATTAAATAATACATTAACTAAGGAATAGTAAAGTGAATCCATTTAGAGATCAAGAAAAGTTTATGCGGGCATGTGACCAAGAGGTTGACAAGTTTAACGAAAAACAATATAATATGTATATTAGCCTTATACATGAGGAAGTTGGAGAGTTAACTGTTGCGGAACAAAACAATGACCGAGTTGAACAACTTGATGCACTTATTGACATATTGGTTGTTACCATTGGTGCTATTCATAGCGCAGGGTTTGATGCCGAAGGTGCTTGGAAAGAAGTTATGAGTACTAACTTTGCCAAGGTCGATCATGACACAGGCAAGGTGCGTAAGCGTGAAGATGGGAAAGTTTTGAAACCCGTGGGCTGGGTACCTCCCAATCTTAAACCATTTATCAAAGGAGAATAAAATGTTTGGTGCAAATTATACAGATGGCGGTATTTTAAATTATCGTTTAAATTATCGTTCAGCAGAAGAAATTAATAGTGCCATGGGGCGTGTCTATGGCCACATGGGACTAGCCGTCCTTGTATCAATGATTGTTAGTTATTTTGTTGGTACGAGTCCAGAATTACTAAAATTCTTTTTTACGGGTGCAATGAAGTGGGTAGTTATTTTTGCACCGCTAGTAGCAGTGTTTGGTGTTAGCATGGTATTGGGAAGTAATCCAAGCAAACCAATTGCCCAATTATGCCTACATGGTTTTGCGGCCCTAATGGGTCTAAGTTTTTCCATGATCTTTGCAGTTTATCAAATGGGCAGTATTGTTAATGCCTTTATGGGAGCGGCTGTGTTGTTTGGTGTGCTAAGTTTCTACGGATACTTCACAAAGAAAAATCTAGACAGTCTTGGTAAGTTTATGCTTGTGGGGTTGATCGCAATCGTGATTGCTAGTATAATCAACATATTCGTAGGAAGTAGTGTGGGGCAGATGGTGATCTCAGCATTGGCTATTATCATTTTTCTCGGACTAACCGCTTATGATACACAAAAGATTCGTGAAGACCTAAGTATTGAAACTAGTGATGCTGCCGAAGTTCGAGGTGCATTAAGTTTGTATATGGATTTTATTAACATATTCGTTAACCTACTACAGTTGTTTGGCGGCAAGAAGGACTGATATTATGTCAGAAATTTCCAGAGTTACCCGACAGAATGCCGAGTTGTATAGACAGGCAGAAATTAGAAAAGAGTGCGATAGGATGGAAGACCGACGGGTTGAAGAAAATCGAATAGCGGCACAACATAAGCACGAAGAAGAAAAACGAATTGAAATGAATCGATATATGAATCGAGCTGGTCAGAATGTAGATAAAATGGCATAAGGAAAACAGCGATGGGCGAAATAATTAGATACAGCAGTACTTGTGAAGTTCGGCAGGATCAAACAAAAAAGTCTATCGAAGCCGTAGTTCACGATTTTGAAGAGAAAGATCGTCTTACTGTTATTATTAATAAAAGCGTTAAACTTCCGATGAAATGGAATGGATATCTATACGAAGGCAGAATGGCTGGACTAGACTTTGTTAGCAACGGTCCAACTATTAGCCGAACACAAACAAGTTCAAGAGGATAAAATGGCACAACATACAAACTACTGGAGTTGCACTCCGTTCGCAGATTGGCTTCGCGGAACTAAGAAACTCAGTGCGGGCACAAGTGAAGAATGGGATGACTGGACAACTGCGGCCCAAATGAAACACAACTTTCGTTACTGGTTGGCGGAAGAAGCACTGGGACACATCCAAGATTTTGTCACATGGCCTGTAAGGAAAATATATGATATCAAGTACTACATTAACAACCGTTGGGTTAGTCGGACTCATAGTCTTACCGCTCATGCCCGCGATATTAAACCTGGCAACTGGCAGGATGTGGGGGACCGCTTTTTGCCTTGCCTATTCAATGAGCTGGTTGATTTTGTTGAGGTGGAGTTAGCCTGGTGGCATATTGTCTGGGATGAAGAAGCCCGTAAACAATTCGAGTCACCTTGGTATGCCACAGGATGGTTCCGCTGGCGCACATGGCGCAGTCCCGAAGCCGGACTTGCCAATTTGGAATGGCAACGACAGCTTCGTTGGAAAGAAGAAGAAGTAGGCAAGGACTTTAAAGGTCTAGGCGAGCTCACCCAACAAGCAGTCAAAGCTCAGGAGATCCTGGACTTGTATACTTGGTGGACTACTACCTATCGCAATCGTCCAGATGCTTATGATGCAAGTGGTTGGACTGAATACTGCGAGGCAAGCCGAATTGCCAACGGCGGTCGTCTAAGTTTTGGTGGAGACAAAACTCCTGAAATGAAAAAGATGAGCGACAAGGCACACAAGCTACTTCAAAAGATCGAAGCGGCTTATGAAAAAGAAGATGAGGCCATGATGATTCGGCTTATTAAGGTACGACATGGACTCTGGACATAATTGCGAAGAAACTAAACAATACTCAGCAGAGCACGATGCCTATTACTGCGAGTCCTGTAACAGATGGTTAGAGGATACTTGCGCCGATAGGCATTGTCTTTTTTGTAATAATAGGCCCACTAAACCAAATGACCAAAGTAAACAGTAGTCCTGAACGACACACCTTCCAAAAAGAAGGCGCAATCAAGCGAGCAGAAGAAAAGGGTGAAGAACCTAACCAAGCATATATTGACATGTGGGAACAGATCAAAATTGACGAAGCTAACAAGATTAACGATCCAGAATGGCAAAAAGACAATATGGAGTATGATCTCCGTGGCACCGCATGGATATGCGACAAAGTCAAGGGGTCGGATAACTATGCCCAAAACTTATATGCGGCCATGTGCAATATGCAGTTCATCAAATTGGATGTAATCCCTATTCTAAAAGATCAACGCTGGAGTGCCAGTTGGCGCTCGGCGGGCGGCATTGTTGCTGACATGCAAGAAAAAGGTGACTACATTGACTGGTACTGTAGCGGAATTGGAAACAAGGAAAATGGTTTTGGATTGGATGGATACGAGCCTACGCCAGACCCTGATGGACGAGACTATGTCCCGGAGGGGGTAGTAACTGACGAAATCCGAGAAGATCTAAAAAAATTGGGATGGGTTACTGTGCCTTGGGACGATGATGAATGACATAGAAACTACTGACCGTATCAAAAGCGTGGCCCTGACTCTCGAACAATGGAACAAAATATATACACAGATTGCTAAAGATTACCCATCATCCGTTTTGCTAATTCGAGAAAAGACGAAATCCGTTTTAGGATTTACCGTAAGACGACAGCAAAAATGGAGTCAAGATATAGGTGGAAGCTATTGTGAGGATTCAATTGCTTTGGATTTTTTTGATGCCAAAAAGAAGACCCTTTTCTTTCTCAGATACTCTGACTTTTTAACAAATTCTGGTAAAATTGATCTGCGACACCCTTGACAAAGTGGTAAAACGGTGCTATAATATATCTATATTGAAACTTAAAGGAGCAGTAAATGGCAACCAAATCCGCAGTTCGCAAAGTTCGAGTGACAAGCCAGCAGGTGCAGGCGCATCGCACAACCGCTAAAAGAGATAACAGCCCAAAATGGGAGGGTACCGAAACATGGACCAGTGATCAATTTACTAGGTTCTTTCACGGTGCTATGGGTTATTACCGTTTGGAAAAATCTGCTAAGGATTTGAAGCCCCTTATTATCAATTGGATGGCGGCGAACGAATATAGCAGAGACCAAATCCAAGCATTCAAAGACACTAAAGACACTCGGTGTAGTGGAACCGCCGGCGCTATTGCCGCATGTTTGCTTAGAGGTATGCCCGCTGTTCATCCTGGATTTAACAACGGTAAAAATAGTGCAGAATGGCTTAAGGCTGAAATTAAGCGTATCGTTAAAGACGGCGCTAATGACATTAAAGAAGTACCAGAGGAAATTGTCGTTACTGTCAAGGTTCCGGAAATTAGCATCCAAGATCGTATCCGTGAACAAGCTGGTCAGATGACTGAAGAACTGGACTATGCTATCGATAGCTGGATTACCGATCCTGAAGAATTTGATCCAAAAGCATTTAAGATGATTAATCTGTTGCGTGGAAAGAATGCCAAAGGTGTTCACGCTCGACAAATTAAGAATTTCTTTGAGTCAAATCTTAACGAGCTTCTTGAGCTTGCGAGTGGTAATGCCGATGAACAGTTGCGCGAAGGCTACAAGAATGTTAGTCGTAAGAATGTTAAAAAATTGATTGACTTCCATCAAAGCATCCAATCTGCTTGCGACCAAATTATTGCTGAAGCAAAGATTATGAAGAAGCCCCGTGCTAAGAAAGTTAAGCCGGCAGAGGAATTGGTCAAGAAGTTGAAGTTCCGTCAAGTAGACGATAAACTTGGAATCGTGTCAGTACCTCCGGCAACAATCATCGGTTCACAGTATGTGGTAATCTACAATACTAAGAATAGAAAGATGGGTATGTACATTGCCAAGAGTTCCGAAGGGTTGGGGGTAAAAGGTACAAGCCTTACTAACTTTACTGACAAGAGTTTCCAAAAGACTTTGCGTAAGCCTCCAGAACAGCTCAAAGAGTTCAAAGAGCAGAATACACAGAAGCGTATTGAAGCTTGGTTTGGTAAGATCAAGGCAACTGAAACTGTAATGAATGGGCGGTTTAACGAAGACCTCATTATCTTAAAAGTAATGAAATGAACAAACAACTTAAACAATCAGCTAATGGCGTAGAAGGATTATTGATTCGGTGCTTTGATGGTCGGTATCGGTTTAGAGTATATAAAGCCAATTTTGATTATACTGATTATGACTTGCGTCATAGTGATTTGTGTATCACAATAACAGATGAGGATGCTACTTTCTATTCAGATGACAAAGGCAATATATTAGATCACAATCCAACTACATTGGGAATTGAAGAATGA